GTGAATTTTAAAAAGGTAGTGAATTTTAAAAAGGTAGTGAATTTTAAAAAGGTAGTGAATTTTAAAAAGGTAGTAAATTTTAAAAAAAAGAAGTTCAGAAATTGACTTTTGTCTGAATTTGTTGTATACTTAATATCAAAAGGAGGTGAGAAAATTTGCCATATAATCTTAATTTCGACATATATTATTCAAAAGATCGTTGCGATTATATTAAATCTCAAGATTTGACAGGTCTATCAAAAAAAGAATTAGAAGCTATTTCTAACTATATTCTCTATGGTAAAGATGAAGATGATAGAAGTCAATTTGATAAAGGTTTAATATCTAAAGTTGATACTAAATTCTCTTCTTATAAAAAGAATTAGCCTGTTTCTTTAGAGGCCTTATTGGAATCTCCAACTTTTAATGAAAATCAGTTAATTCAAGGTAAATATATTTATAAAAAGGCTAAGCCGGAAATTAATAGAGATAAAGTAAAAGATGTTAAGGGCATGAAAGAGTTATGGGAAGAAATTGATTATCTATAGAATATTTATGATTAGAACACCGGTGCTAAGGATAAAGAAGATTCTACTCCTACTTTAACACCAAAAGGTATTTATTTTTTAAAGCATGAATTAATTGAGATGAAAAGAAAACAATATCCTTTAATGGATAGTGCTTTCCCAACAATTCCCCATTCTTTAAATAAAGCATAGTATTTTACTCCAGATTCAGAATATCATTTAAATTATTGTGTTTATCCTCGCGGCTTAATGAATGGAGAGCATGATTATGATTTTATGAATCCTAGATAGGATAAAAGAGTTGCGGCCGCACTTCCAGATAAAAAACAACGTTATTACATAGACTTTACTAATACAGAACATATTTACTAGTTAGTCCTTAATTATTGGGATTTAAAACTATCTGTTGAAAAAATTCCAGATTCTTTAATTAATAATTTACTTTGGACTCTTGATTTTTATATTGACAAAGCAAACTTGAGTGAGCAACAAAGACTAATTGTTGAAGATAAAAAACTTCGGCTTTCTAATTAGACTATTTCTAATCACTTACAAGAATCATTAGGAATATATCATCAAGAGAATTATGTTAGCACTATTTGGAATAAATGCTGCGAACTTATTGCCGCGGCCGCTGAACTTAATTATGACGAGTTTTTATGTAAGGACTATGATAAAGCTTGGAAAGTTTGCTCTTCTTGCTAGAAAGAATTGCTAAGGGATCCAAGAAACTTTGTTAGAAAAGCACGTTCTATTGATGGACTTACTGGCCGCTGTAAGAAATGTGATAAAATGATTAGAGAAAAGAAAAAGGAGGAGAAAGCTAATGGAAGAAAAACTAATTAAGTATTTGACTACTTTTCAACTTTCGGATTTAATTGGTTTTGCCGCAATACTTCAAGTCCAAGAAGAGGAAGATTTTAATGAATACATTGTTAATATTGTTGAAGCTTTCGCCGCGAAAAATAGAAAGATTAGGAAAGAACTTTTAAAATTGGCAAAAGATATTAGTTTAAATAATAGAGATTTTGATAAAGGTGATAAAAATGGCAAAGAAAATTTGTAGTAAATGTAAGGAAGAAAAAACTATTGCTAATTTTATTGCTACTAACTCTCCGATGTTTGAAGGAACTTTACCTATTTGCCGCGATTGTTTAAATTAGATGATTGCGGCCGCACCCTTAGACGATTAGTGGAATATTGTTGATTAGATTTGCTAGTGGGCTGATGTTCCTTTTATACCGGGGGAGTGGAATAAAGTTAAAGAGCGTGGTAAGGATGCTTTAAGTATCTATATGGCTATGTTTAGAGCTTCTTAGTATAGTGACCTAAATTGGCGGCAATATAATAAAGTATATGAGTAGCTTTAGGAATAGAATTAGCTTGAAAACGTGATTCCAGAAATTAGAGAAGATAAGATTTAGAAACTTCATGCTAAATGGGGCCGCGAATATGATGATGAGCAGTTAGAATACCTAGAAAATTTACATAAGGGACTGCTTAATTCCCAAAATGTTGTTGGCGCCTTAAACGAAGACCAAGCAATGAAGTTGTGTATGATTTCTCTTTTAATTGAGGAAAAAGTAAGAGCAGGCGACCCTGATATTGCTAAATTTTTAAAAGCATATGATGATTTAACTAAAATTTCTAATTTTACTCCTAAAGATGTAAAAGATGCTGATGAATTTGATTCTTCTGGTGAAGTCTATGCTTACCTTGAAAAGACAGGCTTTAAACCTAGAATTTATTAGGCAGTTAGAGATGAAGTTGATTAGACAGAAAAGAATATGCAATAGTTTGTTCGTTATCTATATGTTAATGAAACTGGTATTGCCGAGGAGATTGAGCAACGCATTCAAAACTTGAAGGTTGCCGCTGAACTTGAAGGCGATGACTTTAATGAAAAAGAGTTCAGAGAATATATGGATGAACAAAATAAAAAACAATTAGAAGAAGAATTTAAAATTGATATTTAATGAGGTGATTATATGGAAACGATACAATCACCATCTATGATTTATGAAGTAGCAAGTTCGGTTGTAAGAACTGTTTAGACAAAGTTTTTCAGAGACGGAATTGAAATGGAGAAAGGTGCAGTCATAACTAAAAAACGTATTGAAGAAAATAGAGAACTTTATGAACAATGGTGTGAATATTTTATTAATTATCCAGATATGTATTTAGATGTTATTAAAAGAAAAGATTCTTAGTTTAACTTGTTCTACTATTAGAGATTATTTCTAAGGCTTTGTATGCGGTTCGGACGTTTATTAGTTATTGCACCAAGAGCATTCAGTAAATCTTTTATCTCAATTCTTGCTTTATATCTTGCTTGCATTTTTAGGCCGGGGATTAAGCTTTTCATATGCGCGAAAATTGCGCCTTATTATTGTGAGATAATATAGAAAATTTATTTAATTGCTGGAACATCCTAACATCATTAATACTACAATATTAAAAATCCTAAATATGAATGTTGTGAAAACAGAAAAAAATTAATGATTGGCTCATGGACAATACCTAAAAGCTATTAATGGAAAATCAGCAACCAAAGGAGGTACTTATATGACGGAAGAAAAAATTAGATAGAAAATACAGGATAAATATGGCGATAAAGATTATGAAATTGTTAGTTTTTCAATATGTTCAGAACCTATAGTTATAAAATGTAATGTGTGTAATAATATCATAGAACTCGCATAGTTAACAAATCTTTTTAATCCGGGTAGGAAAAATTTTTGTCGATATTGCGCAGGAACTAATAAAGGAAATAAGTTTAGAACAAAATTACCTTTAGAAGATGCTTAGAAGCGACTAGATGAAAATTTAAGTGAAGAATACACAATCTTAAAAGATTCTTACTGTGGATGGGCGAGGAAAGCTTTAATAAAGCATTCTTGTGGAAAGATTTTTAAGTGTTGTCCGAGAGATTTACTTTATCATAGTCATTGTCCATGTATTAAAATTACTTCAAAAGGAGAAAGAAAAATTAAAGATTTTTTGGAAAAAGAAGGAATTACTTTTGAAGAATAGAAAAGATTAGCTTCTTTGAGAAAAGCTCCTTTTGATTTTTATCTTCCAGATTATAATTTATTAATAGAGTTTCAAGGTAGACAGCATTATGAAGCTGTAGAAAAGTTTGGAGGAGAAAAATAGCTTCTAATCCAGAAAGAAATAGATTAGAGGAAATTTAAAACTGCAAATGAAGAAGGATATGATATTTTTTATATATCTTATAAAGACCTAAGTTCTATTAATGAAATTTTGGCTCAACGACTAACTTTAAGTGTAAAATCAAATGATTTGAAATAATAAATATCTTATAAAAAGATAATGATATAGTCTAAACTTATTAGAAATAATAAGAATAAAGAAAAGTAATGAGTTCTTTAAAATATAATTGACCGGGAAAGGCCTAGTCAGCTAAGATCGCTCGTGAGAAAATAATAGAAATTTGGGATTTATTTCCATTACTTAAAAAAGAAATTGTAGGAGAAGGTAATTTCGGTGGGGACTACGTTAAATTAACATTTAGAAATGGAAGTATTTTTGATGTTGTAAGCGCTCTCAATTCTCAACGTGGCGGCCGCCGCGCTATGGGATTAATTGATGAAGTTAGAGATCATAACCCCGATGATATTAATAATATTGTCCTACCTCTTTTAAACGTATCAAGAAAAACAAAAATGGGTGACTTAAATCCATACGAACCTCATCAAGTTCAACTGTGGATGTCATCTGCTAGTGATAAAAACACTTATTGTTATGATAAAGCAATCGAAATGCTTGAATTATCAATAATTAACCCAAAAAAGGCTTTTATTTTCGGCTGCGATTATAGAATACCTGTAATGCACGGTCTTTTACCAAAAGACTTTTTAAATGAGATTAAAACATCTCCAACATTTAGCGAGAGTTCTTTTGCTAAAGAATATATGAGCCGCTTTGTTGGTAGTTCTAATGAAGCTTGGTTTGATTATGATAAATTTTTAAAACATAGATGTATTGTTAATCCCGAAACACATGAAAATATTAGAGAAGGAACTGACGCATTCTACATTTTTGGAGTGGATATTGCCCGTGTAGGGTGTCAAACTGTTTGTGTAGTACTAAAAGTTTATCCAACAGGAGATAATTGGCACTGCACACTAGTTAATCTCTATGTTTTAGGTATAACAAGTGAGCAAAAAACCTTTGACGTTCAAGTAGTAGAGTTAAAGCGTTTAATTGAAAAATTTAATCCAAGAGAAGTGGTTATTGATATTAATGGTATCGGCCAACCTTTTGGTGATGATATGGTAAAAGAAACTTGGGATAATGAACGCGGCATTATGTTGCCGGCATATGGATTCCAAAATTATGAAGATTTATTTACTCATCAACCAAAAAATTGTTCCAAAATTCTTTTTGGTATTAAGGCAAATGGTGCATTAAATAGTGAAATGCATTCTAATTTATATTCAAAAGTTTATTCTGGTAGTATTAACTTCTTAATTTCAGAACAAGATGCTAAAGTTAAGCTTTTATCTACTAAAAAAGGTCAAAGATTACGGCCTGAGCAAAGAATTCAAAGATTAATGCCACACGAATTAACATCTATTTTAATTAACGAAATAATGAATTTAAAACAAAAACCTACTGGTGTCAATAATCAGATAGCAGTAGAACAAATAAATAAAAGAATGGGAAAAGATAAGTTTTCTGCCCTCGAAATGGCTGTTTATAGAGTTGTTCAAATGGAAACTGAATATCTTTCTCATAGAAGGAATAGGGGGCTAAATAGGAAATTATCATTTTTTAGAAAAGGAGGTGCATAATAAATGGAGCAAGTCAATAAAAGAGATATTACTGTTTTTAAAAAAGCTTTTAAAGATATGATTGCATCTTCAAATGCGGCCTATGTTAAGAGTGATGCAAGAGAAGTTCGTCGTAGAAATCATAGATATTCTAAAGATGAAATAATTAGAATTGTTGAATTTGGTGATGCTGTTCAAAGAGCAGAATTGTCTGAATTTTTCTTTTCTATTAGTGGTCTTTATAAAAGAATTATTCTACACTATGCAACTTTCTTAACTTATTCATGGGTACTATCGCCGCATTTAAAAAATGCTAATGATTCAATTAAAGACAAAAAGAATGCCGCGGCTTATTATAAAGCATCAAGTTTTTGTTCTGATTTTCAAATTGAAAAGCGCTGTGCATTATTTGCTAGAGATATTCTTGTTAAAGGAGCATATTATGGTTTAATTTATAATGAGAATGATAGAGTAGCAATTCAAGACTTGCCTTTTGAATATTGTCGAAGCCGCTATAAGAATCGAGATGAAGTAGATATTGTAGAATTTAGTATGAAATTTTTTGATACTATTACTGACGATGAATTAAGAAAAGAAATTTTAGGGACTTATCCAAAAGTTGTTCAAAAGGGTTATTATGACTATAAACATAAAAATAAAGATTGTTGGATTTTTCTTCCGGCAGAAATAGGTGTTTATTTTAAGTTCTTTGATGAAAAGCCTTTTTTCTTAGACTTAATTCCATTACTTGATGATTTAGATGACTATAAAGAGATAGATAAAAAAAGAAATTTACAAGCTTTAAAGCGAATCTTAGTTCAAAAAATTCCTCATGATGGAATGAAATTAGTTTTTGAACCAGACGAAGCAGAAGAAATGCATGCCGGTGCAATAGAAATGCTACAAGATAATCGAGATGTTGATATTTTAACAACTTATGCAGATGTTGACTTACTTGATTTAAGTAGTGATGATGACGAAAAAACAGAAGTTGAAGATGTTCAAGATTTAATTTATGAATCTGCCGGAGTATCCAAAGAATTATTTAGTGCCACAACTGATTCTGGTTTAGATTTTTCTTTGAAAAACGACTTATCATTGATGATGATTTTGGGAAATAAATTTGCAAGTTTCTTTACTGCAATTATTAACTATAACTATTCGACTAAAAAAGTTAAATTTAAATTAACTATTCTCCCTATTAGTCATTATAATAGTGATGAATATACTACTAAACAGAAGGATTTGGCTGCGTTTGGTTATTGCTTCTTAACGCCAGTATTATCTACAGGTTTAGACCAAAATAGTTTAATTGACTTAAAGAATCTTGAAAATGATTTACTATCTCTTGAAAAAATCTTAAAACCGCTACAATCTGCGTATACTCAGTCTGGAAAAACAACAAAAGATTCTAGCGCATCTTCCCAAACGTCATCTATTACAACGATAACGGCAAAGCGGGAGGTGGAAAATAATAATGGGTCAAACGATTCAAACACAACTTCCAGCGAATCTTCTGAGACTTGATGTTACAACTTATGGAACAATAGAAAAAGTTAATGATGTGCTTTCTAAATGTAGAGTCCGAATTTTTTATAAGGGCATGAACAGAAACCGCACTTTTATTACAGAAGACTTTGCAAATCAATTAATTCAATCTCTTCCTTATACGCCGATTAAAGGTATTTTTGATTACGCACAGGAAGACTATGAGGACCACGGTAATGATAATTCTGACGGTAGAATTTATGGTGTAGTGCCGGAATCTCCTAATTTTAGTTGGGAAAAGCATTTGGATAATGATGGAGTAGAAAGAGAATATGCTTGTTGCGATGTATATTTATTTACTTCTCTTTATTCTGAAGCTAAATTAATTCCAACAAAAAGTCAATCAATGGAAATTTATCGTAATACTCTTGAAGGAGAATGGCGATTTTCTCCAGATGATGGACAACCATATTATCATTTCTTAAAAGGTAGTCTACTAGGATTACAGGTTCTTGGAGATACTACAGAGCCGTGTTTTGAAGGTTCTGCATTTTATAGCCTATGTAAAGGCGCGAATGAATTACTTGATTATATTAAAAATTTTAGTAAGAAGGAGGAGAAAAAGATGGAAATGAATAAAGAACTATTCAGACTTTCTGATAGCGAAAAATGGGATTGTATTTTTACTGCACTGAATCCTAATTATAACGAAGAAGGCGAATGGAAACTTGATTATAGTATTCTTGACATTTATGATGATTATGCTCTTTGTTTTGATAGAGAATCTGGTAAATATAGTCGAGTTTATTATACAAAGGAAAATGATTCTGTTACTATTGGTGAAAAAGTAGACGTTTATATTGTAGATGTAACTGAAACTGAATATAATGCTCTTGAAGCCATGAAGTCTATTGGCACTTATGAAGCTGTTAATGAAAAAATTGCTGAAATGACTACTGCGGCAGAGACTTATGCGGCTGAAAAAACAGAATTTGAGTCCACTATCGCAGATAAGGATGCTAAGATTGCTGAAATGGAATCTACTATTAGTACATATTCTACTGAGAAAGCAGACCTTGAAGCCAAGATTAGTGAAAAAGAGAACGAAATTTCTACATTTTCTGCTGAAATTGAGGCTCTAAAATCTGAAAAGTCTGTATTAGAAACTGAAAAAACAGACATTATTACTGAACGCGATAGTCTTGCAGAATTTAAAAAGACTGTTGAAAATGAAAAGAAGGAAGCAATTCTTTCTGAATTTTCTATTCATCTAAATGATGAACAGATTAAATCCTTTAAGGAATCTTTTGATAAATATAGTGTGGAAGATTTTGAGAAGGAAGTTTGTACTACAGCATATAAGTCAGACTCCACTATGTTCTCTAAGAATAGTTCTGAGCCTGATTATATTTATAAAAATGATTCTCAGACTTCTAAGACTAATACCGGAATGATGAGACTATTAGAGAATTATAAGAATGGAGGTAATAAGTAATGGCAATTAAGTTTTTTGATTGTAAGGGTTTTGGCCAGCTAGAGCCAAACCAAGTATGGTTCACTCGTGCTGGTATGATTGAAGCACAGTGCTTCCTAGATGATAAGAAATTTGCTTCCCATTTTCCGATGACTCCTGCTGAAGCAGAGAAGAAGATGATTTATGGCGAAGTTGGTGCATTTCTAACTGTAGATAAGGCTAATCATATTGCTACTGTTCCGACTAAGGCACTAAGTGATAAGGGTTATCCAATGGGTATTAACTACTCTACTGAAAAAAATTATAATCAGTTTACTCCCGGTCGTAGAAATTTCTGCATGATTTGTGGCGAATTCCTACCTCGTATTGGCTTTGTAGAGCCGGGCATGAGATTTACTACCAATACTGTTGGTTGGGAAACTACTGCTTCTACAGTATTTACTACTGCAAATCCAAAGTTTGATTCTGACATTATGTATGCAGATGTTAAGAAGGCTCTAGAGGCTGGTACTGATGTCTATGCCTATGTAGTAGAAGGTTCTGATGGTAAGCTAGTTCTAGGTGCGGCAGTAGCAGATGCACTAGGCGAAGTTTATACTCGCGTAGTAAAGGCTTATACAAACGCAGATGGCACTAAGTCCTTCATGTTTGAAGTAATTAATAAGCCAACAAAGTAATTAAGGGAGGTTGATAAATATGGCATTTGATAGAGAATCTATTAAGAATCTAGTAGTTTGTGCATTTAAAAAGACCACACCAGATCCTACTAAGTATTCTGTAAGTGACGTTAAGGGCGCTGCTTCTCAGGCTCTACATGAACTAGCAAGCGATTATAACTCTTATCGTAGAAATAAATATGATATTTTTGAAATTATGCAGGAATCTTATGATGAAGTTCTACCAAAGTACGTAGAAGACTTTATGGGTTCTTTTGCTGAAATTAAGACTGTAGCTAATGGCCAGAAGGCACAGTTCGTTCGTAAGCGTGGTAGACAGCGGGCTAAGCAGTTTATTACCCAAGTTGGTCTAAGTGGCGCATACGAATCCTTCAGACTAGATAAGGATACATTTGAAGTTGGCGGTCATGCAATTGGTGGCGCTGCTTATATTGACTTCGAGCGTTATATTTGTGGTGATGAAGATATTTCTGAATCTGCTGAAATTCTACTAGAAGGTCTACAGGAAGCAATTATGGGCGAAATCCAGAAGGCTCTAATCGCATCTGTTAATGCAGAAGACCGTCCAGCTAAGAATGTATATGTTGGTGCAGGCTTCGATGCAGATGCAATGCAAGAACTATGTGCAATTGCTCGTTCTTATGGCGGCGGCGCAACAATCTTTGCTACTCCAGAGTTCGTAGCAGCTATGGGTCCAGATGCAATTGGTCTACCAATCTTTAATGGTACTCCCGGTTATGCTGGTGCAACTCCAGTCTATAGTCCAAGTGATATTGATTCTATTGCAAGAACTGGTTATATTACTTCTTTCCGTGGCAATCCAATCGTTCAGATTCCTCAGTCTTATACTGACGAAACTAATGAAGTAACTCAGATGAATCCTGCTCTAGCTTATATTTTCCCAACTGGCGGCGAAAAGGTTGTTAAGGTTGTATTTGAAGGACCAACTCAGGTTGACGATTTCAAGGGCCGTGACCGCAATATGGAAATTGAAGCATATAAGAAGGTTGGTGTAGCTATTCTAACAAACCACAACTGGTGTGTATATGAGAATACTACTCTTGCAGATACTAGTAATTATCCAACTAAGTATCCAATTGGTGACTAATTGAGATAATTTAAATATAGATAAAAGTTACAATGGAAAAAGGGTGAGTGAGTTTAACTCACTTGCCTTTTTTTGAGTTAAAAGGAGGAATTTAATTATGGCAACAAGAATGGTAAATTTACAAAATATGGTTAATAAAACAATTGGTTTAAATAAACCAGAATATGGGGTTAAAAGAAAGTGGACAAAAAAAGGGCAGATTATTCCACTCCCCTTTGACACTGTTCAACAAATGATTTATGATGAGGGTTTTAGTAAGATGCTAGAACGCGGTTATCTTTATATTGATAGTATGCAGGATAAAATTGACCTTGGCCTTGAACCATATGGAGCAACAGAGCCGGAAAATATTAGGGTTCTAACAGATGATAAGATTAAAGATATGCTAATTAAGTATCCAATTACTACTTTTAAAGGAGAACTAAAGAAATACAACGATGCTCAGATTAATGCTCTTGTTAATTATGCTATTGCAAATGAAGTTTTAGATGCTGAAAAATGTAGTCTACTAAAAGATATTACTGGAATTGATATTCTAAAAGCAGTAGCATTAAATAGAGATTTAGCAAAGGCAGATAGAAAAGATTGAGGTGATAATAAATGGTTGAATTAATGACTGTTTATGATGCTTTTCTAGCAAAAGTTAATGAGGATGATTGGGCACATTGTTATAGTGAAGATGACTTAAAATGGTTCATTCAAGATTGGAGAAGTTTTTTAGATGCCTCCATAGTTTATTTTAAATTCCCGCGTTGCGGGCTTGATATAGATGAAGAGAAGCAATGTTTTAAAGATGAATCTTTTTCTAATGAAGAAGTTCAGATATTAGCTACTTATATGAAATGGGAATGGTTGAAAAGAACAATTGATTCTTGGGAAAATATTAAGACACAATATGACGAATCTGATTTTTCCCAAGCTAAGTTATTATCAACTTTTATTGAACTTAGAAAACAAGTTCAAACAGAAGCAGAAGAACTTCAAGCTATTTATTATCGTTCTGTTGCCAAACGACCTTTTCATTATCGTAATCTCGCTGGAAAGCATAATAGATGGCGGCGATAATATGGATAGTGTAAAGGAAGCTTATAAAGAAAAAATGAAAAAGCGGCTTTATGGTTTATTAAGAGAAAGAGAAAAAGATGGAGAATGGGAAAAATTTCTTGATACTATTTTAATTGAGCTTCTGGGGTATCAAGATGAATCAAAGACTATCGAGTATTACACTCTTTTAAATAAACTTAATGCTTGCCGCTATCTTTCATTTAAATATTATAGAAAAACAATATTTGAATGTATGAATTTATTTGATAGAGTTGATGTATAATGAGTTATTTTACAGAAGTCTACTTAAAGAGAATGAATATTGATGGACATAATCAGCAGGAAAGAACTAAGACTCGAAAAGAAAAAGAGTTTGATAAGTTATTCTTAAAGAAGACAATGTACCAATCACAGATTTATCAAATAAACGAAGAGCCGACGCAATTGATTGGCTCATTACAGCCAAATAAATGGAATGAAAGTGAATTAATTTCTAATTTGTTAATTTCTACAAAGACTAAAAAATTGAATACTGGAGATATATTATGCATTTATTAGAAAATTAAAAATGAAGAATTGAATAAGAAATGGTTAATACTTTTTGTTGAAGATAACCTTTCAAATGGTTATTATACTTATAAAGTCATTTGCTTAGATAGTGAAATAAATATTACAAATGAATATGGAGATACACAATTTGTAGTACCCGTTAAATTTATTAATTCAACATCTCAACTTGTTACTGATTATTTTAAATTTGGAACTAATGATTATAGAGAACCAAATAAAAGCGGAATCTTTATAACTAGAGATTTTGATTTTCTAAAAAAAGATGTATATTTTAATTATGAAAATAGAGGATGGGAGATTCAAGGTAAAGATAATATTAGTATTAAAAATGTTTCTTATACTACTATATCTGAAAGATTAACTCATGCCGCTGAGCCTGTCTCTTCAAAGGATATTCCAGTAAGTGAAGAAGATAATTTCTTCTTAATAAATCGATGAGGTGAATACAATGGATTCTAGTGTTAAATATGGATAGGAACATGGCAGAAACCTTATAAAGATTTGTAAGAAATTATTTAAAAATGAAAATCTTTGTAGGCTATTAGTAAATACAGATTTAGATCCATTAAATAAAGATAAACATCCAGAACAAATAAATGGAATGGAGTTATTTCAAAAAAATATTAGGGTAGTTCCACTATTAAGAGATGATGAACAGACTACTGAAAGTAAAATAATTCTTTTTTATGATTCTGGAGATATTAATTCTTCTAATTCAGACAATGAAAATTTGTCTTTTGTAATAAATGTTTACTGTCCTTTTAAAGAGTGGAGAATAACTGGTGATGATTTGCGGCCTTATGCTATTATGAGTGAAATAAGGAAATCTTTGCAAGATACTCGTATAAATGGCTTAGGAGAGATAAGATATGAGGGTTTTGAACTATCTACTTTAACAGAAGAAATGAGTGCTCATACTATGAGGTTTTATATAAATGCTTTCTCGTGATGAATAGAATTATGTTAAAGAGCAAACTTTTATTAATGCGGCATATAATTTTAGAAATATAACTAAAATTTAGCCGCTAACAATAAAAGAAATTTTAACTATGGGTAGATAGGAATATGAAAAAAGGTTAGCTCTTTTATTATTGACCGAAGCAGATATTATTAAGATTATTAAAGAAAAGACAGGAAAACAACCAAATCCAGAAGAAATACCAAAGCCTCTAGAATATTTATTATAGAGTGCACAATTAGATGACTCATTTTATTTAGAATTAAGAAATTGCTTTACTACTTTTATAGCGGAAGATATTTTATTGCTCCCAAAAATAAATTCTGTATTGATTGGCCCACCAGAGGAAAAAAGATTAATTACTGATAGTAATTTTTCTGATTTTCAAGAAGTTCTTTGTATTCAAAATGCAAGACCAGTCAAAGAGCCCCCTCCAGAAAACGAATCTGAAATTGCTCGTAAGTTCAGATTAAAAAGAGAAATGAGAGATGCTGCTAAAAAGAAGCAATAGGAGAAAAAAGGTGAAATATAGACTTTTACTGAGTCTATGGAAATGGCAGAAGTCTTTGGGATAGATTATCTTAATTGTACTTTGTTTGCATTTTATAGATTAATAAAGCGGCATCAAGCAAAGGAAAAGTGGGATTAGGATATACAGATGATATGTGCAGGAGCAGATTCCAAAAAAATGAAAACAAAATATTGGGGTGAAAACCTCGAAAAAGATTAAAGGAGGTAAGATAAATGGCTGCTGAAAAAAATCTTTTTGAAAAGTATGGTATAAAGGAAGTCGCAGACGTTACCTTTTATCGTATTGACAGACAAAAAGAAACTTATGAGTCTCAGCGTAAAATTACCGCGGCTTCCATTCTAAAGGGCGCTGTTGAATTAAAAACAGTTTATCCAAATGATGGAACTGGTGTTGGCGCAGAGGAAGGATTTGAGGCTTATGTATTTACTGATGCTGAACTTCTGACTCATACTAATTATAACTGTGATGATAGTACAGAAGAAAAAACAAAAACTGTTGTTTACAAGACGTCTACTAATCCAGAGAATGCAAAATTAACAGTTACTGCAATTGTTGAGAAAGCGAGCGACACAACTATTGATAAGAATTCTACTACCAATGGAGAGGAACAAGTTTCTCCAGTAGCAAACCTTAGTGGAACAGAATGGACTTATACTGCAACAGTAAAATATACTGTAAATAAAGACGGTTCTCCAGCAAACTCTGGTACTCATGAATATTCTTATCCAGAGCAGGTTCTAATGCTATATGCAAAGAATCAGAATCTACTAACTCGCGCTGGTGCTCGTTATCATTTTGATGGTGCAGATACTTATTTTGGTGACATAGAGTTTAATGACAATTTCTTTGAAACTCCCGGCTCTGATTCTAAAATGGTTGTAGTTGGACTAGCTGGTAAGTTTACTGAAAATCTATATGATGCAGAAGACGTAATGACTACCATTTCTTCTCTAACTGCCACTATTGCCGCTAAGGCATATGATGTACAATATTCTGATTATGCTGAGTTAATTGTAGAAGATGAAATGGGTTATTTCAATCCAGCATATCTTGGTGGTTCTTATACTAAGGGAGCAGAAGGTTCTGGCGAAGTTGACTTCTTTACCTCAGATAATACTTATACTGCTTGGGCAGAAAAGCTAAGCGGCGTAGACCAAGCGATTGCTAACTCTGAAATGTGGGGTAAAGCAGAACATGACAGTATTAATGATGCAATTGATGCTCTAAAGCAGAAGAAGCTTGTTATTGACAACGAAAGTGAGAATGGTCTAAAGGGTATTCTAAAGATTCATGGCGGGTATAAGGTTAATGATAAGTACAGTGGCAATGTAGCTCCAGAAGCTGGCAAGGCTGATACAGAATATGAAGAAAATAAGTATAATTATAGTGCTGGCGATAATGTAACAAGCAATTATTCTCTACAGAGTGTTCTTGATGCTCTTACTAAGCTAACTTATACTAATGAAGAAGTTATTGACGATCTAGCTGTTACTACTACTAATGGAAAATCTTCTAATCGTGCAATTTATGTTCGTGTAGATGGCGAAATGGATATGGCTGCAGGTGCTTTTCTATACATTCTAACTAATAAGAACTCTAAGAAACTTTCCTCTGATAAGGACGGTATCTTCTACTTTGTAGATAAGAAGGGCAATACAGTTTATTATCAAGATAAGATTTTTGCTGGTGTAGAACATCTAGCGCTAGTAGTAATTGGTAAGAAGGGCCTAATTTTTGTAACTAATCGTTGTGGTTATCGTAAGACAGATGCAATTGGTTGGGTAGTAAGCCGCAAGGGATATCCTTCTGATGAACACTGCAAGAGAATTGTTGAAAATGGTTTAATTCATACTGTTCCAGTTACAGTTAATGATGAAACTTTTGAAGCAACTTGCACAGTTTCTAAACTAGCTATTCGTAAGATTAAGAAGAACGTTCTACATTATACACCTGTTCTATTCCTAGATACTCTAAAGGTTTCTACTATTGAACAGACCGCAGAGGAAGTATACGCAACTGGTGGTAAGGGTAACGCTAATCTAATTGGTTGGGATTATGGTAAGAATATTACTCTAACTCTACAAGATGCTCTTTATACTCCTGCTTCTATGAGCGCTATGCTAGGCAATGAAGGCACTAACTTCGTTAATGGTGTAAAGGATACTAAGCATATTGATAGAATGGAAAAAGTAATTGCTAAGCGTTCATTTATCGTACCGGCTGGTAATAGTAAGGGTCTACCTTCCGAAGGAGATATGACTGCACAGGCAGTATTTATTGATCCTTCTACCATGAAGCCATATCAAGATGGTACTCCAATTGCTGAGGGTGAACTATTCTTAAAGTGGACTCGTTCTATTGCTTATGAGAATAATAGTATTGGTAATACAATTGAAATTTCTGCTGAGAAGTTCCCCGGCACTTACAAAGTTGTTGGCGATACTTTTGCAAGAAGTAAGACAACTGGTGAGGATGAGAGATTTATGTTTATCATTCCACAGGCTAAACAATTTTTGGTCGCTTAATTAGTAATAATTAAGGTAAGAGAAATCTAATTGCTGGAAATTCCTTAGAGCCAATAAAACTACAACGCAAATAGTAATATTAATCGTGAATGTTTTAAAAATTTATTGGATTGGAAAATCAGCAGCTATTAAAGGAGGTAATATGATGGGAATTATTTATAAATATACAAGCCCATCTGGGAAAGTTTATATCGGACAAACTAAAAGAACTATACAAGAAAGAGCAAAAGATAAGAATGGCTCTGGTTATAAACAATGCGTTATTTTTTATGCTGCAATAAAAAAATATGGTTTTGAAAATTTTAAGGTAGATATAATAGAGGAATGTGAAAATAGTCTTTTAAATGAAAAGGAAAAATATTGGATTATGTATTATGATTCTACTAATAGAGAAAAGGGTTATAATATTTAGGAAGGGGGAGGCGAGCGCCCAGATGTTTCTAAAAAAATATGCCAATATTCAAAAGAAAAATAGTTAATTAAGACTTATGATTCAATAACAGCAGCAGCGAAAGAATTACATTGTAGTATTTCTCTCTTAAGTCAATGTGTTCATGGCAAGAAAATTTCTTGTAAAGGATATTATTGGAGTTTTGAAGGAGAGCTACCTAAATTTAAAACAATGTGTAAAAAACAGGTCTATTAGTTTGATGAATATGGTAATTTAGTAAAAGAATTTGAAAGCGCAAGGAATGCTGACCGATATTATGGTCTTGTTATCGGAACAGTAAAACAATGTGCAAATAAAAAACAAGGAAGAAAAAGAGTTAATGGAATGATTTTTACTTATGAGCCAATTCTTGATATAAATTATTATAAGCCTTTAAAGTTCAACGACTATCCCAAAGGGGAGTAAATACAAAAGTATTGAAATGTTTTCTATCCGACAAGGATAAAGATATAGTCTCATCTTTATAGAAATATAAAGTTAAGATAAATGAAAATGGGAAGCGAAGTTACCATTACACTCGAAGCAGAAGGAGATCCAACGGTCTTTGATATGTCATTAACAGTTCTTCGTCCAGACGATGGAATTATGATGAAACTCGTTCAGTATGATGTAGTTGATAATACTGAGGAGAACGATGGTTCTACTATGGTTAAGGACACTGAAAACCTAAATCTACTTGACGATGCTGAAATGTTTAAGGTTAATGCAGATTCAGAGGACGATACAACTTATATCGGTGCAACTGAATATTGATGATATAATAGAAAAGAATTATTGGCTATTGAACTATTTAATTCAATAGCCATTTTTCTTAGTAATATGTGAGGTGAATGATTTTGGGTATTTTTGACCAATATGGTATTAAAGAAGTTGCTGATGTTACTATTTATAGTATTCATAAGAAAAAAGATGGTAGTGGAGATGTTTACTATGTGCCGGCACTATATTTAGACACATTAAAAATTTCTTCTGCTGAAAAAACTGCTGAAAATGTTTGGGCGCAAGGCGGTCTTGGTAATGCTCGTTTAATTTGCTGGGATTATGGTAAACAGATTAATGTTACTCTTGAAGATGCACTTTGCACTCCTGCTTCTTTGGGTTTATGCTGGGGCGGCGTATTAAGTTCTGATTGGAAAGATGGTCATGTAAACCATGATATGGGAATTACTTTTAATGATAAACACCCAGTAGAGAGACTTTCAAGAATGGAAAAAGCATTTTATCCAAGGGGAGATAGAAGAAATATTAGCTATTTACTTCCTCACATGAAAGATGATAATCTTTTAAATGATGAAGGAAATGAAAAGACAATTCTTTCTAAATCTAGTATTGTGGATGGTACAGAAGTAAATGGTTTTGGATATGTTAATAATAGAACATATAAATGGAGACTTGCAATTGAATCTAATATTAAATCTATTTCTCAAATTCCTAATAAATTTTTTGATATTTATGGTAAGTCTTATAAAATTGCAGATAAACAAACAATTACAGTTAAATCTCCTTCCTCTTCAAAAGATGATTTTAAATATGAAATTTGTTATAAAATTAATCCGGCTGAAGGATTAACTTTAGAAAAGCCAAAAGCAGCAATTATCATTGATAAGAGTGATACTGCGGCAGCGGTTACAAGTGATGACTATACTACACTAGAATCTCTAAAAACAGCTTCTTATTTAAAAATTAGAGTTACAAATGATGATAGATATTTAGCTTATCTTGGAAAAACCGCATTAATGGATACAAGTGCTGGAAAAGAAAATAAGTATGTAAATGTAGAACAATTCAAGGGTTTAGATATGTGGTTAAGATTTTCTAGTATTAATGAACTAATCTATTTCATTCTAACTAAATATGAAAATGATATTCTTTATATTAAATCTGCCTCTTATAAACCAAAAGATAATGAATCTTCTGATAACCCAGGCGCTGAATGGTCTATTTCTCTTGACGAATCAGAAGAAGCAAAACAAAAGGAAGGAAAACTTTGGGCTTATGTAAATCCAAAAACAATGACTCCTTATGAAGATGATTATTGGTTCAATCAAGGTGAGCCGTACTATATAAAATCTTTAACTATTGCACCTGAAAAGAAAAAGCTAAAGTCTCAAAGAATCACAGTTACAGCAGGACAATTCCCCGGTATGTATATGATTGTAGGTGAAACCTATATTAGAAGCCGCGATACTGGTGAAGATGAGAGAATGCAATTAAAATTCCCACTATGTAAGATTAAGTCCGATTAGACGTTAACGTTAGAAGCTGAGGGCGATCCAACTACATTCAATTTGGACGTAGAAGTTGCTAAGCCAACTAGTGGCGTAATGATGGAATTAACATCTTATGAAGTAGCAACGAAAATGGAATCTACACCGGAAGGTTATTATGTAGAAAAAGATGGCTCAACAGAAGTATTGAGTGAGTAAAAGGAGGGAGAAAAATGAATATTTTCGACCAATATGGTATTAAAGAAGTTGCTGATGTTACTTTATATTCTATTGAATTAGATGAAAATGACGATGAAGTATATGTTCCTGTATTATATTTTGATACTTTAAAGGTTTCTACTGTAGAACAAACTGCTGAACAGGTTTCTGCAAGAGGCGGATTAGGTAATCCAGACTTGATAATTTGGGACTATGGTAAGGAAATTACTGTTACTCTTGAAGATGCTTTATATAGTCCAGCAAGTCAAGGTATGAATTGGGCAGGAAAGCATGGTAGTAAGCATATTAAATTATATGGTACATTAACTGATAAAAGAACGGGTGAGCCTACTGCCGCGACACTTGAAGTTGAAAGCTATAGAGGCTTTTCAAGACCAGCAAACACTTATTTTTGGGAAGGCGCAAATTATAAAATTGTTGGAAAGAATGGTAAAAGATGTCGTATTGAGAATAAAATGCTTGGATATAATATAGAAACAGAAGAATGGGGCATCGCAGCCTCAGGTAGCCAAACTGGTGCATTAACTCTTCAAAAGGAAGTTGCTGATACTAATTATAACTTCGTTTTAAGTGATGAGATGAATAAACAAATAATTCCACCGGAAGAAGCTATTTATCAAATTGATCATGCTCTAAATAATGTTTATTATTTAGATAGAATGGAAAAATGCAAAGCTAGTCAAACTTTTGTTATTAATACAAAATCTAATGATTTACATGCTAATTATCGTTATCTACAAAAATATTCACAATGCGAGTTATCTGTATTTATTGACCCAAAAACAATGCAGCCTTATGAACCAAATACAGATGAGTTTACTCGCCGCAACGGTCAAACTATTACCGGCGAATTAAGAGTAATTAAACAGCATGAAATTTATTATAAATGGACAAGATCAAGGGCAATTGAAAACACTTCTCTTGGTCATCAGATTATTGTTGATGCAGTTCATTTCCCCGGAACTTATAGACTTGTAGGAGAAACATTCTCTCGTAGTAGAAAAACTGGTAAAGACCATAGATATCAATTTGAAATTCCGCTATGTAAAATGGGCGCTGAAAATAATTTAACATTACAAGCAGATGGAGACCCCACCACATTTAACATGACGCTCAAAGTTCTTCGTAGAGAAGATGGTGTTATGATGAAACTAACTCAGTATAGCGTTGAGGAAGCTAAATATGATGGATATGTTAGCGGTAGTACTAATGTAACTCCTAAAGCTGAGGTGGTGACAGAAGACCCTACTATTGGGTCTGATTAACGATAAGATTACTTATCAAAAAGAGTATATAGAAGATTTGAAAAAATCAAGCATTAAGATAATCTCCCCTGCTTCTGGTAGTTACTATGAAGTTGGAGAATATATTGAATCTGCTTTAGCCGCGAATGGTGATAAAAGTAAATTAGTTGTAAGATAGAGTACTACAAATAATAAACAATATAAATTAAGAAAATATACTAATGGGGTTATTTCAAATCCTGCTGAATATAAAGAAAATGGAAAGATTTATCAAGAGAATGGAACTACCACAATAAAAAATCTTCCAGATTCTCAATATAGTGTTAAATTAATAGAGAGGTGAGAAAATGAACCTGTTTCAAAAATATGGTATAAAAGAAGTTGCTGATGTCGTATTTTATAGTATTAACGAAATTGGCGATGAAGTATTTTATACCCCTGTTTTATATTTAGATACTTTAAAGGTATCTACAATTGAAAAGACCGCAGAAAAAGTTGATGCGCGAGGCGGTTATGGTAATAAGAAACTTATTACTTGGAATTTTGGTAAAGATATAGTTTTAAATTTAGAAGATGCTTTATTTTCTCCTGCGAGTATGAGCATGATATGGGGAGGAATGCTTGAATCTAAATTGTCTGATTATACAAATGCGATTGTTAAATGTAATTTGGCTAATAAATATGGTCTTCTACATTATTCTATTAAGGCTTATCCTTCTCCCGCGATGACTGACGGAGAATGGGAAGTGGTCTTTAAAGCAGCAGAATTAATCGGACTAGATTCTGGTAGTGGAAATAGTAATAGTACAAAGTATACTTATCCTTCTGATTTAGTATCATAGGATAAGAAAAATATTGAAGAAAATAGAATTACTTTGGTAAAGAAGTATTTCAAACGCAAGCAAGAAATTTCCGATACCAATGGAGAATATAATGGTGGAATGCCGACGGAAGTTATTCAAAAGATTATGACACAAATTGATACTCTTGATAAAATTGGATATATTAAAACAGATATTCATGATTTAGAAGTTATTGACAGAATGGAAAAATGTATTGTAAAAGATAGAAATGGTTTAGCTATTAGTGCCCAAAAATAGAGAGAAAATCTATTTAGATATTATGCTGATGATAGAACTTCTTCTTATACTATTTTTTATGATGCAAAAACGATGTTACCTCTATTACCTGTGAATAATGGCTTTATAGGAACTGTAAAAGAAGATAAAATTATAGATATTGGTTTAAATAAAACATGGTATTTTTCTAATTTACCAACTAATGTTCTAAATAAAATTCCACAAAAACTAAAAGAAGAAACTAATCAAGAATATCAAAACAGACTTAATAATTTGGGATTAAATTTAAAAGATTTTTGGAAAGATTTTTGGGAGTTATAGCACTGTGAAGAATTAGACCAAAAAATTCGTCAAGGATTAAGCAATTATGATGATTATGAAATTCTTACTATGGAGTCTATAAATAATGGTGGATAGGACATTGGCGTTAGATTTGATATTTTAAATTCAACTGATACTTCAAAAAACCAAATGACTATTCAAAATATTAAGGTAAAAGTAAGAGTTTATGATAAACAGACTGATATTTTCAAGATTAAAATTGGAACAGTTTATTATAAATGGACTAGAACTGTTAAATATAAGGAAGATGAAGATGACGGTATTCTAGGTAAAACTCTAGTAATAGATGCAGATACTTTTCCAGATAATTATAAAATTGTTGGAGAAACCTATATTAGAGAACAAAAGACTGGAAAAGACCAACGTTATCAATTTACGATATTTAAAGCAAATGTTTCTAGTGATACTAATGTTACACTTGAAGCAGAAGGCGATCCAACGACATTTTCTATGAGTATTGATGTATTAACTCCACCTAATGATATTATGATGGAATTTAGACAAATAGATGTAGAAGAGGATAAATATGAAGGCGGCACTAGAATTGTTCCACAACGTTCTAAATATACTTATACTCCTACAAATATTGAAATGCTTGAATCTGTTGATGTTGATAATAGTGAAATTTATTAATAAGTTTAATAAGGTAGTCGTTCGCGGCTGCCTTATTTTATTATAGATTTTATTATATTTATTACTTTAATACTAGAATTTAAAGGAGGTGAAGTTATTGTTAGATTATCGTAATATTGGAGTAAAAGAATTATACGATGTGACTATTCGATTAAATAATCCAGTTGATATTGCTGGAAAAAAATATGATATGAATGAAGCTATTCTAGTTTTTAAGACTGCTGAACTTGCGTAGATTACCGAAAATAAAACTAATGTATCTGCAAAGGGCGGCTATCATAATCCGGCATTAATCAATTGGGAAACAGATAAGGAAATTAATTTTGGTATAACTCATGGTATTTTATCTCCTATTGGTTGGTCTATTTTAAGTAATTCAAATATTGAATCTTAGAAGAATAAATCAGTTAACTATCGGGAGATTTTGAAAACTATTGACGATGAGGATTATTGTTATATTGATTTAAAGTATTGTCCTAATCATTGTATTGATAGAATGGGTATTCAAGGCAATCCTTGTAATGAGCCATTGCCAATGGGGCGACGACCAGAATTGATGTTAAAGCCATTGCCACCAAGTAAAGAAAAATATATTTTTTGCTATGATGGTGATACAGGACTAAGAATCCATGAATTTGAAATTTACTAGAATAGAATTTTCTTTAGATAGAATTATCATTCTGTAATGGTAGATTATACTTTTAATTATGATAGTGAAATAAAGACGATTCAAGTGGGAAATAGACTATTTAATGGATTTTTAAGATTAGATGGAAAAATGAGTGTAAAAGATGAAAAGAGTGGAGAAGTCTCGACTGCAATATTGGAGATACCGAAAATTAAGTTATCATCAAGTTTGTCGTTGCGGCTTGGTAAAAATTGTGATGAAGCTGTTGTTAGTGATTTTTATTTTACTGGCTATCCGGATGAGAATATTCGGAGAGAAAAACAATAGGTTTGTTAGATAACTTTTTTGGATAAAGAATTGACAGGAGATTATATTTAAGCGGTGTTTCAAGAATGGAATATCGCTTTATTTTATTTATGGAGGTGAAGAGTTATTAATATTGTAAAAGGCAAAGTAGTTCCTTGGGCATCTGGTATGAAAGATATAAGAAATAAAAAATATAGGATAAAATATTTTTATTTAGAATCACCGGCAAAAAATAATGATAATTATTATGAAGGATAGGAAATAATTAAAGAGGAATATAATTCAATGATCCCATCTTTTAAAACCAAAAACAAGAACTAGCAAAAAAAATAGATTGAAAATTATTTAAAGGAAAAAAAGAAAAAAGCAGAAGACAAAGAAATATCTATTATGCATTTACACGAAGATTATAGGAAATTAACAGATAAAGAAAAGGTAAAATTATGGACAAGGGTTTTTTTAAAAATTGATTCAGATTTTCCAAATAAAATAAAAAAAATGAAACCAGTTGATTGTTTTTCTTTATTAATAAGAAGCGTAGAATTTTATAATAAATTAAAAGCTTCAAATAGAGAAATCTTTAGCCGCCATAATTTGTTAAATATATAGGGATAGACTTTATCAAGAGATATAGATAAAAAAATGTTTAAGACAATAAATAGTTTTTTTTAGAAAAATTTATAGAGTTTTATAAAAGAATTTAATACTATAACAAATCAACAAATAAAGGGTCTTGAAACTATTAATACTGTTTCTAAAAAATTTAATTATTCTTCTAGTTATAAAATAGCTGCATCAACTTTTTCAAAAAAGATAAGAGATGAATTGAGAGAGATGATGATTGAGTATAATAATAAAGTTAAAAGAGAAGAAGATAAAAAAACAAGCATTTAGCTTATGGGAGCAAGTAATGAATATGCTTTAGAAATATATTTAGAAGGTGCGGAAAATGAGTTATATAAAAATCAAAAAAATATAAGTAAAGAGAATAAAATAGATAGGCAATATAGAAATGAATTAATAGAAAAAACAATAGAAGTTTTTAGTAAAGTAATTAAAAGTTTTTCTCCTCCAGAGGGGAGTTCAGGAAATTATATTCTAAATTTAAAAGGTTTAGGAACTTTAACCTTAGATCATAATACAATGAGATATCTTAAAACGTGTGCATTAAGATATATTCAAGGAAAGGGTGTAGAAAATAATTTTAAAAAATTTTTATCAAATTCATCAGATATTGTGAGAACTTTTAAGGCAGCAAATTCAAACGCCTATATTTCCGGTCTTCTTGGTGAACTTTCTGCTGCACTTGCTTTTAATGGATAGATGATTGGTAATCTATATTCTAAAATAAAAGGTGTTAATTATGGACAAAGTGCAACTGATATATTAGTTCAAGGTAATAAGGACAATCCGGAAAATAAGAATACTATAGCATACAGTGTGAATGTAAAACATTATATAACAAACGATAACTCGATAACTTTATATAAAACTAATGATTTTTTAGATTTAAGTAGTCCATATATTAAAAAATATTATTCAGAAGAAGAAATAAAAATAATGAAATGGGCTTATACAAATAGAAAGTTTTTACAAAAAATGGCAGGAATTAGTGCATTAGATTATATGAAAAGCTATACTTGGGAGAACTTCGCTTCATTTTTACGTGTAGAAGATCATTTTGACCAGAATATTTCAAACTTATTTTTTCAATTGAATAATTAGATTTTTCCATTATCTGTAATTTATTCTAAAGTTATTGAAAATGCTCACGAAGCTAATAATATTAATAAAGATTCTCTTTTTGATTTTAAAATTTCTAAAGTAAAAGATAGCATTAACTATTTTTTCAAAGATGAATAGGATTTAAATAATTCAATTATTTCTACTAGTCAATATTTATCTGAATACAAAATTGATGAATTACATGGTAATAATACTATGAAAGTAAAAATGAAGGGATTATCAATTAATTTAGTTAAACTTAATTTATTTAAAGAGGTGAAATAAAAGAAATGAGTAATACAAAAAATACTCATGTAGAAAGTATTGTTGCTAAACTTAATATTACTGATGTTATTAATAAAGCAGAAAAAATGAATGCTGAATTAAAAAAAGGTTTAGATTTATCATCTTATAAAGCAGTAGAAAAAGAATATGATAAACTTGTTCAAGCTTCAAAAGTTTACTAGCAAGCAATGTCTAAATCTTTAGGTACAGATGCTTCACTTAAAGATGCTTAGGCGGCAATGAATAATTTCTATAAAACATTATCAACATTTAGCGCTACTACTAGCCGAATGATTAATTCAGATAATTTCAAATTCGACTTAGGAATATCTGAATCGTTAAAGCAAGAAGGAAATGCATTAGAAACAAGATTAAAAGAATTACAATCTAAAATATCTAATTTTAAATCAGAAGTTTCAGATAAATTAGGTAAAAAGATAAATTCTACAGAAAAAAATAATCTTATTGAATCTGTTCTAAATGAAGAAGCTTTCAATTAGCAAGCAGACGCTTATTTAAAAAATTTAGATGAAAAATATGACGAAATTGATAAAAAAATTAAACAAAGACAAAAACAATTAGCTGATGACGTAAGCTAGATTTAGTCTTCTACTTTAGGAGAACGAATTGATGCATATGGCACTACTAAACAAAAAAATGATTATTTTACTACAAAAGCTAGATTAGATAAATATCAATAGTCTTATAACAGTCCAGAAGACTTAAAAAGACAGTTAGAAGAAATAAGGAAAGAGAGAGAAGCTTATCAAAAACAAATTGAAAGTCTTAATCAATAGAAAGGAAGTAAATATAGCGAAGGAAAATTAGGAGAACAAGATAAACGAATTGCCGCAGCTGAGAATCAACTAAAAAAAGCCATAGAATATCAAAAACTATAGCCGCAAGTAACAAAAGAAATAACTCAAACTTTAATTGAAAGTTCAGATGAAGTTGTTGCGGCGAAGAAAGCTTATGAAGAAGCTTTATTAAAACTCCAATCTTTTGAAAGTGGGCTATCAAAAGGTGATAAAAGAAAATCAAGTATTAAACAAAGAATTTCTTCTTTAAAGCAAAACGTAGTTGCTTCTCAAAGCGAATTAGAAAAAGCAAGACAGAATGTAGTAATAAAAGATTCTAAAATTAAAGCTGCTACGAATGAAAGAATGGCAGAACTTGGTTATGGTAAAACTGCTACTGTAGCTTAGGCAAAATCTAATTTAGAAGAATAGAAACAAGAAAAAGAAAGAATGCTTGCTGTAAATGCTGAAAATGCAAAAATACAAGAATAGATAGATGCAGCACAGAATTCTATTGAAGCTGGAAAACAAATTGAGAAAGATATTAGTAAAGTTTTAACTCAATGGGATGTAGCAGATTCAAAACTTATGGAATTGATTACTGCAATGGAAACATCTGCTAATAATGCTATAGAAAAATTAAAAGAATCTAGTGAAAAAGATATTCAAGCTGATTTAGAGGACAAGCAAGATGTTGTAGAACAGCAGGAATCAATAAAAAATGCAAGACGTATTGTTGGCGAAAATGCTCCCAATATTAATGCTGAACAAGAAGTAATTAATGAAGATACTGCAAAATGGACAGAACGAGTTGCTAAATCTACACAAGAATTAACTTCGAGAAGAGAAGCTTTAAATGAAGCTAATAGTGACTTAATTTCAACAGGAGATTTACAAAGAGAACAAGATTAGAATTACATAGATGATGCTAAAGCTGAAAAACAAGAGACGGATAACTTAATTAATTCTTTTGATAGACTTAAAGATACTTTAACAACTTATTTATCTATTGGAGCAATTTTTGGTGGATTAAGAAAAGTTATTAACTAGACATGGGAAGATACAAAGAATCTTGATTAGGCTTTTGCATCAATTGCAATGGTCACTGATTACTCAGTAAAAGAAATGTGGTCTAGCTATGATTAGTATTCTGAAATGGCCTAGAAATTAGGACAATCTACGGAAGACGTAATTAAGTCTAGTGCATTATTCTATCAGTAGGGTAAATAATTCATTTTTTATATGGATGGATTAATCTATTAAACAAAATAAAGTTAAAAATGCCTTAATATTTAAACAACTATTAAGAAAGAATTGCTCAATTTGATTTATAGCATAATTTTATAAAAGAATATCCAAGTTGTACTCGTGCAGCGAAAGAAATGAATGTAACTTATCGAGCAATTTCTAGTGCAGCGGAAAGGAGCAGAACTAGTTGTGGATATTTCTTGGAATTTGTTTAATATCTAAGCTCTAAAACATTTTGAATTGCTGGAAGGCTTTAAAATGCTAATCAGCAGCGAATAAAATCGTTCAACGACTATTCCTTTTCAAAGGGAAGTAGGATTAAGTAATCCGAAGTAGAATGACCTTTTAGGTAAGATATAGTCTTAACTTTATTGAAAAATAAAGCAGTTATAAACGCATTAAAAAGTAACTTTTTTAATGGAAAACATTGTTAGACACTACAGAATCCTTAAAATTAACTGAATCAACAATGAAACTTGCTACTCTAGCCGGTGCAGATTTTGAAACTGCAACAGAGCAAATGACGAGTGCTTTGCGCGGATTCCATATGGAAATGGATTAGGGTAGTCATATTACCGATGTATATAGCGAACTTGCAGCAAAAGCGGCGGCAGATGTAAATGGTATTGCTTACGCTATGAGTAAAACAGCGTCGATTGCTTCGAGTGCTGGTATGGCCTTTGAGACAACATCAGCATTCTTGGCGCAAATGATTAATTTTAGTCCCTTATAATAGTAATATTATATTGAACTGCGAATATGCGGGGAACTCCTAAGAGCCTTTAATACCAAATTATTATATAATGGCTTAACTAATCATTAAGGTATGGTAAAAAGTTAAAGGATTGGACAATCCGCAGGGAATAAACTTGATTTTTCTTATATTTTATGTATAAAAACGCTACCATTTATCTCGATAGAAAATATGAGAAATATTTAGAGTTTAGTGCCCTCAACGACTACCAAGCAGTATCCTATTGAGGATAATGGTATAGTCTACTCCGACTATTAAATTAGTGTTAAAGTATCTTGAAAGAGACGGTAGGTAGGTGAAACGACGCAAGAAGCTCCTTCTATTAAAATTTAAATAATTGACTCAAGAAAAGTCTAAAAATATATACAGATATTAATCCAAGACTTTTGAGACAAGCAATTAATAGAAAACAAAAAACAGTTATGAATAAAAAATATTCATTAACAATTTTGAGGGCGCATAATAAGTAATTATTATGTGAAATGCATTGAATTGACGAGGAACCCCTTAGAGCCTTTGCTACTAAACCGTATTAGTAATAATGCGGCGGCGAGAATAATTACCTCGGTACAGTAAAAAAGCAATGGATTGGGCAATTCGCAGCCAAGTCCCATCTATGTGATGGAAACAGGTTCAACGACTATCGGGATTAGCTCCGTTAGGCTACCAAGTGGGGCCGAAGTAATGCGCTTCTCTTAGAGAAGAAGATATAGTCTGACCTTATAGGGAAACCTATAGCAGCCTTTGTGGCGGAATAGATTAACGACCTATTCGAACATACGTGGAAAACATTGGTACCGCACTAAAGACAATTGAATATTATGGTTGTCTATAAATCTCTCTAATTGCTGGGAACTCCTTAGAGCCTATTAAACCAAAACAACTTGAAAAGGTTGATATATTGTAAAATTTTATAATATATGGTAATATATATATATAGGATTGGACAATCAGCAGCTAAATTGCTAAGGAGGTTTATAAATGAAAAAACAAATAATTTTAGATGGTATTACATTTGATTACTATATTTATTCTGATGGTAGATGCCAGAATATGATTTAAATAATAATTTAATTGTTATTTTTCCGAGTCAAAGTGCTGCGGCAAAAGACATTGGAGTATCAACTGGATCAATTAGTAATGCTGTTAATGGAAAATGTAAAACTATTAAAAATTTTATTTGGAAGAAAATCTCTAAGCAAGAAGTTCAACGACTATCCGTGATGAATGTAACGGAGTAAAACCTTTAGGTTTAAAATGGGAGACATTATTAATAATAATGAAGATATAGTCTATTCCAACCATTTAAATTTGGTGTTAAAGTATCTCGAAAGAGATGGTATTAAAACATAGCCCGCTTTACCGAACTAAAAGAAAACGTGGCTGGAACAGTCGATTCAGAATTTGATGATTTAGATTACAACAAAGTAGATACTGCTCTAAAATCTGTTGGTATTTCAATTAAAGATGCTAGTGGACAGTTTAGAGATTTGGATGACGTATTTTTGGAATTAAGTTCTAAATGGAATACTTTAGATCGTAATTCATAGAGATATATAGCAACTATAGCGGCTTAATATACGGGTCGCTTAAAACTTTTTGAATTGCGGAGACACTTTAATATAATACAACCAAGCATAGATAGAAATATACTGTGTGGCGAGGGTAATGACTAAGGTATGGTAAAATCGTATTATAAACGCAATCCGCAGCCTAATTACTTTAATAGTAAAAGGTTCAACGACTATTCTGAAAAGAAGTAGATTTATTTAAAATCGAAGCAGAAAGCACAATGAATGTGAAGATATAGTCTAATCTATAATATTATAGATCGGGTAGTAGACAACAAAGCCGGTCAAGATTAGGCCGCCTTAACCAGTAATGGTTATTGAAAAGCTATTGAATTGCTGAAAAGTCTTAATTAATAAGATAATTAGCAGCGAAATAAAAACGTTCAACGATTATTCTGAAAAGAAGTAGCATTAAATAATGCGAAGTAGTAGCTATCCTTAAATGGATAAAGATATAATCTACACTCTATATATAAAAAATAAAATAGAGAACTATTTATTTAGTTAATTATTTTTAATGGAAATAATTTAATATATTGGTTATCGCTTAATTTAAGGCGACAATTTTTGAATTGCTGGAAACTCCTATATGGACAATCAGCAGCGAAGGTCTTAAAAGACAACGTTCGACGGTCAAAACGAAAGTTTGTAGGAATATGCATTCCGAAGCGGAAATTTTAGTTAGTAATTAACTAATAAGATATGACCTTTTCTTATAGGTAACTATAAGTCTTAATGAGGAATGAATTAGCAATTTATTCTTAAAACAAAGTTAATGGAAAACTATGATAGAACTATGGAATTAGTAGAAACTGCATAGAATTCCGCAGGTAAATCAGACGAACAATTTGCAAAATATACAGATACATTAGAATATAAAGTAAATTCACTAAGAACTGCTTGGGAATCTTTAAGATAGAGTTTCTTAAAAAGTGATTTCTTAAAAAAAGCGGTAGATTTAGTAACTAATTTAGCTAATAAGTTATCAGATTTAAAAGCAGTAGATTTTACTGCTCTAGCAACAATTGGTTTAACAATTGGTAAATCTGGCGCTAAAGGAATCATTGATAGTTATAGAAATGCTTTTGTTAATGTATCTAAAGAATGGAAAAATAAAACAGGTAGAAATGTAAATAATGCAAATACTTTTGAAGGAAAGGTTGATCAAGCAGGCACAGGATTTAAATCCACTATTCAATAGGCCGCGACTTTATGGTATAATTCAGTAAAGGCTTCTGCTAGTGGAAATCCAACACCAGAGCTGCCAGATACTCCGAATGAACCCAATAATGGTGGAGATTCTGGAAAAGTTAGCGGTAGTAGATTTGGTAATGCGATGAAAGCTGGTCTTGCTAATTCAATCGCTCCAGCAATTACAACTTTATTTACTTCTATATTAACAGGACAAGATTTAACAACTACTCTTACTTCAACCATTATAAGTGTAGGAGCATCTGTAATTCCAGAAATTATTGCGGCCTTTGCACCAGAAATTATTGGAGCATTAACAGGTCCAGTAGGTATTGCTGTTGCTGCTATTGCTGTGGTTGGTGTAGCTCTCTATAAAATGAGAGAAAATGAAATAAAACAAATTAAAGAAACAGAAAAAGCGGAACTAGAAAGGCTTCAAAAAGTAAAGGATACAAATAATGAACTAGCAACAGAACAAAGCGAAGCTGTTAAAGATACTAAATCAAATGTTTCTAGTGCTAAAAAATTACAGGAAGATATAGATACTTATAATAAATATTATGGAAATGCTTTTTTAACTGATGAAAATCAAGAAAAGTTAGATAACGCAATTGATGATTTAAATGAGAATTATCCTAGTGTTGTTTCATCTTATGATGAAAACACAAAGGCTATTGTAATTAATACTAATGCTATTGAAGCGTTAAAAAATTAGTACGAAAAAGAAAGAGAAGAAAATATAAATAAAATTGTTGGTAGTGGTCTTGCAAATGCTAATAACTGGTCTTTAGCATAGAGTACATCTGATAGAATTGTTGCTAATTTAAGTAATCTTAGCGAAGCATTAAGTGGACAAGGCCCAAGTACTTTTATAGACTAGGCATATGGTAATGGAAAATCTAATTTAGCAGAACTTTATAGTGGATATGCTGGCTTTTGGAAAAATAGTGAAGAAGATTTTATTAAGCAGGTTGTAACAGAAGGAGAATCATTAGTTGAGGAATAGCAAACTTAGATTTTGTCTAAAATGAAAGAAATTTTCAATGATGATTCCATTGATTCTTTTCAGGATTTATATGATGTAGTAGGAACAAGTACAGAATAGATTGAAAAAATGTCTGATGCTATCGCCAGCTTAAATTTTGAGAATTTTGATAAATAGATACAAGATTCTTATAAAGACACTATTAGTAGTTTATTTTAGAATATGTCAAGCGAAGATTTTTAGATTACTACTTAGACTGCTAATATAATTGCGGAAGGCTTTGATACATCTAATTTTAAAAATATTAATTTTGATATTAATAAAAATTTTGATAATAGTAATAAAGGCTGGTCACATGCAAAATAGATTTTTGAAGATAAGGATTTAGAAGGTATATATGGTTTTAATTTAGAAAGTTTAGATAATCCCAACAAAAAAGGACATCAGAGACTAGATTGGTCAGAATTGCCAGAAGAAATACGAAATGTCTTAGATTATGTTGGTGCTGATGAACAGTGGTATAAAAAAATTAAATCTGGAGATAATACTGCTTTTGCAGCAATAGCTGATGCATTAGCAGCATATGCTGACCAATATCAGGAATTACAAGATATTAATGAAAAGGCAAAAAAGCTATCTAAAAATGAACAATATCAAAATTTAGTTAAAGAATGGTAGGATTTACAAAGTAAAGTAGACTAGCTAACTTTAGATGAATATACAAACATTGCTAATAATCTTAAAGAAAGAGCAAAGAAAATTGAAGGAACAGAAGAATTTATAAAAGGTATTGATAAATTTGAAAAGGATGATGAAACCTCACCAACGAAACAACATGAAAAATTAAATAAAGCACTTCAATCAATTTTTCCAAATGATAAAGATTATGAAAACTGGTCTCAAGGTGCAAAAGAAAGTCTTGTTAATACTTTATAGTCTATGAATTTAACTCCTCCGGAGCAAGAGAAAGTTGCATAGGCTATTCAAACTTCGTTAAGCAAATTTACCGGAGAATAGCAATCTAAAATTGCAGAGGTATTAAGTCAAATAGATTTCACACAAGGGTTCTCTGCGTTATTAGCTAATAAATCTGCTTTTGTAGATAAGCTAAAAGAAGTAGGTCTGTCCGCTAACGACGCTGCTAATCTTTATAGCGAATATATTCAAAATGGCACAAATGCAATTATTCATTCTCTTTCAAATATAAATGCATTAAAAACTGCATTTGATCAATATGCAGAATCAATTCAAGCCAATATTACTTCAAATAAAGACTTAACTGAAGCTATGGAAAAATGGGCATCTGATAGTATGGATACTGATTCTATGATAGCTTTAATGTAGGGCGCATTTGATAGTATTAGTTTTGATAAAAATGGAGAATTACAACTAGATACTAAAGATATTCCCAAAAAAATGGCACAAGACGCACTAAAAAACTTAGAAAACCAAATTTCTCAAATTGCTCAAATGCCGGCTTATGCTACAGCTTTCGATAAAAAAGGCGCGTCAATGTATAATCCTATTCTTACAAAATTTAAGGATTCTGGATTAACTTCTGCTGATTATATTGGTAAAAATCAAGATATGATTAAAAGATTAGGTCTTGATCCTGCTGTATTAAAAGATTTTCTTGATTCTGGCGCGAAAGATGCTGAAGAATATAGAGAAAATCTACAAGATGTTATAGATAATAGTGAAAAATATGTTACTGCTGAAGCTGCATTAACAAAACAAGGTCTATAGGATATGTTTGGAGATGCAGAAGAAGCTCAAAAAGACTATGATAAAGCAGTAGATAATTTGGCAAAAGCAAAAAGAAGCTTAAATAAGGCAATTAGAGACGAAAAGAAATCTCATACTGATTTGGCTAAGGCTTTAAGAGATGAAAAAAAGGCGCAAGAAGATTTAGATGTGGCATATAATGGTAGTAAGTTCTATGATTCTAATTTAGATGATTTATATAATTATGAGCAGCAATTAGAAAGTTTAAATAAATTATTAGAAAAGAATGCTGAATTAATTGAAAATTCTACTGTTGTTGGAGAATCTGCACAAGCATGGAATGATTATGCTTCTGCTATTCATGATACTATTGCGACAACGGAAGCAAGAAATCAATTAAATTAGAAATTAGCAGATGAAGGAACTAAATTCTTACAAGAGAAATATAGTCAATACTTTACTATTGATGATTTTGGAAAATTAGCACCAGATATTAGCTTTTTAGAAGATGCAAAAATGCCAGATGCAGAAAAAGACTTTATCGGAGAACAAATTCAAAAAGTTAATGAATATGTAGATGCAGTTGCAGATGGTGAAAAAGAAATTTATGATACTCGAAAAGAATATCAAGACAAACTGAAGGATTTGTATAAGAATTATGTATCTCTTGAAGATAATGTTGCTGATGTTTTAAAAAAACAAGCAGAAGAAGAAGTTAGTACTTAGAAAGATAAGTATAATCAATTAAAAGAAGCAGATGATGATTATTTAGATGCCTTACAAGATGCTATCGATAAACAAAGAAAACTCCGTGATATAGAAAATGACTATGAAGATTTAGCTTAGAAATAGAAAAAATTATCTTTAATGTAGAGAGATACGTCTGGCGCAAATAGGAAAGAAGCATTATCATTAGAGGAAGAAATTAAAGATGACCAATAGAATTTATTAGATGATGCTGTTGATAATATTATTGACAACATGAAATCTTTACAAGAGACTCAATAGGAACTTAGAGATACTGAAATAGAATTAAAAGAAGCTATTATCGACGATACGAATTGGTCTAAACAAGCTAATGAGATATTAAAAACTTTTACAACCTCAGAAGATTATATTGGTTGGATGGCAGCTAATGATCCAGATTTCTAGAATATGTCAGTAGACAAACAAGCCGTTCAAATGGCTGACTGGGAAGATTAGAGTAAAGTTTTGGTTAGTTATTTAGCTTCTCAAACACAAGAAATTCAAAATGCAACACAAACTACAGCAAATGAAGTATTGAATATTATCACAACAACTTCCGAAGGTGCAACAGGAGCAATTGAAAGAGATTCTGCTAAAGTTTAGAAAGAAATTTCTGATGCTCAATTAGATGCTCAATAGTCTTTATTAGATGCACAAGAAGCAGTAGCAAATGCAAAAGACGGAATTGAAGATGCTAAACAAGCAGTAAGAGATGCACAAAGAGAAGTTTCTGACGCAAAAGATGAAGTTACCAAGACTAAAGAAGCATTAGATTTAGCTAATTTATCTTTAGAGGATTTAGACCCGAAATTTAATAATTTAGTTGATTCAGCTAAGAACTTATTAGATAGTCTAACCAATGAGAATTTAGATAATTTTTCAAAATTAGGAACTCTTATTAAAGACTTTTTTGGTGTAACAACAACAAATGGTCCGGGTCCATAGAATAAAACACCAAGTGCGGATTATTCATCTACTATAGAAACGAGAAAGATAGCAGACATGGGAAAAAATAAAAGCAGCATTAATAATAAAAATAATATATAGAATAAAAAAGAGACGGTTGTTATTGGATAGTCATTAAGTGAAAATTATAAAAATTATAAATATGCAGTACAAGTAGGAAAGGGGAAAGTATATTATTCTAATGATGCAAAATCATTAGTAAATAAATGTATAGATAATGGATATGGACAAAAACAAAAAATATAGGTTTTGGAAAAAGGAGATGACTTTAATAAAACTTGGAGTGGAACATATGGTATTCATTATTGGTCAACGAATGATGCAACAGATCATTTGCGTAGAGGTTCCAAGTATGCCACCGGTGGTCTTGTTGACTACACTGGTCCGGCATGGGTAGATGGAACAAAAACAAAGCCAGAGGCATTTCTATCTGCAACAGACACTGAAAACATTCGTCAAATGATGGATATAATGAATATTCTACTTTCTAATTTCTCTACTCCATCAAAATCCACTTACGAATCTTCTTCTAATGTTGTTTCTCCAAATATTGAAGTAACTGTAAATGTAGATTCAATTTCAAGTGATTATGACGTAGACCAAGCAACAGAAAGGGTTAAACAAAATATTCTTGACGCATATAATAAAACTGGTAATTCAGTTATTCTAAGAAAATAAAACATTATAACTTTTTAAGTCATTAAGTACCTATTTTATAGGAGTTTTAAGACTTTGAGTTAAAACGAAAAGGAAGAGTTTAAAACCTCTTCCTTTTTACTTTATATAAAGGAGTGTGATAAAATGGACTATACTGATTTTAGGTTTGGAAATTACTATACCAAAGACCTTCATTTAGTTGTTGTAAGTTCTAGTGATAGATATACTAAAAATCTTTTACCAGAACCTACTGACTATACAGAAGAAGTTCCCGGTGGTGATGGAACATATTACTTTGGTTAGCTTTATAAAGACAGAGAAATAGATTGTAATGTGGCCTTTGACTCAATTAGTGAAAAAGATTTTAGAAAAATTAGTCAAATCTTTTCTACTGATAAGCCGCAAGACTTGGTATTTGATGAATTACCATATAAAACATATAAAGCAAAATTAAAATCTAAACCAGAATTTAATTATATTTGTTTTAGAGACAAAGATACAGGAGAAAGAGTTTACAAAGGAGAAGGAACACTTAATTTTATTTGTTATTTTCCTTACGCTTATTGTTTTAATAAATATATTGTTAGGGCGGCGGATTATTATTTAAAAACTCCACCAGAAAAAGTAATAAAGGAATCAGCCATTTTTGAAAATCCATATGAAAAGAAAAAACAAATTATTTATAATAAATACACTAAAGATTATTATAATGTTGAAAATAATATGGAAACGCCTTGGAAAGGTGGTTATCCAACAATTCAACAAGTACAAGCAGGAGAGTTATATTTTAATACTCCAGATGGTGAAAAAAGTATTATAGATGTTAGAAGATATTGGGATAATATTCCTTTATGGCAAAGCACAGCAAAACTTTTAACAACACCAACTTTAGATTATGACCAAGAACTAATCTATATGCCGCAATATAGTAAGCTTGATTATTATAATATGGATACTGGTTTTAATCAAGCAAATGCTTTAATTGGTAGTAGACTTTTAGTTTATAATCCGGGTGATTTGCCTGTTGATTTTGAGATTAAACTAGATAATAATGAAAGAACATTTTGGATGTCTCGTGGTAATCACTTCCAAATTAGACGTTTTAATGTTCAAAGATTAACAATACCAGAAGCAGTTGATTGGACTGGATTAAGGACTTGTGAAACTAAGGAAAATAAAGATTTTAAATACGGAAAAAGATATTTTAAGAAATTAAAATTAGAGCTAAATGAAAATGATGGCTCATCTACTTATGAATATATACCTATTGGAAACCATCATCCTAAACATGCTTATATTGTAGAGCCTATTCCGAAGGAAAGATTAGGACATTTCATTAAATTATTTTATTGGCAATCTTCTCTTTTAACAGGTGACGATGGTGCACCAATGCTTGATTTTGAAGATGGAATTAAACTAGCTGATAGATATGATGAACTCTATAATTTATGTATAACCGATGAAGAAAAAAATGAATTATATTGGAAAACTTTAAAAGAAGCTATTCTTAATCAATATGGAAAACTAAAAGTTTTTAAAGACGATACTAGTTATACTCTCGATGATTTTATTTATGATTATATTCATAATCCACCAGAGTATATTCGTAAAAATAAAGACTTGTATTATGGTCAATTTGACTTTAATTTAAATATAATGCCACAATATCTAACAGAAGATTACTTTGAAATTTCGACTGATAATATAACAAAACCAACTCTATATCTTGACACAGACAAAAGAATGTTGTATAATGTAAATAACCCAGAATTTAATATGTCTAAAAAGGAAACATTATCCAATTTTTATAATTATAAACCAACAAAAAATATTTATAATGAAAATATTAAGCAAGGACATTGGTTTAAGATACCACCCGGTTGGTCTATGATTGAGGTAACTCCTGTTTGTGATGAAGATAATTGGGGAGGAAAACGCTGGTTAGATGCTCGTCCTTTTGATTGGGGATATGGCGGTGAAAATGGTAAACAGAAAGATATTCAAAGTGTTTTTGATAAAGTCTACGAAATGGCGGCGAAAAGCTATTTAATTCAAATCGGAAAATTAGATGAATCAGATACAACGACTGATTATATTGAACTTCTTAATTTTCGTCATATTTTTGATTCCCAAATCGCTGCCGCAGAAGGTAATGATAATTTTGCTTTTGAACTTTATAAAACTAGAGAACAAAATCTTGAATACGGATTGCTAAAAACTATTCATGCTTTTTGGAGAGCCGCAGCAAAAGTTGAAACATGGAATAAAATGGGGTGTACAGGTAAAATCGAAGAATGGTGGTGGTATGCTTGTAACTATTTATGGGAACATTTTCCGCCATTATATTGGGGATACGCTGATATACTTAATAAAGCCTAGATTAAATATACACCATTGTTCTATTAAGAGAGGTGATAAAAGGAAATGAGTATTCTTAAAAAAGAATATGAATTAAGTGTGTGGACGGAAGAACTTGATTCTTCTGGAAAACAGATTGAGAAAAAAGGAATGATTATTGGCGCGAATGATATGACCTATGAGGGCCGCGCGACTGGGATAAAATTAAAAAGAGAAATTAAAGGTACAAATACATTGACATTCCAAATGCCTTCTAAATTCTATGATAACGAAAAAGGAGAATTTGTTCACAACGAATTTGTTGATTATCTTCTAAATGAAACTAAATTAAAATTAAAATATCGCGGAGAATGGTATGAATTTTATATTAAAAAAATTACAGAAGAAAAAAAATATAAGGCTATTATGTATAGCTATGAATGTGAAGATAGTTTTATTAATGAACTCTCTAGGACTGGCTATGAAATAGAATTTGCCGATGAGTTAAATAATAGCGTTGCAGAAGTTGGGGATTTTATGGAGGAAATCCTAGATGATAGTGTCTGGGATTATACTCCAGAGCATAATATTGGTGATTTTACAGAATTTAAAGAGCAACGATTTTATAGGATTCCACTTGAATAGTTTGGTGGAAAAATTATTGGTTATCCTATTGATTTAGAAGTAGATTACACTCTTTTATTAGATGACAATGGATAGCCAAAGGATTATTTAAAAAAGATATTGGATAAAGATGGTTTAGAATGGAATAAAATTTCAAATAAGAAGGATTTTGTTGAAAAACTTCTAACTATTGAAAATATCTATACTAATGAAAAAAGAATAATTGAGTTAGGAGACGACTTAGCAAGAGAACACCAACTATTTTGGGACAATTACTATAAAGACAATGGTAAGAAGCTATTAGATTCAAAAAAAATGGTTAGTTTAGAGGGTAATTATATTTATGTTCCTATAACAGATTTATCTATGATTTTAGGAACTGTTTATGAAGATTCATATAAAGCAGTTGAAGAGCCGGCACTATATGGATATTATGGCGGCGTAGATAGGGGATATGCTCTACAACCTATATCTGAAAATCCTAGCGGTTTTATTCAATTTATCTTTTTAAAAGAAGGCGATGAATATAATATTGACGAAGGTGGGATTCTTGCAAATAATGAATACCATTATATAATTCCTATTGAAGAATGGAATAATTTATTAAAAGAAAATTTATCTAAAAAAGATTATTCTAAAAAAGGATATTTATATTGGAAACAACCTTTATCATCTACATTAAAAAAATCTGAAAAATATAATATAAAAGAAGATAGTGATAATAAAATTGCTTATACTTACGGCGCGACACCTTCCTCTTCAACAATTGATAATTTTAATTGGTATCCAGTTTATTATGATGGTTACTTAGATACTATAAAGGATTTAGAGATTAATCAGGCTAGAAAAATTTCTGTAACAGACAGAACAGAATATAATAAAAATGCAGATATGTTTGTAACAGTTTACAATAATAAAGCTAATGAATATTGTGTGGACGAAGATTTATATTCAGAAACAGAGCTTTCAAAAAGAATTAAAAATGGAGAAGATTATCGAGTATGTTCAAAAACTGATACTCGTCAGATTTTACCTACCTTATCAAGAAATCTAGTCGAAAATGGTACTAAAATTACAAGTACAAATGGCTGGGAAACTAAAGTTTAGAATAAAAACAATGATAAAGATACTGGTACTGGTTCAGCATCAACTTTATTAACTATTTCTGTAAAATCAACTATTTAGAAAACTACTTCTCTAACAGAAACGAAAGAAGTTTCAATAGACGATTATGATTTAGATGGAAATATAGACGATGAATCTATAAGTGATTATTACTTAGAATTACTAAGTCCTTGTATAAATAAAACTATAGATTTCTCTAAAGAAGGAACTACTTCTACAGATTATGCTTTAAATTTTGGTATTATTAGCCAAGAAAAAAAGATAGAAAAAGATAAAATTTATGCAATTAGAATTAAAACTGGAGATATTAAGATTACAGGAGCAACTATATCTTATAGAAATTTAGATAAGATAGACAATTTAGCCACTGAACAAGAAGCGAATACTGCAGCGAAAGAATATAAGTAGATGATGTACGATTATAAAAAACTTTTTGATTGCTTTTCAGAAGAAAACGCTCAGAAATGTTCTGAAAAATTAAAGACTATTGGAATTAATTTAAGTGCAAGCGGTCAAAATGAGATAACTCTATTTTATGAAATAATTAAGCGCTATCCTTCAAGTGGAGACACTGTCCGCGGCGAAAAAATTAAGACAATAGATTCTTTAATAAATAGCATTCTATTTGGCGGCGAAAATGTAATGATATGGACTAAAAATAATCTAGTTGTTAATAATGAAGAGCAAGTTAATTTTGAGAAATGGAATAACGGGAAACTGGCAGGATTAATATCTATTTATGATAAAAATAATAAAATAAAAAACTATTAGAAAATTTCGTCTATAGCTATTAAGCCAACAAAAAATGACAATGGAGAATACTCCTATACATATAGCGATGTAAAATTCTTAAAATTCTATCTTTATTGGCATTTAAATTCTTATCAACTTTCAGATAACTTTGTTTCTAGTTATTAGGCAGATACTACAGAACAACTTACTAATTCAATTATATTGTCTTGGATAGATGAATATATTGTTTATGATAAAGAGTTTAATCAAAAAATTAACGATGACTTAGATAAAATAGTAATTGGTGCTGGTGCGATTGATTTAAATGGCAACTATTCAATTTAGGGCATTGATGATGAGAATAAAAATTATATAAGTTTCTCAAAACTGTTTAATTCTCAACCATCTTTATGCTTTGTTCCTAAAAAAGATAAACAATTCAATGCCACTGCATTAAAGGAAAAATGGTATCATAATTTAACCAAAGCGGCAGACAATAGTAAGAAATGGTCTTGGAGTAATACAAAAAATGGAGATTATTCTATAGAAGATGATGCTTTTCTATTGTTTAAAGCAAACAGAACAATTGAAAATCCTTATATAGCAATAAAAACTGAATCTGGCCCACTAGAAATTATTTTTAATAGCATTCAAGTAGAAAAATATGAAGAATCTATGAATAATGGAGTTGTTTTTAATGTCTGCGATACCTTACAAACTAATAAAAACCCTTATTATTATGATAATATTCCAATAAAATTAATTCCTGTTACGACTTCTACTTGTGATGAAGAATTTTTAAATTTAATTGGATATGATAAAAAAACAGGAGATTTTGATATTAACTGTAGTGGAAATTTAGTTTGGAAAGACTCTTATCTAATAAGTAAATATAATAATTGGGCAGATACTACAGATGCAAATAATCCTGCTTGTTGTGGAGTATTTTTAAAAAATAGTAACGAAGATAAAAGTATTCCTTATCTATATTTTCAAAATAATATTTTTTGTGGCATAGTTTATTTAGATAAGAGATAAAAGGAGGTGGAATAATGTCTTTAGGTTATATAGATTTATATAATGATGATATAAGAAATTATCAATCTGGTATTCAAGGACTATATACTAGTGGCGCTATTCCGGCGGGCTATATCGGAATAGGATATTATGGTGCGGTAGGAACTGAAACTGTAACAGTTAGTTATAATAATAAAAAATCAACACTTGGACAAAATCAATGTATTATCTTTGCAACCAAAGGAGCAACAAAAACGATACATGGTATTTATGAAAGGAAAGAGTTATTACTTCTAAAAAGAGAAGCAACTTATTTTCATATTCTAGAGATTAATCCACCTGCTGGATGGTCTAATAATCGTTTTCAGGCTTCTGCTCCTTAGATAATATGTTAGGCTGCGAGAAAATTCTTTGATTAGGATAGTTTTAATTCATTTGTAACAACAAATTCTAGCTATACCTTTTGGTGTATTTATAGAGTCCCGACTAGAGAATCTCAATATTCATCTAGAGTTGGAATTGCATATTGTCATGATTTAGGTCAATTAAAAAGATTAAATAAATTAAAAACGCTTGAAAACAGTAAAAGTTAGCGGATAGATTCAAATATTTCTATTAGTAAATAGCTTTATATGAGCGAAATAGGCAAAAAGGATTATAGCGAACCAGAGGGATTCTTTTTAAATGCAGGTTATTATAAAAGAAATGAAGATGGAAAAACCGTTTCAGTATATGAAGCTTCTAATTCCTTTATAGGCGTAAATAATAATGTTAAAAATTATGCAAGAGTAAGTTTATCATCAATAACATCTGATGCCGCTTCTTTAGTTGGATATTATAACATTTATGTATTAACCAGTGATGGCGGTAAAAATTCAGATGATGCTCAACATTATAAAGTTTATAAATCGGGCAGTAGTGGTACTATTGGAGATGGTAGTAGTAGTAGTTTAACTGGTGGAACAATGTCTGATTATCAAGTTCCTATTTCACCGCTAGAAGTGGACTGGAGTGCCTCTGCCGTGTCCATAAGTAAAAATTATATTTAGGATTTTAGTAATTGGAAAGTTAACTTAATTCCTCCTAAAGGAGAAAATAAAGACAATCATAAAGTTGAACATTACTTGACATTAAATATGAAAAATAAAGATAATTATGGCGGCACTAAGAACTTAGAAGTTATTAAACCAATGATAAGAACAAAAACTTTTGAAATAGACTTAGATAGATTGGCTGAACAATTGGATAAAGCAATAAATATTTCTGAAAGTTTTGTTAGTGGTGGTTTTGATGACCAAAGATAGATTTTATTATCTCTTGTAAGAATTTATGATAAAAACAAAAATAGAATAAGTTTATCAACATATTTTTCACTTGATAAAAATAAAAGAAAAAATTATAGCTTTATTTATTATGCTTATAATAGAGAAAGGGGTGTTTATGAGGAAACAAACAAAATAAATTTTAATAATTTTATTGACGACAATTCTGCCATCTTAAAAAATATTTTAAACGAAAAGTATAGTATTGATTTGACTGCAAAGCAAGAGCAAAAAGCATTAAATCTCTATAATTTAGAATTATTTGAAGCTTATACGAGAGGGCACGACTTTATTCAAGAAAATTATACTACAGTTAGAGCGGAAGAAAGAGATCCTCATGATGATTCAGAAACTTCAAGGATTATGTCATATAAAGATAACTATTTTACCTATAAATATACTGGCCGCAATATAGATATTTTCTGCGGAGATAAAAAAAGTGCCGCAAAACTTAATGTAGATGGAGATCATAATTTTGGGAATGAAATTTATTGTAATTTAATTCATTCTAGTGATTTATTGCAAGAAAGTGATGTAACACTTGGAGAAACTTATAATGAATAGAAGTATTTCGTTGAAGCTATTAAAGCTCCTGTCTGGACAAGTGATTCTACAGATGAAATAAAGAAAAAATCTGGAAGATGGCAATATAAGGATTCCTTTAAAATAAAAGACTATATTGATAAGGAATAGGGAGGATACGATTCGACTCTTTATACAGAAGATGACTTAGAAGTGATTACATCAACTATTGATTTACTGCAATGTAAGTATTATTGTCCAGAACTAGCAACCTATGAAAATAATTGGTGCGACTGTAAAGCTAGAACATTAGATAATGATTTACCAGCAGTTGAGTGTATCTATCAAAAGAATGGTTATTGTCCATATAGATTCTAGACTGAAAAGCATCCAAGAAGAATTAGAACTCTACAACAAGAAAAATCAAATAGATTTAATTTAATTCAAGAATTAAGCGAAGTATTTAAAATCTATCCATGCTTTTATATTGAACATGATAATGATGGAAAAATTATTTTAGATGAAAACGGATATATGAAAAAACACGTTTTCTTTATGACTGAAAAAGGAAAGACAAATAAATTAGGTTTTAGATATGAGAAGAATTTATCTTCTATTAATAGAACATTAGATTCATCATCTATTACAACTAAATTATATGTTGAAAATGTGGATTGCGAATCTTCAAAAACAGGAGTTTGTTCAATTCAAACAGCTACTGATAATATTGGAAAAAATTCATATATATTAGATTTCTCTTATTATGCAAAAATAGGTACTTTAGATAAAGTTTAGTTACAAAAAGATATTTATGGTTTAAAAACAGGAGATTTTGCATTTTTACCTAGAATTGGAGAATATAATAAATTGTACGATAAATATTCTAATTTAATTATTACAATGACAGGATAGGCATTAACTGAATTAGAAGCATAGAATACTGTTTCTATTGAAGGAATAACAACTGCCCTTGAAGAACGAAAGAAAATAGGTTAGACGATGTACCAATATAAATCAACTTACACAAAGACAACTTCTAACTCCAGTACAAAAATAACAACAAAAGTAAAATATACAACATCAGATACTTATAAAAATTACGTAACCAAATATAGAGAACAATCAACTATTTTATGGGGCTTAATAGAACAACTATTCTTTACTGGAAATTATTTCTGTATTCCAGTTGGTAGTCCAGCATTAGACGATCCAGAAAAGACAATTTATACTTTTTATAATTTAGATTACAGTAAAGATTATTCTTTATAGAATGAAAAGATTCCAGGCTTAAAAGATATGTATAACAAATATAGAACTAAATATTGCAAGGGAGAATTATTTATGCGGCTAATGATGGAAGGCTTTAATGATGAAGATTATAAGCCGCCTTTTACTCACTGGAATAATTTTAAAAAGGAAATAGTTGATACAAAAATTTATGAGGTTAATGGAGGCTTAGGAAAATATAGAAAATTATATAATGAAGTTTTATATTGGAAAAGAGAAAGAGCGAAAGTCCTTAATAAAATTAATGATTTAAGTGAACAATTTTATAAGAAGTATGAACCTTATATCAAAGAAGGTACTTTTACAGATAGTAATTACTTAGATGATAATGAATATTATTGGGCTGGCGTTTAGGTATTAGATGATTCCTGTGAACCACAAATATCTTACTCTATCTCTGTAGTAGACTTAGAAGCTTTACCTGAGTATTCTGATGATTATAGTTTTGATCTAGCTGATACAACTTTTATTGAAGATATTGATTTCTTTGGAATTAATAAAAAAACTGGATTACCTAATAGAGAAAAAGTTATTGTTTCTGGAATCGAATATGACCTAGATATTCCAACTAATAATACAATTAATGTTCAAAATTATACATCAAAATTTGATGACCTATTTCAAACTATTAGCGCTTCTGTTTAGTCATTAACTTTTAATGAAAATATCTATAAAAGAGCATCTAATTTTTCAGCTAAACAATATATAGAAACAGATACTCTACAGAATACTTTAGATATTGGAGATTTAACTTTACTTGATACTCCTAAAGATAATATAAAGTTAGATGAGTCTGGAACAGAAGGTAATGACATAAATAATGCCGCGAGTCAATATAAAATAACAGGAGAAGGAGTTTATTTTTCTAAGGATGGCGGCGAAACTTGGGATTATGGTGTAGGCCCAAATGGCATTAATCTTGATTATGCTAAGTTTGGTAATTTAGATGCATCAAAAGTTCAGATAGTAGATGGAGATTATATTTATTTTCTTTGGGACAAAGATGGAATCAATGCTTACAGAAGTCCAGCAACAAGTACTGATGGATTAGTTGATTTTGCTAGATTTAATAGATATGGTCTAAGCTTAATTGAAAACAATAATATAAGACTTCGTGCGGGATATGAGTTTAAAAGCGGTGAAGATACAAATACAACAGGAAATTATAAGGAAGAATTACCTTTAACTAATTAGAATGTTGGTTTTTATTTATATAATGATAGTGGAAAGCCTATTTTTAAAACAGAAACTCGTTCTAATTATAGTTAGGATAGCAAATCTGATTATACAGCAAGATTATCTCTTACAGGTGAAATGTTTGTTACAAATAAGATTCTTGACGATGGGGCATTAAGAAGGACTTCCCAAATTCATAATTCTTTAATTACTCTTTCGCATAGAATGGCCTTTAAGACCACAAGCGTATATGAATATGAGTGGAATCAGTACACAAATATGATAGTTTCTATAAAAAATGAAATTACCAATGAATAGCCTATGGCAGTAGATATTACCGGAAATAGAACTTTTAAAATGACAATGTAGGAGATTGCAGAGAATGGTAATAAATATTATACTTATACTAGCAACTTAAATGATAATACTATTTACTATATTACACCAACTATTAATTCTCAAAATCAGACTTGTACTTTAAATATTATTGAATTTAATTTTAATCTTTTAAATGTTTCTGATTCTGTTAATCTAGGAGATTTAACAGTTAATATGAAAGATTTTATAGAAAGTTTATTAAATGGCGATAATGTTATTAATACATTAAGTTCTAATTTTTCAAATAGTGCTGTTTTGAATAATAATTATTCAACCAATAATTTTATTGGAACTTATTCAACCAAAGAAAACAGCTATGGTAAATCTTTAATTCCTGTTCAAAGTTATACTCTAGCATATGAAAATGAAAGCGAATCTATTACTATTAGTTCAAATAGTAATATTCAATACGTGAATATAGATTATATTGATTTACAAGGACACTCTGTTACAAAACCTTTATATGTATACCAAAACGGCAATGAATTAAGTTATTGGTGTAATAGAGATGTAGTAGATGATGTCTCTGTAGGTTCAATAAATACTGATTTTTCTGCTTCTGAAATAGGTGTTTTCCTTAATAATAAAAAAGCTCTTGATTAGAATAATAAAGACTATAATGACAAAACGTCTACCCTATCTTAGAAATACACCTCAGAACTTTCAGATGAAGAATGGGCAGAACGCCAAACCTCTATATTATCTGGTGCTGAAAGAACATTTATGATTGCCGCAGCCGGTGAAGAAGATTCATCATATAAATGTCATAATATTCTTAGTGTATTAAAAAATGGTGTATTATATATAGGTGGAGAAGTATCTGATTATTATGGTAGAGAATTAAATATTTCTGGAATGCAATATATGCCAGATGAAGTTAGAATTACTAATCCAAAAATTTTAATGTCAAATAACGGTCAAATATGGTGTGATTGGTCTGAATTTTATTATGCCGCAAAAGGTGAATCTGGAGAGTTAATTTGTACAAAAACATCGTTAAAGTCTGTTATAGATAATATCATTGCATGGAGTAATCAGATTGGAACATCTACTGGTTCAAGCACTACTACAACTGGAGATGTAGGAACTTCTGGTTATTATATTGATGAAGACGATGTAAATAGAACATAATAGAGGTGATAAAATGGGATTAAAGTATTTATTTCCTTTAGATGCTGATGTATATAATACTAATACTGGAGAAAAGATACATGGAGCAAAAACTCGTTCAGGTCATGGAATGGGAAAGCTTGACTTTGGAGTTCCAGATGGTACTCCGGTTCGCGCAATGACAAATGGAACTGTTAAAAAAGCAGGGCCAGATAGAACAAACCCAAACTATACTAGTTGTGATATATTAGTTGAAGGAGATTATTGGAAGGGTGCTCATGATGGTTTAGTAATTAGATATTATCATATAAATAAGTTTCCTTTTTCAGTTGGCGATCATGTTAAACAAGGAGATATAATTGGGTATGTTGATGGCTCTTAGGCAGATGGAGCACATTTACATCTTGACTTCTGCTATATTAAAAACGGCGCATATGGCAAAGATACATTATTAGAGGCGAGAGGCAATTGGGATAGTTGGTCTGATGAGTAGAGAGCCGCGATTAAAATTTGGTCTAATCAATTAGGCTCAAATTCTGTAGGTCGTTGTTGGGAAGTTATAGCTACACCAGCTACTTATTTAGAGCCAAGCGCTACCACTTCTAACTTGAAATACCCTAGCGGTTTGGAATCAATTGGCGGTACAATTGCTAATCAAATTACGATTAATCTAAAAAAAGTATTACCAAATATTACAGATTATACACCGATTGTTGCAGGAATTATGGGAAATCTATATACAGAGTCGGGGCTAAATCCAAGAGCAAAAAATTCACTAGGTTATTGTGGTCTATATCAAACAAATGATTAGGTTTTTATTTCCAAAATATTTAATAATACTGCATATTAGACAGATGAACAATTAGCTATTGCTACAATTGATTATCTTTTTGGAGAAGGAGAACTTAACTGTGTTAGTATTCCAAAATGGAAGAGCTTGTATTTAGAATATGCTCAGAAAAAAGGCTTAGATAGTGGAAAAGGAGAAGCTATTTATTAGTGTGAATTATTTTAGGTAGTAGTAGAAAGAGGAGTAGGTAATTCATCTTATCCGGGGCAATCACTAGAAACTTCTGGTGCAATAGAAGTCTGTAAAAAAATGTATGGCGGTTCTAAAGTCTATACCTATCAAGGAATGAATAAAAGAAGAGATAGTACTAAAAAATTCTTAAATGGAGGTTGGTAATATTGCTTTTAAAAAGAGAAAATGCTTTGGCATTAACATCTATTTTTGAAGTTTTAAATTCAAAAAAATTTAATGTAAGGACACAATATAAGTTTATAAAAATTAAAAAAGCAATAGAAGAAGAGAGAATTATCTATCAAGAGTAGATTAGTTTAAACTGTCAAGATTTTTTTGAAAAAGATGAAAATGGGAATATTAAAATGAATAATCAAGGCGGTTTTAAAATTAAGGAAGGAAAGATTAATGAATGTCAAGAAGTAATAAAACAAATAAATTAGTGTGAAGTACAAGTTCCAGATATATATCTTTCTTTAGACGAATTAGAAGAATTAAACCTAACTTTAGATTAGTTAGAATTATTAGAACCTTTTATTAAAAATTAATAAAAATTAATAACAGTCCGAAATAAACTTTTGTTTAAAAAGTAGAAAATTTTCGGGCTGTTTTCTTTTTATACGACAATTTTTACTAAGAAATCACTATTTATATGTTAGAAAAATAATTCGTGAGGTGATTTAATTATGGCATATAATTTTGGACAAAATCCAAGTCCACAAAATAATCAAACGATGCCGCCTTATCAATAGAATCAATAGATGGCGGTAATGCCTTTTCAAACACAAAATGTGCAGCCTTTGTTTCCTCAACCACAAGGAAATGTTTACAATATAAATTCAACTCTTGAAGTCGCTAACGTTCCTACAGGAGCGGGGATTTCAGTAGCTTTATGTTTAAATGAAGGGTTTATGTATATAAAAACAATGTAGAATGGTAATCCTATGTTCTGGGCTTACAGAATTATTCCCTATGATGGAAGTACCCCAGAACCAGTGAAAAAACAAGAGCCGCAACAAAAACAAGTAGCTAACCAAGATGAATAGATATTAAAACATTTTGAAAACTATGACAGTCGTTTTAATAAATTAGAGAATCAAGTGACTAATATAGAAGGTGTATTAGGAAAAATTCAAAAAGAAGGTGAATGGAAACTATGATGAACCCAATGGAAATGATTAGTTTACTAAAAGGAAGGAATCCAGAAGAACTAGTTATGTCAATGATAAAAAATAACAATATTAATGATCCAACTATTAATGAATTAATAGGTTATGCAAAAAATGGAGATAATGAAAATTTAACTAAACTCGCAGAATCAATATTTCAAAAGCCAGATAGACTTGTAGAAGGAATGGAAATGATTATGGGCGCTATCTGCAATTTTGTAGAAGAGCTATCCGATTATGCAGAAACATCTCAGGAAAAAGAAGTTATTAGAAAACATTTAAATAAGATGAAAAATATTTAAGATGTTTAAATATTACAATGCAAATCCATTAGGCCGCAATGTTTCAGACTGTGCAGTAAGAGCAATTTCATTAGCCACAAATCGCTCTTGGGATGAAACATATTGTGAACTTTCTGAATTTGCAAGAAGAGAAGGAATTACTTTTTCCGAGATTGAGTTTTTAAATAATTATCTATTAGATAATTTTGAACGATTCTATTTAAATAGAAGAAAAATTCATACGATAAAGGACTTTTAGAATTTAAAACTAAAAGGAACTTATTTAATTACAATGCCAGAACATATTACTTGCGTTATCGATTCAATATTATATGATACTTTTGATTGCTCAGACTAGAATTTCTGGTGCATTTATAAGGTATAAAAAGAAAGGAGAGTAGATTTTAACTACTCTCCTTTTTTAGAACTTGATTATTTTATTTCTATCGTGATCATTCGCAGCCCATGCTCCAATTAATACTGCATCTGCTTCATCTTGTGTTACCTAAATATCATAAAGTTTTTTTACTTTTAACTAAGCATTCTTTTTCTTATCTTGTCTTTTTTTTCCTTTTATATCCGAGAATGTTCTCCATGTTGAAGGAGAAACCACTTTGTAAGGTATACCAGATTCATAACAATAATTTTTTAAAACACCTTGTAAATGAGCAAGTTTTTTATAAGTGACTACTGCTTCCTGCTCTCCAAACTTTTGTAATTGAATATCTTCAAGAACTACTTCATCTGGTTTCCATTTTTGAATCATAGAAGCAAACCAGCCTTTTGTTAAAGAAATTCTTTCTGTTGAATGAGTTCCGTCTGATGTCCATTTTCCATATTTAACAAGTTCTTTATCATCAAAAACAGACCAACCACTCGTAATACTCGCCTAATCAAATGCTAATACTCGATAACCATTCTTTTTTACAGACTTAGTATCAACATTGGCATATTTATTATTTTCGCATATTGGACAACTTTTATGTCGCCGCCACTATTCAAGTGAAAAAACATTTAAATGACCATTCGGACAAATTAATTCTAAGTCTGTTTTTAAATTAACATACTCTTTAGACTGTAGAATCCATCCCTCTAGTTGAATTTCTTTTTGAATATCTTCATATTTTAAACGAGCCATTTAATCAACTCTTATCTGTAGAGCCATAGCCGCCCTCTCCACGATCTGAATCAACAAGCTTATCTACTACTGTAAATTCCATCATAGGAGTAGGAGCAATTAGAATTTGAGCAATCTTAAAGCCCTTAGTAATATTAATTGGTTCTGTTCCAATGTTATCTATAATAACGCCAAGTTCGCCGCGATAACCTGAATCAATCGTTCCGGGGGTATTAGCAATTCTAATCTTTGTTTTTAGTGAATTGCCACTTCTTGGTCTAACTTGAATTTCATAACCAGAAGGAATTTCAAATTTTAAACCAGTATGAACTAGCTTTGTTTCGCCGGATTGAATTGTAATATCTTCACAAGAATAAACATCTGCACCAGCATCAGTATCATGAGCATAACTTGGAATTACTGCATCATCATTCATTTTAAGAATCTTAACACCAATTCTTTCTCTTGGATTAGCCATATACGTAAAGCCGCGATTAATAGTTGTCTTAAAAATTGTAATTAATAAATCTTTTTTATTTTCAGAAAGAGAATCATCATCTGCAATTTCTTTGAGCATTTCTTCCAATGCTTCTTTTTCCTTTTCGATATCTGCATGACCTGCGGTCTTAGCACTATCATAGATAATCTTATCAATCTCTGGGCCGGCAAGTAGCTTTTCAAGTTCGCCCTTAAAGGATGGATAAGTCTTATCAAATTCCTCATCTGGCAGATTTAATAGTTCCTCAAAAGGAGCAAACATATCTGCACTAGTTGAATCGCTTTCCTTTAGCTTATTAATAAAATCACTCATATTTAAAATCCTCCTTAAACTAGTTCTGTTGAAATTTCGTCAATAATACCTTTATTTATAGCTTCTTTTGCTGTTAGCCACCAATCGCCACTTTTATATTTTTCATAATCACTATCTGTAATTTCAGTATTCTTTAATGTAATTTCTCTTAGAGTATCTAAAGTCTTTTCATAGAATTTTGCTTGCTGTTGAAATTTATGAGCATCAGATGCCCAACTACAAGCTCCTTGGTGAAATAAATATGAACTATTAGGAAATCCAAATCTTTTGTGACCACAAATTCCAATAAAAAATCCGCCGCTATAACCACAGCCAGTAGTAATTGTCCATACAGGAGTCTTTGAAAGTTTAATTGAATCAATTATTGATAATGTAGCACATAGATCGCCACCGGGAGTATCAATAATAATTTTAATTGGATTTCTTTCTTCTACTGGGATTCGATCTATTTCATCACACTTGTTGAAAAATCTAATAGCTTCAAAAAACTGTGGTCCTGTTTCTGCTGTAATTTCTTCAGTTAAGAATAATGTTCGATTCATAAAATCAAATGTTTCTAAAGAACTAGCAGTATCAATCGAGGTTTCTGGATTAGTAATCTTAGAGAAATAGGAATTTTCTTTATTTAAATCCTCTTCTTCTTTGATAGCATCATAAATATCTTCAACTTGTTGAACTATTTCGTCTTTGTTTTTTATTGTTCCATCTTTGTTAAAAAATGATAGAATTTCTTGTTCTTCCATTAATCATTGTCCTCCATTTGTTCAATTTGCTCACAAATTTCTTTATATTCTTTTTCTATATTTGGGTCATAAACAAACTTATTAATATTATCCTCCCATTCTTGGAGGATTTCCATTTTTCGTTTAATTAATTCCTCTTTAGTCATCACTTTTCACCTCTCTTTTATTATATTAATATTATATCATATCATATAGTAAAAGTCAAACAATTAAGAGTTTTTGGATTCTGTTTTAATAGTAATCTGTAATCAGAATCGTTTTTAAAATTTAAATTAAATTGTGTAATTAATTCTGGCTTATCGGAAATATAAGAGTAATACGACTCTTGTAATCCAGAATTGTACCATTTAAAAATTGGCTCTAACTCAGCGGGAATTTTGTTGAATTTATTAAAATATGGCTTTAATCCTTTTGCTTTTAAATATAGAATACTTTTAATAAATTTTATTCGGTTATCTTTCGTTGTGAAATCGTTGAAATTAAAGATGTAATTACAACTTCCATATTTATCAAATGTTTCTTTAGTATAATTAAAAAGTAAATTATAACGATTTCCCTTAAAGTATTGAGAATATTGATTTATTCTATCTAGTTTATCTTCTGAATAGATATTTAAAGGATAATAACAATTTAAATTAAACTTATTATATTCTTTAATAAAGGATTCAATATCATTTTGATAGAGAACATCATGGTCCACTAAATAAATATGTCTTTTATTAGAATCAAAATTAGTAAAATCTTTATTTTCAAGTCTTATTAAGGAACTTCTCTTAATTTTATTATAATTCTTTAAATCTTTTATTTTATCTTCTTCTAAATCATATGGAATAAATGATGGCGGCGAATCATTAATTGGATTAATCAACGGTCTAAAAGAATTATAAAATCCGCAACCATAACATTGTGATTTATCGTTTGAAATAAAAAGACTCTTTGGAATTTGAATATTCGTATTTTCAAAAAAGTAGAATATTTTATTAAATCGTTCTAAGTCTTGATTGGGTTTTGTGAAAACAACAATATGATTTTGAGAATAGTAGTAATTAAAAACTTTCATTAATTCAAGATTAGGATATTGTTTTCTACCATACCAAAAATCTATGTCAAATAAGGCGATGCTCGCCATAAGTATCAATCCTCCTCAATTTCAATTCTTTCTGTACTTGAATCAAGTATAAATCCATTTTCGCTTAATTTATTAATTTTTTCAAATAATGGCCATTCTGTATTTTTATATTTCTTTGGAATGAAGCTATCGCCGCGGCGAATACCAGTAATAATAAGCTTTGTTCCTCTAGTGAACCAAGATTTTTCAAGAACGTGTTTTTTTCCATCAATATCTCTTTGAGAAATTTGTTTATCCCATTTTGCATATTGATTTTTCCAAATTTTTACATTTACCACTCCACTTGGTGTTAATAATGTTACAGAGCTTTTATTTTTATCTTTATCAATAACTGTTCCAGCGATTCGATATAATTCATATATTGAAATTGTTTTATTGTCTTTTGTTTCATATCTGTTTTTAACTTTTGGTTCTGGGTTTAATTTTGTATAATCAGAAATTTCATAAATTGATGTTTTTAATTTATTTAGTTCATGTTCATGATAATAAAAACTTAAACTATCCATTTCCCATTTAGAAATATTTCCTTCCGCGTATTTTTCAGCAACTTCATCAATTAATATTCTATTAAGATTATTTAATATTTCCTGTTGATTTTCTTTCATCCATTCTCTAATTGGATTCATTTCTTTTTTATAAATATTATCCCACATTTTTTGTTCAATCTTTGCACTCTGTTCTTCTTCTTTAATTACAACATCTTCAAGATTATCAGTATCATAATTAGAACTATAAAAATTAAAAGAAATATTGTCTAATAAATAATATTTATCTTGTTTATTCTTTTTTAAATATTTATTAAAATTAAATATTTTAACTTGTTGATTTAAATAATCTGGAATTAACTTTTTTGTTATTAACATTTGCATATTTTGAAGTGTAATTCTTTTCTTTTTATCTGCTATTAATTCCAGATAATTATACATAATTTCCTTTCTACTTATATTAGGATATAAATTATCAAAACTTCCAGACTTAATTAAGTTAATCATTTGAATTTTGTTGACTTTCACTTTTGATAAAAAATCTTCAATTGAATTATAAGGTCTGTTTTGCATAATTTGAATAATAATATTATCACCAATTCTTGATAATCCTTTTAAGCCATAAATAATTGAATTTGTTTTTATATCTGGATAAAAAATTAATTGAGATTTATTTATGTCGGGAGGAAGAACTTGTATATTTTTAGTAATACATTCACCAATCGCTGTACTTATTTTACCATAATTAGCATTTTTATTTTTCTTTTTTTCATTTTCTTCTTCGTTTTCATCTTCATCGTTTACATTTAAATTTAATAATTCTGCCCCACCTGCTTTAACTATTAGACAGGCGCAATTCCAAAATACAGATGGAAAATTTGTAGCTAAATACAAAGTCTGTATTCCAACAAATGAATAAGCAAGTCCATGTGGCTTTGCGAATGAATAAGACATCTGAGGCTCCATAACTGTTTCCCACACATATTGACCAAAAATTTCATTTGGGCATTGTTTTAAAAATTTCTCTTTTAACTCTGGTACTTTTTTTATATCTTTCTTCAATTTTGTTATCTTAAAGGCTTTTTATCCTTTAATTCTTATAGTTTCCTATAAGTTCAGCATACATTTTTTTTATTATCGGACACTCGTGGCAATATTATATTCTATCTCATATAGAGTATAGGTTCAATTGCTATGCGTTACAATGAGCAATAACTTTTAAATTATTCTTTATCTCGGTATTGACATGAATTATTTAATTAAATAAGTATATATTTTATTTCTTTTTCTTCCTAAAAAAATTGTTGCATCTTTATAGATATAATCATAAAATTTTTTAATATCCGTTTTTGCACTCCAAGAGCACTGAAAACATCCTCCAGTGTCAAAAATTTTATTTTTTCTCATATGCAATTTTTCACATAAAAAAGATTGATAAGATTCAACAAATTCTCGTTTTTTTGCACAGAAACCAATTCTAATAGAATCCCTTTGTTTTGAAGCAACTCCATCTCCATCGAATAACCCTCTTATATAATGATTCATTAAATTTTTTGGGAGTACATATATTTCTGAAAGAGAATCTGATTTAGCAGGAACTACACCATACTTGACTAAATTTTCACATATTTTCTTGCCACAAAAACCAAGACGAGCAACTGGCCGAGCATTTTTCTTTACATCAATATTAAAATTGCCAGTTCCATTTAGAAGTTTTGAGTTTATCTCTTCTAAAATATAACTATCTGTTTCAGTTAAAAAAATTCTAATTGTTCCATCTTTCCCAACATTCCCATCAGATGTAATTAATCCTAAAGTATATGCTTCAATTTCATTGTTTATTTCTTCAAACAAAGATTGATTTGTTTTACTTGTGCGCCCGCATGGTCTTACTTCTACATTTAAATCTCGTAATACTCTTGCAATTAAGTGGTCGTCAGTAGTCCAATATTGTTTTGCCAATTCAGCAGTTGTAGCCCCTGATAAGTATTTATTTTTGATTTCTTCTCCATAAAAGAATCTTAAATAAGTTTGTAAACAATATTTTTCATTATTAGTCATGCCAAAAGTTTTTTTAAACTTTTTCATTTTTTTACAAATAGTATTTGGGTGTAAATTATATTCCTGAGATAATTCTTTATAGCTTTTTCTTAGGACTGCATTTTTATAGAATATTTCTTTTGCTATATTAATATCAAAGTTCATTTTAATTTCACCTCCTTTTAAAAGAATTATTATACTTATTTTATTAATTATTTTTAGTGTTTACCGATTTTGCCCGATTTAAAGTGACCCAGAATTAAGCCACTATTTTTCTGGCGGCATTGGCTTCTTTTAGAGTAAAATGTGCGATTCGTTTATCCATACAAACCAGCATTAGATCTTCTTGACTCGCCGGCACTCCAAAATTAGGTAAATAGTAAGGTTCAAGAATTTTTATTTCTTCTTGTGTTAATCCTCTATCCTGAACTTCTTTGTACCATAAAGACATATCATTTTTTAAACGACAATATCTATCTAATGGCCGTTCTTTTCCTTTTTCACCCATTAGACGCATTAAGCAATTAGCAGATGTTAATTGTGTTGGATTTTTTGGCTTAATAGTTTTTGCAGCATCTAATCCCACTCCAGTACTAAATTGGAAAACATCTAAAACTTCTCCATTGCTTAATGCATCCCATAATCTCTGGTCTTTTGTATTTAAAACTGCTGGATGAAGATATTGATTATAGACTTCTCTTAAAGACAGACTTTTATCAATAATATTCTCTTTTTGCAGCAATTCAATACAAATAGTAATTTTATCACAGATTTCAGTTACCAAAGTATCAAACTTAGTATCACCCATTTTATCACTATCATGAAGTTCAAATTGAGTAGTTAAATCTCCATTTGGACTTCTCATAATTGCATTTGTTTCAAAAGGAGAATTATTATATAACATAACACCACTTGCGTGTTCTCCTCTTCTGCAAACTAGTCCTTCAATTCCTTCTATAATTTCTAAAAGGCCCGGATACTTATTAACTTCATCGATAAATGCTTGGATAGGTTTTTTCCCTTTTGATTCATCACCATAAATTACTTCATGAATTGAAGGTAAAAAGCCACGTTCTTGCGGAATTAAACTACTTAGATATTGAGTGGTTTCAGTATCGAGTCCATCTGGATATTCCTCGCTGCGATATCCTCTTCCCGCGCTTGCAATAGCTTGACGAGTACCTTCTGTTCCAAATGTTGCTACTTGAATTAAGTTTAATTCTCCTCTTTCTTTTCTAATTTCTTCAAATATTTTTTTTCTTTTTGACGGACTTAAATCAATGTCGATATCCTTTGCACCCTCGGTTTCCCGATATTTGATTAGGGGAATAGACTATCTCTTTCTGACATCAGTCAGAATAGGCACTACGGAATGGTATTCATCTCCATTCCTCTTAGGAATAAATAATTCCAATTTAGTCGTTACATCTTCTTAATCATCTTCATATTTCCATATATAACCATAAGCAGTTTTTGTTTTTCCTCTTAAGCAATAATTAATACTAACATTTTTTGATTCATTTCCAAGAAATCTCGCCGCTTCTCTTGCAGAACCAAATCTATTTAAAATTTCTTTAGTATCTTTATCTATTTGTAATATATATTTTTTACATCGAGGATTTTTAATACCCATGTTCATTTCGGACAATCTTTTTCTTGTCTCTTCGTTTAAATCTTTATTACTAATTCCGCCAGTAGAAAGATTATATCCATTAGGAACCAAAGTATTATAAAATTTTATAAAATACCTCTCTCTTTTATCAATATCTGATTTTTGAATATTATTTTCTAATATTTCAATTTTAAAATTTTCTTTCCCATATTTTTGAACTGCATCATAAATTAAGGTTTGTCTATGAGTGCAATGTTCTTGAAATCGAATATTAATATTTCGAGAAGTAATTCCAATATATTTTTTATTATTTATTAAATTAGTTATACAATAAACTTTGAAAATATTTATCACCTCTATATTCATAGTATAAAGATGATTAAGCTTGACACGGTATTATCTGCTACCCATTGCTGGGCCGTAGACTCTCTTACGAAGCTGTTTCGTGCATTGCCTTATTTTGCTTCTACCGTTAGCACTTAATATAATATTAAGCACACCGCTGAATACGTTCACCTATTTTATACTGCCCAATATATTGTTTAGGCAGTTCAACTCTTTCCTCATTTAAAAATCTAAAATAGGGCAATTCCCATTCTACTGGGTCTAATTGAGTAATACCCATTAAATAGTTGGAAAGAAAACATACGCTACTTCCTCTTCCGGGTCCAACAATAGAGCCGCATCTCCAGAACAAATCAATAAAATGCTGAAAAGTATTAAAATATTTAAATAAACAATCTTCTAATTTCTCGCCAATAATTGAAATTACTCTTGCTTCTGTTTCTAATCTATTAAGATAAATTTCATTAATCAATTTTTTATCAATTAATCCTTCTAAACATTGATTTATCCAATATCTTTCTTGTGAATTTCCATTTAACAACGTTTTAATAACTGGATAATTATTAAATTCAATATTATATGAAACATTCATAGGATAATTTTTTACTGAAACTTCTGGGATAATTGGTTTATGATATAAGTTATATCCTTCAATTTTATTATAAATCTCCATAGAATTATTACAGATTTGAATAAATTCATCTTCACTATAAAAATCTTTTAAATTCTCATATGCCTCATCATTATCCATCATATGTGCATCCCAATAAAATTGGTCAACCTCACGCTCTCCTTCTTTTGAATTTAGATAAGCTTTGTGTAAAGGTCTTTCTTTTGCTGTTAAATAATGAGCATCTGAACCAATTATCATTTTTAATTTATAAGCATTACAAATATTCTTTATACGTTCATTAAATTTTCTCTGCTCATTCGATTGGCCTGCTGCAATTTCTAAATAAAAATCGTCCCCAAAAAGATTCTTATTCCATAAGATAAAATCATTAATGTCTTTTTTTAAAGAATAGATTTCATTTTCATCTATATTTTTTTTATTTTCTGCTTTTACTAAAGCAAGGACTCTATTACCAAGAAATCCACCAATACAGGCATTTGTTGCTATTAAACTATTTGGATATTTTTTCACAATATCTTCTAGTTCATTTATTTGAGTCGGAACTCTCATCATTCCTCGTGATGAATAACCATAATACCACGCTTTAGAACTTAATTCTCTTAATGCTCTGTGCCCCATATTATTTTTTGCAATTAAAATATAGTGCCAATATTTTTCTATATTATGTCTATCCTTTACCAGATAAATTTCATTACCTAATCCAGCTTTAAAATCATTTGGAAGAATATTTTTTTCTTTTAAATTTTCTTCCGCTTGTAACCATTTTAAGTGGCCAGATAAGCATTCATGGTCTGTTAAAACGATACCTTTCATACCAAGATTATTTGCTGTTATTAACATATCTGGGATCTTATTAATTGAGTCAAAGTAAGCGGATATTTGAATATTCACTGTGTGAGTGAGTATCCATACGAGCAATATTGTTTAAACTCATAATCCTTCCCTCCTTTTTCCTTTTCTATATTAATTATATCATAAATAATAAAAAAAGTCAAGCAAAATCGCTTGACTCCCTTACTTAAATATATGACTTAACAAGCTTTAATAAATAATAATCATCATCTTTCTTAACTTTATGCGTGGCACTATAAGAAATTAATTCATATCCTTTTTCATTTGCGGCATCTTTCGTATCTCGAATAAAATTTTCCGCTTCCTGTTCTGTTTCAACACGATATTCTTCTGTTCTCTTTAATAGTTCCATTATGATTCCTCCTTAAAAATCTGCCATCTTATCATTACAGAACTCCATATCAATAATTTGAATTTGTGGAGTTTTTCTTCCTAACCATTCGTGCATTGATGCGCGACCAATAATATTAACTGTTGAATTTTTATTATTCAATAAAGTATCAGCTAGTTCTTGATCTTTAAATTTAACATATTCGATTTCATTAAATTTAAAATTGATAGTAGTTTTATCTGCTCCTACTAATTTTAGATTTTCAACTGGAACATTTTCAATTAAAACAACTGGTTCATCATTATTTTGACCAAAAACATCTTTATACTTGTCAATATCTAAAATCAATTGTCCAAGTTTTGGACTATTTCCATTTAAACTAAAATCTATTTCATAAAGACCTTGATGAAAGTCTATATTTTCTAGTTTATTATTTGCATAATTAAGAAGTTTTTCAATATTTTTTTCTTTAATAGAATAACCAGCAGCATTTGCATGCGGATAATCCTTAGATTTCTCTAAGGCCCAGACTATTTCTTACTATTTTTCAATAGAATCCCATTTCCAATTATGTATCAATAATAATTGTACTCCCCGAAGGGATAGTCGTTACAGATTAACAACAGTTCTTTCCACGAGATTGGCATATTTATTTCTAAACTTAGCGTTCCTCGTTAGCCAAAAATGACCTCACTGATAAGTGATAAAGGTATTACGGGCCATCGTATTAACCCTGAACATAATCCATTAAATTACTATCTAACAACAATTGTCTAAAATCTTTTAATTCTGATTCTCCTCTTCCTCTAATTGAACCCTTGAATTCACCATTACTATTAATTCTACCCAACATTACAGGCTTTTTATATTTTGCCGCGACACCCATTGCTACAAGTCCAGTTAGAGTATTTGGAGTATCTAATTCATCAGCATTCAAAATCAAAATTTTATTATCATCTAAACAATTTTCAATAATCTGAATATCTAATAATTCAATAGCTTTATCTTTTTCTTTATTTTGTCTTGTTCTAGCATTTGAGCAAGTTCTCGCTGCCTGTTCTGCAATCGTTTCATACTCTCCTTTATGACCTCTTTTAGTAGAAGGTACTTCCTCGTCCCCATTAATAAAGGCTCTAAAAAGAATATCCTTTTCTGAATCAGAACCAATTCTAATTAAAGCATTAATAAGTGGAACAATATAGAAAGCAACTTGAATTTGAGTTAGACTACAATTATTTAAAAAATCTTCTGTAATTTCTTCTGCCTTCATAGTAAAGAGAGGATAAGCTTGTTGTTTAATTAGACCTCTCAATCCGGAATTAACAAAATGTTTTAGCCCTTTAAGATAATATCTATTTTCTAAAGTATTCATATCCATCATGTCGCCAGTTTCGCCGCAAGCCACTAAATCCAAGTATTGTTCTAAATTAGATTCTAAATTCATTTTACTATCATAAGCCTCAATAAACTTATAAACTACACCTACACCGCTTAATGAACGATTGGGATAATTTCCACCTTGATTATTAATTACAACAGCATTTTCATCATAATAGTCAAAAATGTGGTGATCTAAACACAAAATCTCGTAACCAAAATCTCTTAACTGTTTCATTTCATCGTGGTCGCTACTGCCGGCATCTGGAATAATAATTAAATCACATCTTTTAGATTCCATTAAATATTCCATTTTCATTTGGAATCCATGCTCTTTACCTTGCGGCAAAAGATAGTCAATATCAATATTATTTTTGATAGCTTTTAAATAATTATACATTAATGCAGCACTTGAAAAACCATCAAAATCTGAATCAACAATAATTAAAATTTTATTATTTAAATTCTTTTCTAAAAGTTTAATTCCAGCATCAATATTATCAAGCTGACAAGAATTTAATTCAACTTCTTTTGTCGGGTGAAAATATATTTCTTCATTATCTTCATTAATAATTCCTCTATCTTTTAAAAGATTTGGGATAAAATTGTCTTTGATATCATAACTTGTTCTACGAACATACTTCATTTTACATAAACCACCTTATTAAATAATTTTATAAAAGTTTCTTTTCCTTCGTCTAACGGACTGTCTTTTAATTTTAATAAATTTTGATTATCATAAATAAATCCAATCTCACAAAGATTTTTATATTTACTACACATTTTGTTTAATTTATTAAAATATTTTTCTTTTTCTTTCCAATCTTCGCCTTCTTTATCAAAGGCTACTATAATTTTTTCAACACCATAATTTAATAGTAGTTGAACTTGATAATTATGTAATTGACTTCCACAAGCCGCAACACAAATATTTTTGTCATGACCAAACATTGAGTCATATAACATACAACTTTTTTCTCCTTCAACAACTATTGCCGTTTTATATTTTTTTAAATTATCTTTAACTAAATTTAGACCATAAAGATTATATCCTAATGAATGAGCATAGCAATGTCCTTCAATTGTTATTGGCATATATTTACCAATCTCTATATCTTCATCATTAAGCGCGCGGCCACGAATACCAATTAATTCTCCATTTTTATTATAATGAGGAATTACAATCTTATTTTGAGAAATACAATATCGTATATTATAAAGGCGTAAAGATTCTTCTGAAATCCCTTCATCTAACCATTCTTGTGGCATATAATTAGAAAAGATATTTAAAAAGTTTGGATTATAAACACGAAAACTAATCTGAGGAACTTGTATTTTAAATTTGTCATATTGAGATTCGTAAGGGAAATAGAATCCGTTATCTTTTTTCTTTGTAACTATACCATCTGCAATTTTTAAAACTATATCTTGATAAAAATTATATTCTATTCCTAATGTGTTGTACCTACGCTCAAACAATCCAAAAATATTAAAACTTTCGCCGCAACCACTATAACAATGGAATAATTTGTTGGCTTTATAATAATAAAGCTTCATACTAGCATCTTCTACGTTGATATTATGGCAAAGCGAAGGGAAAACTATATAATCACTTTTTTCTTCATACCTATCTGCCCCAAGAGACAGAACTAATTGAATAACTCTTTCTGGTGTTAACGAATCATTTAATTCTTGTAATGTAATTTCACTCATTATATTAAATCACCAAAAGCCTTATCTTTATAGAATTTTTCTCGTTCTTCTCTATCGCCAAAAGCCTCTTCTAAATCAGACACCAATTCATTTGTTTCATCGGCCGGCATATAGTACTCTTCATAAACTTTTTCTTTAATTTCTCCATTATTATATAACGCAAGCAAATCTGAAAAATCTTGCTCATCTTGATTCTTAAAGTCCATAATAACAAAATCTTCTAATTTTTCTTTCATTGTTGCCGAAGTAACAAATAAATCTTGTTTTCTACAAGTTCCGTAATCATAATAAGACCAAATACGAATATTTGTCCAGCGACCTCTACGGTTTTTATAAACATCAGTTACTATGTTAGGTTTTAATCCAAAGTTATCAACAAATTTAGAAATTAACTGCAATTCATCTGGCGTAACTCTGGCAAAGATACAGCCTAAATCAACTAGATTTCTAATTGCTTTACTTCCTTCTAGGTTTCTGAAATCTCTAAAACCGCCTTTGGGATCGTCCTCAGAATTTGTTTGTGTAGATGTCATAATAAAAGCATCTAATTCAATTGCTAGATTTTTTAAAGTAGTAGTAAACATTCTTAAACAAACGTGTTCTTGTAATCCTAAATCTCTATATTCACTAAGCATAGCTGGCGAAGAGAAAATATAGTCATAAAAGAAAATATTAACACCAAACTGAATTGAATATTTTCTAAATAAGTTTTTAACAACAGAACTACAAGGGTCTGGAATTCTTGCAAAAAGCATATTGTCTTTAAATTTTTCCATTATATCTGCCGCAATTTTTATTCTTGGCATTTCTTCTTCACCATAAGTACCATAAAGAAAAATTTCTTCATTATATCCTGTTAAATAAGCCAAAATCATCGTTTTAATTTCTTCTGGGTCTTGCTCTGTCATTATATATAAAACTTTTTCACAGCTACCAGTAGAAACCCATTCTCCTTTATTTCTATCATAACGAATAGGATAAGCTATATTACATGCATCTCCAACCATTTGACGGCTTTTACCCCCTGAACTCGGTGCAGATCGTAGATATAACTTTCCACGCCTGCCGCCGCGACAGACAGTATTAAAAATATCTCCTTGCAATTGATAACCAATCTCAGGAGTCTTTCGCCATTCATCAATTAATTCAAGAATATCATCAGCGGCATAACTTTCTTCAACAAGATTATTATAAGAATATTTATTTTCAAAATTAGCAACTTCACTTTTTAGAATATTAACTATATCATTTACACTCATTTTCTGGAATTTTTCATTAATTTCTACATAATTATCATCTAAAGGATTTTCACAAAAAATATCATTTGTATCGCGACCAGTTAATTGAATTTCTCTTAATAAATTTAATTTTTTTAATCTATTATAATAAAAATTAAAATTTCCCTCGTCACTATTAACTTCGCAATCTTGAAAGAATGTTACACCATTTTCTTTTTCAATTAAATTTTTTGCTACTAAATTTTCTTGTAATAAACTAATCACATCAACTGCATGAATTTTATTTGCACCATCAGCATATAGATTATATATAGCTGAAAAACCATACTTATCAAGAGAGTTTGGAAAATCTTCTGGCGCTAAATTATACTTGTCTGTTTCATTTAACAAATCGGGATGATTCATTAAGCCGCCAAGAACTTGGATTATAGTATGTCTATCAATTTGAATCATTCATTTTCTACCTCCAAATTCTTAATATCAATTTTCTTCTTTTTCCTACGATTTTTTTTCATATAATCAGAAGGTTTAAAGGAAATTTCTACTCTATCTCTTGCAAGTTGTTCTTCAATCTCTTTTGAAATTTGTTCTTGAAGCTTTTCTTGCTTTTTATAATAAGCCGCAGCCTCAGCCCAAATATAAGGAATTATACCAATAGTTTTATATTCATCTTTCACTTTATGATGTTTAATATCATAATAATATTTTAATGTTAACAATTGACCGCGATAAGGCATTCCTTGTTCTCTAAACTTATTCATTTGAATTAAATTCCATTCGCTTACAGGATTTTCCTCATCTTCTGCTCCAAATTTTCTATAAATATAAAAGAATAAAGCATCTCGATCATCATAAAGCTTTTTAGATTTTTCTTTGCTTTCTTCTGATAAATGATTCCTAACTGCCGCAACAGAAACGTTAAGTTCTCTTGCGACCTGCGCCATATTACCGCACTCTTGATAGCGTTGATTAATTTGTTCTTCCATCTCTGGGGTAATTTTTACTGCTTTTTTTCGTTCTTTTGCGCCGGGAATCGAATTTTCTTGTAATAAGTATTTTGTTACTGATGTTACTGAAATTCCTAATTCCTTTGCTACAGCCGTTTTAGTTTTTAGTTTTTCATATAAGATTGGAATTTGTTTAATAATATCTTGTGATAGTTTTCCCATTTAATCACCTTTCTTTTTATTTTCTATAGTTATTATATCATATTTTATTAAAAAAGTCAATAAAAATGACCCATTTCTGGGCCATTCTTTTTATTTACATTTTATTTGAAAGGTCATCAAGAAACTCTGCGCATTGTGCAGTTTTACTTCTTTCAGTCATTGTAAGTTTAATAGTAGCAAACATTTTAGAATAGATAGGAGATTTTCTTAATCCAAGTAAAAGCTTTAGGCCATTTTTATTTCTAAAAAGCTGACTATCTGCCTGTTTAATATCTCCATCAAAAAAGATTCTTGTACCCTCGCCGCAACGAGCAATTAAAAGCTTAACATGATCTTCCGTTAAATTTTGTGCTTCATTTATAATTAAAATAGAATTTTGAAAACTGCGGCCACGGATAAAACCCATTGGAACAATTTCTAGTTCTTCATTTTGTAACATATCTTGGACCCTATCAATACCGACTAAATCAATAAGAGGGCCAATTTGTCCTTCTATCTTAGCTAGTAATTCCATATCTTTAGATTGCTTTCTAAAGATTAGACTATATCTTATTTTTTTAAACTTAATTAAAAAATTTTAACACTTCAAATAACAAGTATTTTACTCTACTTTTCTTTTAGAATTTCGATAGTCGTTGAACGTTTTTCTTAATTAAGAAACTTCGCTGCGGATTATCTAAATAATATGATTTTACCATACCTTAGTCATTACCTTCGCCGCTATATTATTACTAATATAGTTTGGTTATATTATTCTTAAAGATTTTCCCGCAATTCATTAAATTTTAGCCGAGCAAATTTGTGCTACCCGGTAATGCCCCAATGTCCATTGTATTTTCGACAAAAGAATTATTTGGAACATAAACAATTTTTTGAATATTACCTTTTTCTAGTTCTTGTAAAGCAAAATTATTTAGTATAAACGATTTCCTTTTCTACCGTCTCTTTCGAGATACTTTAACACTAATTTAATAGTCGGAGTAGACTATATCTTTTTCTTTATTAAGAAATAAACTGTTTCGATTTTTAAAATCTACTTCCTTGCGGAATAGTCGTTGAACGTTATCATTTATGATATTCGCTGCTGATTACCTTAACAGTTTTCCAGCAATTAAATTTATTATTCAATATATATTACTATATAAGGGAGCTAATCAATAACCCGTTCCAAATTTACCTCCAGCATAGGCAACAGTAATATTTTTATTATTTAAAATATCAAACAAACAAGCCTGCTCAGAATTTCGCGGCACAATGCAATCAATATATTTATTCTTAATCTGAGGATTCTTAATTCCCCTTAGCTTACCATCACGATAAACAAGTTCTCCATAAGTTTCATAATCTTCTTTAAAATTATTATTAATACAAGGTGCATCTAAATTCTTAGCAATAATATATTGATTTTCATATAACAATCCTAATTGTTCTGGAACATTACCACTCTCATAGATTTTAGTAAATTCTTCCTCGCAATCTTTGTTCCTTAAATACCAATAATTAACACCATCATAATCGTCTGAATGTGAATATCCTTTAGTACTGATTCCTTTAATCTGTGCTTTGACTTTTAAATAAACATCATTTGTAACAAGAGTTGCGTTCTTGTCTTTAGCAATAACTAGAAGTTGGTCATCAACGGGGATATTTAAATTATCACTATCATAAAAAGAAATACTATCCATATTTCTTGAAATACAGACCGCGGCACGGCGAGCGTTAAAAGCCGTATCGTTATTCTGATTCCTTTTTAGTCCGTCTAACTCTCTTAAAACACAAGTTGGAATAATAATCTCAACATCTTTAATATCAATAATTTGTGGATAGTCTAAAAGTATATTTGTATCAACTATATATTTTTCCATTTAATTCCTCCAAATAAAAAAGGAGAGCATTTTAATGCTCTCCCATTTTAAATTAATCAATTAGTTTAATTAGTGCCTGTTCAAGTTCATTTCTCTGCTCTGGGAGAATCTCAGAGAATCTAGTTGGTTTTCCAAATTCTTCTTCAAGAACTTTTAGAATAGTTTCTTTTCTATTTCCATCTGCCTTAATCCACATTTCTTTAGCTTCGTCCATTAGTTCATCAAAAGAACGAATATTATATGGATTAGGGGCATCAGTAGCTTCGCCGCCACTCATTTCAATTTCCTTGTCAATTGCATCTTGAATAGCCTTAACAAATTCATTATAATCAAGTTCAATCCTTGGAGCAATATATTTAAAGCGGGATTTCGTTAAGAATCTTTCATCACTTCTGAAGAACATAAAACGTTTATGTTCAATAGTATCTCCCACCTCAACAGGAATATCACGAATATAAGCAATAATATCTACAAACTTATTAATTAGTAGGAATGGACGATTTGGAAGTGCAGGAACAATTTTATTATATTCCTTTCCATTATCGTCGGTATAAGCTTTCTCAGTTTCATGAGAAATAAAGTTTAAACCATAGCCGGCGTAGGCCAGACTTCTAAATGTAGACATAAATTCATCATCTAACATTTTATATCCGCCACCATAGGCGGCAACAGAACGAATATCATCTACTCCATGTTCTTGACAAAGCCACTTTTCACAAAGTTTATAAGCTTCATCAACTGTGTCGATTGCTAGAGAATAGAATTTGTCTTTTAGTGCTTCTTCTCTAATTAGCTGATTACAAAGCTGTTTCCATTCTCGCCAAGTTTTAATAGGAACTACATATGTATTATTTAATCCATTAGAACCCGGCTCAAATGAAAGAATTAAAGCTTTTTCAAATTTGGATGCTAGGGTAGTCTTCCCACAACCCAATTTGTTACCATATAGATTTTTTATTCTATATATCTTATCATTTCTTTCTGATAAGTTCAGCATACCTTTCACGTTTTTAACGCTGGAGTCTCGTGGAATTTTACTCTTTAATAGGAACTTCTAAAAGTAATTTCTCATATTTTTCTTTTTTTCTTTTTAGAAATAAAGAATTTTCTGTATAAAGAATATTATAGATTTTTCGAGTAGAAATTGTACTATAAACGAATGAATAAAAATTTTTTTCGTGTGAACTATCCTTATGAATATTAATCGCAGGAATATTATATTTATTTTCCAAAACTTTAATAATCCATTCTAATACTGGTTTAGATGCTCCACATATTCCCCATCGCAAACTTTTCCGACCATGTGAAGAATTTAAATTTATAGTTCCGTCGCCATCAAAATATCCTCTTATATAGTCAATATAAAATTTTTCATTAAGTTTAGTTGGCGGCGATAGTATATAAGTTTTTTTAGGAACTATATTATATTTTTCTAAATCTTTTTTATGTTCACTACAAGACCATTCAAGACTTGCAAATACGAAACCTCTTTTATCTTCTCTTATCCTAATAGGATTTTCAATTCCTACTACTTTTTTTATTTTTTCCAAAATTTCTTTATCTACAATAGATAACTCAATTCTTATCTTATTTCCATTTTTAGAAACATTACCATCAGAGGCAAGAAAACCTAAAAGCCAAGCCATATCTGAACTTTCTTTTTTAAAGAAATTAGGATTTTTTTCATAATGTTGAACCGTTCTGTCATTTGTTTGATTTGCTATACAAATTGATTCATGTAAATCTCTAATTTTAATATTGTTTTTTAATAATATCTTTTTTACAGTTTGTGCCGATAAACCGAACTGTTTTCCAGATTTTAATTGTCCAAATTTTTTATTTACATAATTATCAATTACTATAGATTCAATTTGATTTAGTGAAAAACCTTTATTCTTTTTTAATATTAAAGTTTCAGATGGTGTACGAATATAAATATTCTCTTCTTTTAAAATTTTTCTAACCTTATCTTGTCCGATATGATATTTTTGAGACAATTCCTTTATTGTATAAAGATTTTGATAATCTTTGATCAGTTCCTCCATACTTGGACAAACCTCCTATTAAAGTTATTTTTTCTATGCGTTGCGCGTGTCTATTGTTTTAATAATAGACTTCCGCTCGGATTAGCATCTCAGCCTTCCCGTTTTTACTCCATTTTTTCTATTGCAAAATAGAAGCCCAGTTATCTAGGCGCACCGTAAATAAGAGCAAATTTACCTCGAATATCTCTACTAATTTTTTGTGGTTCAAGTTCAAGCAAATTAATCATTTAGTGATTCCTCCTTTCATTTTAATCTAAATTTAACTTAAAATGAAATTGGCTTAAAAGCCAAAATCACTAGCAGAAGGCTTCTTAGCTGCTGGCTTACTTTTAGCCTTTGCTGCGTCTTCAATTTCCTTAATTCTTGCTTGACGCTCTCCAAGTGCTACCTTTACCTGTCCAGAATCATAAGACTTATCTTCATCTAGTGGGAATGAGCCACCAGTAATAATTAGTTCATTCTTAGAAACTGTATGACGTTCAATAACTGGAGCACCAAATGCCTGTTCCACTTTCTTTTCTTCAACCTTATAAGTCATATTAATTGCACCTGTTAGGCTCACTGTATCCTGTTCATGCCAATTCTGTTCTACAAAATTAGCTGCATTGCCTGCTTCTGCGACAAGTTCAATTACATTTGCCTTGCCACGATAACCTACTACAATAAGCTTAACCTTAATTCTACCAGTCTCTTCATCATCCTTATATTCTGGCTTAATAGAACCAACGATACCAGTTAGAGTAAACGTTGCTTCATCTGGTAGATTTCGTTTATCCTCGTTGGGGAAATTACAATCAATCTGGAAGATACCATCCACAAGCTTACCTGTGCGGTTTACATAAATATTTTCATTAATGTTACAAGTTCTGCCGCTGAACATAACTCTTGTTGGAGCGCAATCTTCTGCGGCGGCCTCAGAAATAAAATTCTTCATTGCAAGAATATTATCATAAGCCTTATTATCAGTTCCATCTGACTTCTTTCTCATTGAAAAAGAACGAACAGGAACAATATTCTCTGTCATAACACCATTAATTTCTTGGTCAACGCCAACTCTTGCAGTTGCCGTAATATACTTTCTACCGTCGGATGTCTCTCTTTCCTCAACATCAAGTTCCTTTAGAACACCAATAACAGTAACCTCATTAACACTCTGTACCTTTTCAATATCTAGCATAAATAAATTCCTCCGATAGTTAAAATTTTTAATTAATTTTAGTATTAAAAAATGACTTGTTATTCACAAGCCATTTCTTTTTTTCAATTTAATTCAATTCAATTACTCAGTAGCTGCATCTGGATCAAATGCTAGGCCATCTGGAGTTAGAGCAAAATACTTAACCTTCTTTTCCTTGCCTTCGTCATCAACAACAGTTTCGGTAATCCATTCTGCGCGGCCCTTGCGTGCTAGACCAGATACAGTACCAACTACTGCGCCAACCTTTTCAAAACCAAGTGCTGCCTGAACGTCCTTAGCGGTAAACTTTGCACCAGAACCTGCTTCCTGTAGATAAGATAGAACCTTCTTTGCGTTATCTGTCATAATAAAATCACTCCTGTAAAAATTTAAAATTAAAATATATTTAAATAGCAGGTCTTTGCTATTTATTACTTATTTATTATATCATATTTTTGAAATATAGTCAACATTTCTACTTTTCAAGAATTGCTGAGTCTATTTCATTTATTAATTCGATTGCTTTTTGAGCATTTTTAATTTGCTCTTCTAAACAGCCTTTTGAATAAAGAAAAGCTAAACGAATATAATTAATTTCCATTAATGACAATTCTTCATTATCTATTAATTTTCGTCTTATTCTTTCATAAATCTTTTCTTCGTCAATTAAAGATAAAATAAATTTTTTAGCTTTTTCATCTTTAATATCTTTTTTCTTTTCAGTTATTTCATCTGTAAAATAATACATTTTATCTAAATAACCATTTATCGCGGCTAATGCCGGACTTTTATTCTTAACAATAATTTCTCGTTTCTTTTCTAAACTCAAAACCATTCCCTCCTTTGAATCTATAAATATTATATCATAGATTGTAATTAAAGTCAACTAATTAACATATCTTGAATTTGTTCATTTTCTTCCAAATTCATTGATTTTGTTCCAGCCGCATCTCTGCTCAAAAGAGAGATTTCAGAAGAATTAATTTTAATTACTCTTCCTTTTGTATTAATAATTATATCACAATCTGTATTAATAGTCAACATTTTAACTGTCATATCGTCATCATCAAGCTTTTGAATCTTCTTGCCTTTAGTGCCGCGAGTAGCGACACCAATATCAGATAGATTCATTTTTTTAATATAGCCTTTTTTAGATACTGCAATTAAAAATTTATCTTGATTTTCAATAATTTGTGAATCAATTACTTGCGCACCATCATTGAGTTTAATTCCTTTAACTCCTGCAGCGGCACGCCCAATTGGAGAAATATTTTCTGTTTCAATTATAATACAATTGCCATCAGAAGTCAAGAAACCAATTTTTTCATTATCCATAGGATATACATTTAGAACTTCATCATTGTCTTTAAGATTAATAGCTTTTAAAGATTTGCCTCTTTTCTTCTGATATTCAGAAGTTTTTGTTTTCTTAATTATACCATTTTTAGTGACAAAAATCAAGTATTTAGCTTTTTCTTTCCTTTCCATTGTTGTTAAGGTAGTAATATACTCATTATCTTCTAATTCAAATAGCTGACTACAATTAATTTTAGCATTAATTGGTAATTCACTAGTATAAGTAGAATACATTTTTCCTGTATTAGTAAAAGCTAGTAATTCACTTAGATTATTGTCATTAATAGTTTGAACAATAACTTCGTTTTTACCTAGTTTAACTTTTGAACCCTTTCTTCCACGACGAGTAGTCATGAGAGTAGTAGATTCCTGAGTATAAATATTGTTGTGATTTGTATAATAGATTAATAATTCTTTCTTTTCAATAGGCTCAGCATCTTCTTCTTCAGAAGAAAAATCAAGATTTAATAGTTTTGTTCTTCTATTATCTCCCCATTTATTTTCAATTCTATCTAATTCTTTAATAAAAGATTCCTCAAAAGCCTCTTTATTATTAATTAGATTATCCAACGCCTTTAATTCAACTCTTTGTTTTTCTAGGTCTTTGTTAATTTTTAATGATTCTAATTTCATTAATCTTCTAAGCTTCAGTTCAATAATTGCTTTAGACTGCTCCTCTAATAGACCATACTTTTCTTTAAAAATAGTGATAACTTCTTGTTCATCATTGGCATTTTTAATATGCGCTACAAAGTCATCAATATTAGCAATTGCAACTAAATACCCCTCATTAATTAAAATTGCTTTTTGTAACTTCTTATAATCATAAATATATGATTTCTTCAAGCATGACATAGCATGATTTAAATAAGAAAGCATAATTTCTTTTAATCCGTATTCTTTAGGTTTTTCACCATTTTCAAGCATTAGCTGACAAATAGTAAAAGAAGATTGTAAGGATGTTTCCTTATATAATTGCCGACAAATCTTTTGAACATTTACACCCTTATTTAAATAAATAACGATTTTTGTACCATACTTTCCACAACTTCTATCTGTTCCATCATAATAACTTTTTATTCCAGAAAGTCTATTTTCTTCAATTGCTAATTCAATCTCTCCCATAATTCTATTTGTAAATACTTGGTAAGGAATTTCTTTTACTTCAATAGCATTTTCCTTATCATCATATTCTAATACTGCTCTTAATTTTACTGCTTTACCACGGCCGGTTCTAAGAGATTCTTTAACCTCATTAGCATTAATGATGACTGCACCTGTTGGAAAATCTGGAGCAATATAAATCTCATCATAGTCTGCATCTGGATTTTTAACTAAAATTTTAAGAGAGTTAATAGCTTCTTTTAAGTTAAATGAAGGAATACTACTTACACAACCAACACCTATTCCGGTATTTCCATTAACAAAATTTGGAAATAAAGTCGGAAAAACAGATGGATATTTATCTTCACCAGTAAAATTAATATTCCATTTATCAATTGTATCTTTTTTAATTAATCTTGTAAATTCCGCTGCAAGTTCAGAACTGCGTAATTCAAGATAACGGGGCGCGGCATAATCATCTCCTGCTGTCATAGTTCCCACATTACCTTTTGCATCTTCAAGTGGATATCTCATAGAAAAAGGTTTGGCGAATCTAACAATATTACCCCAGATTCCGCTATCTCCATGAGGATTCCAGTGCATAACTCCACCTACAATATCTGCTCCCTTTTTTCTGTTTTTATCATAGGTATTTTTATTAAAATATTGTGACCACAAAATATAGCGGCCGCCACTCTTCAAAAAGTCTCTCGCATCTGGAAGCGCACGAGTCTGAATAACATATGCACTAAAAGGTAAATAAGCCTCTGGCACTGCTTCTTTAATCTCTTTAGAAATAATCTTCATTCACTCACTCCTTATTCTCCTTCTACTGCTTTAAAATCTACATTTGAAAAAATATAATCTGAACGTTCTTCATTTTTCTTTCCTAGTAATAATTCAAGTGTGTATGCTGCACTTTCAACATCGTCCATTGTAAACTGAATTAATCTTGCATTTTCTCCATACGCTGCTTCTGCAAAAGCTTGGGCATCCATTTCACCTAAACCTTTATTCTTATCGTATTTTGCATTTGGATATTTAGCTAAAATATTTGCTAATTCTTCGTCATTATATGCCAACATAAGTTTATTATTTATAGTTATTTCATAAGATGGAAATTGCGCCCAATATATTTTTCCTTCTTTAATCAATTCTGGCATTAAGACATAAAATAAGACAAGAAGTAAACATACAATCGCAAAACCATCTGGATCGGCATCTGCCGCGAAAGCAATTTTACCATATCTTAAATTATTAACTTTTACTTTATCTAATATTCCGCAGCCACAAGCCTTTGCAACATCTTGAACTTCTTCATTTTCAAGAACTTTCTCTAGCGGATTTTTTAAAGCATTAATAATTTTACCTCTGATTGGCATCGCCGCGACGTAAGTACTATCTCTTGATGCAGTAAAAGCACCTAAAGCACTATCTCCCTCTGCTATATAAAGGATTGATTTTTCATCGTGGATTCTACAATCCTTTAGTTTACTACCCATAACGGTTTTCTTTTTAGATTCTTTTTCTACACTTTTATTCTGATTAAGTACGGCTTCTCTCGCTCTATCTGCCGCCTTTTCTGCTTTTTGGTCTTGAATTAAAAGAGCGACAATTTGATTAAATTCTTTTGGATTTTTTAGACTATATTCCTTTAAACATTCTGTGATAGCCGCAGATGTTGCGGTTCCTGCTTCTGGATTAGCTAATGAAGTTTTTTGCTGGTTTGCCCATTGACCTACTTTTACTTTAACAGAAACAAAACCGCTTAAAACATTTCTAATTCGTTCTCCTTCAAACTTAGCTTTAGCTAAAGAATTAAATGTTCTTGTTAAAGAAGATTTAAAAGCACTAATGAATCTGCCACCGTCTTTTACATATAAAGAATTAGCATAGCCTTTGATTTCACCTTTTTTCTTTACCCATTGAAGGGCTAATTCAACTTTACAGTCCTCTGTTTCATAATGGAAAGAAAAAGGTTTTGAGATAGCATTACTATTTGAGATACCATCAATTAATCCATTTTTAGAATAAAATTCCTCTACCTCTCCGTCATTATCAAGAATAAATCGTAATCCTTTTGAGAACAAACAAATATTTCTTAATAATTCTTTTAAAGGCTTTACATCAATGAAGATATCTCCATAAACTTTTTTATCTGGGACATAAGTGATTTTCGTTCCAGTTTCAGTTGTTCTTCCAATAACTTTAACATCTTCATCAGCAGTCGCGCCATCATCATTTGAATGGAAACTTTGATAATAAATATTATTGTCTCTTTTTACTTCTACTTTTAACCATTCAGCAGTATGACAGACAATTTTATTTCCCTCTCCATTACAACCAATTGCAGAAGAATAAGAATGCCCTCTATGTTTTCCACCACTATGCGGAATTAAAAATGCAGCAGTAAGAGAGTTAATTCCATCATCTCTTTGTCCTACTGGAATTCCTCTTGCATTATCTTCACAACAAATGGTTCTATTTTTTGAATTTAAGGTAATTTTACAGTAAGAATCTGGGAGTGGATAAACTTCATATTCATCTTGAACATTTACAATTAATTCACGTAATCCAAGATTAATAGCTTCTTGTTTTTCACCAGTCAAATACATTCCTAGTTTCTCTCGGAATGCTTTTCCTGCGCCCAGAGTTTCAATATCATTGGCTTCATAACTCATTTGATTCCCTCCTTTTATTTTATATATTAATTATATCATACCCAATAAAAAAAGTCAAGGCTATTTTTACCTTGACTTAAAATTAAATTAAATTGTAAATAGTTTTTCAATAGTTTCAATTCCTTTAGTTTGATTAGCTAAAGTTCTCTTATATGGTTTCTCCCAAACTATCTGAAAATCTTTTGGCATTTGAGTTTCACTAATATAAATCTTATTATATTTACTCATTTCTCTACACCAATCATAAAATTCTTCATAATCAAAAATTTCATCATAATATTGCTTTTTACTATTCTTATAAGGAATATCACAATAAATTAAGCTATTTTCTAACTTCAAATTTTGATAAGAATTACAAATAAAAATACAGTCTTTAATTTTAGGCAATTGTTCAATTACAGATATATAATGTTCCTTTTGATATAATCTACTACCATCTTTTGCAAAACTTCCCCACATTTTACCATTATAACTAGGTACAAACATCATATAGCCATAATAGTAATCGGGATACTTATCATCCTTTAACTTAAAAGACTTTTTAACTTCATTATAATGTTCTGGCCCAAAACTATTTGGTTCTGGCATTTCCCATCCAGATACTAATGCCTGATAGAAAGCAATTAAATACTAATTAATATCACAAAAAATTCTATTATTAAATTTTATATTTTCTATGATATTGCCACCTCCACCAAAGGGTTCGACATATGCTTCATAAATACCTTTATCTAACTCTTTCTAAATAATTGGACAGATAAATTTACTTATTTTTTTCTTTCCTCCAACATAAACCAAAAATGCTCCCTCCTTTATTCATCTTCTTCGCTAATTACAACACATGATGTTGTACATATTTCACAAAGTAAACTTATTAAAAATATTACTATTTCGATCTTAATAATTATATCAAGAATCATTTTAACCTATCACCTATCCAAATTTTTCAACAATTTCTCTCATATCATTATCTAAATAATTCCACATTTTATCTTCAATTTCTTTTGGAATGCCAAATAAAGGCTCTGCCATGCTACCTACAATTGCACATATCGTATCAGTATCGCCGCCAACATAAATAGACTTACGCATTGCATCTTCAAAACTTGAACTATTTAGAAGTATAGAATAACATATGGGTATAGTTTCTTGACAAGTTTCGTTAAATTGAATTTTTTGAATTGGTGGTAAATCACCATATACAAATTCTATTTTATCTTTAATTTCAGTAATATTAGTCTTATTATTGATCATTAGCCAAATAGTATTAACCACACTCGTTGCGGCATTATAGCTTTCCTAATGATTGTGAGAAATCCACGTTGCTAAATAAGTCTAATCAATAGCTTTTTTAGAACTATCTTTATAAAAATATGGAATAGAAGATATTCTCATTGCCGCGCCATTTCCATAAGAATTATATGGCTTTGGTGGATTTTGTTGTAACCATTTATTAAAAGATGCTCCATAAGATAAATCTGGATATTTTCTACAAAAAGTCCATAGATTTCTTGCGTAATCAACTACTGTAGGATATTCTTTTTCTAACTAAGCCTTACATATTCCTAATGTTGTTATTGTATCATCCGTAAAGAAATTATAAGGAGTGAATAATTCTAAACTATCTACATCTCCTTTATAATTATCGAATTCATAAATAGAACCTATAATATCACCTATTATTGCGCCTTTAATAAAAACCACCTCGATTTTCCAAAATTCTTAATCTTTTATATCTTTATATTATTTTTCCTCTATTTCATCTCCCACAATTATATAGGATACAGCATCCTCTTTATCTATAGAAGATTCACCGGAAGTTCTAAAATAATTATTATTTTTATTTAAATATGCTACCTTATACGCTACGTCTTTATCTTCTTTACTTTTATCTCTCGAAACCGTCCTTATAACTTCCCAACAGTTTTGATTTGTGCTACCTCTTAAATCAAGAGTTGGAGTAACATTACTTTGATTATATTCTCCATCAATAATATAATCACAATAATCATAAAATCTAGAGTCAATATCCAATACTTTATGCCCAGTATATAGAATAATCTTTATTCGCGGCACTTCATCTTTAATCTTCTTACACAATTGTAAACAAACTTCTTTATTTTTATCCGCTGATGGTTGACCGCCGCTTAAAACAAAATAATCAATATAAGGATTTTTTAAAGATTCAAGAATCTCTTTCTCTTCTTTTTCAGTAAATGGTTTCCCGAAATTATAATCTTGTGCTTGTGGATTGTGACATTTAGGACAACTCATATCACATCCACTAACGAATAAAGTAGTAGAAATACCATGAGAATTCCCAGTATCATAATAAATAATATCAGCGTAATTCATTTTCTTTCTTCTCCTTTAGCTTTGCTTCTGCCGCAAGTCTACGTTTTACTTTAAGTTCATCATAATATTCTTTCATACCATCGCCGGCGCATCGTTCTAACCAAAGAATTTCTCTATGTTCTGGTTTTAGTCTAGCATCTTCATCAAAAAAGTCTTTCCAGTCATCTGTTAAAAAGAAACTAATCTGATAAAGCATTTGTTTTAATTCATAGATTTTAATTGGATCAGTTTCAGTTTCAAGTTGTTTTGACCATCGTTCATTCGCGCGCTCAATAACAATTGGGATATTCTTATCAAAAACCTTATGACGATGGCCAAAAGGCTTAGTATCTCGTAGAATTTTATTCCAAAAACGAACACCAAATGGACTATTATAATCATGAATCCGTTGGTTTTCCTTTACGAGATTTTTAATTACATTCTTTTTTGTTCTCTTAACTGGCTTTCTTTCTTTTTTAATTTTCTTTTCTTCCATTTAAGATACCCTCCTTTTATTTCTTTATTTTTATTATATCATAAAAAAAAGGAGAAGTCAATAGACCTCTCCTTTATAGGTTGTTAATTTAAATGCTTTACTCGATTATAAATATCAGACGAACGTCCTGCATTTGGTGTATAATTATTTTTTCCAAATGAACTCATAATTACCGCAATCATAATTCTTTAAATACCCCTCATTTTTCATTATTACATCTTCATCTTTCATTTGTGTCGCATATCGACTAATAGACTCATTTGTTTTTAAATTAACCCAACGATAATTTGGTTTTGTAATTTTAACAAAAGACATTCCCAGATTATAGTATAAATTTCCCTTTCCTTTTGAGATATTACAATAAGAAATAACTTCATTAATCTCTGGATTATCTTTTAAAAATTTCTTAAAAAGCTTACTTGCTCCGCCAATTACAGTCATATTTTTTTTATTGCAAAAACGTAAAAGCTCCATTACATTTGACCGGCCTAAAAAATTATATCCAAATGTCATACAACTGACTAATTCTCCTTTATAATATAAACCATAATAAAAAGATGCCGCTCGAAAGCCTTGTAAATGATTTTCATCAAGAAAAATATGACAGTCTTTTGCTGTAATTTGGCGTATTTCTGTATTTCTAGCATAAATTCTATTAGATTGATTTGTTAAATTTTTTAATTGGCTAATAATAATTTCCCTTTTATCCTTATTTTTCCATTCATCTTCCCAAATATGATAAATAAAAATTTCTTTTTCTTTTGCTTTCAAACTTTTTTCTTGATGATAGTTTTTAGGACGATGTTCATCATCATGCCAATAGTTTCCATTAAATTCAATTCCTATTTTATAACTTGGTAAATAAATATCTATTTCTTGTCCTTGCAAAATTTTTCTATTTCCTTTTTCAAAATCTATATTCATTGTTTTTAATAAATCACATATCTCATCTTCATATCTTGAATGATTGCTAGATTTATAAGGAATAGTTTCTAAATGATATTTATGATAATATTTATAGAATAAAGAGCCGCTATATTCCAATCTTTTTTCAATCTCATATAAAGTTCTTTTTTCTTCTGGGATACTTAGAAGAAAATCTCGAAAATTTTCCTCACTACTAAAAACTTCTATTGCTTTTTCAGACAATTGAGTTGTACTACTTCTACGTCCATAATGTTCACACAATGTGTCCGTTGCTTTTTCTTGAATCGCTTGACTATGAAAAGGAGTTTCTCCACCATATCTTTCTAGGCACGTTTGCTTTCTTCTTTCGTTTATTTCATCAATTTCCCTTAAATTTCTTGTTCCATATCTTCTCTCTAATGTGTCGCCTATTTTATCCTTGACTTCTTTTGCCTGCCAACTATATTCAACTCCATATCTTTCTAAACACGTCTGCTTTCTTTTTTCATTAATTCTTTCTTGTTCTTCTTTAGTTCTTTTTGCGCCCTGTTTGCATTTTTGCTTTTTAGACTCGCTACTTTTATATAAATTATTTTCTTTTATGATTTTTGTCAATTTATATTTAGAAATATCAAAATATTTTAATGTTTCTACTTGAGTATGATTCTGTTCAAGATAATATTCTCTAATTTTATCAATAAGTTCTTCGTCCATATATCCTCCGTTAATTTAAATGTTTTACTCTATCAAATACATCCATTGCTCTGCCCTCGGTCAGATGATTTAATGTGGACAAATATCCACATACACGATAGTTTGTCCGAACTCGCTCTATTTCTCCACACTTAGGACATTGCCATCTAATTTCTCCATTTTTTACAATTTTTTTAAAATCATATCCAGAAAATAGACAATCCGGATTCTCACATTGAGAAACTTCACTATTTATTTCAGCATATAGACAATTATTACCAATATGTTCAATCAATTCAAGCATAGCACCAATATTGTTAGAAAGATTTGGAACTTCTATATAGGAGATACTGCCCCCCTGCGTTTTATCACTAAATTGTGCTTCATTGGATAGTTTACTAAAAGCATCAATTTTCTGAAATACAGGAATATGATAACTATTGGTTAAATAAGTTCTTTGAGTTCCATCTCCAACTTGTCCGAAATCCCTTAAACAAGCTTTTGCAAATTTATCTGTAAGAGCTTCAGCAGGAGTTCCATATAATGCAATACTTACATTTATTTTATCTCCAAATTCTTTATTTTTTTCATTTAAATAGTTTAAAATCTTATTAGCTAATTCTTTTCCTTCTCCTTCTTCCCAATGGTTCTTATTAGTGATGTACTTTACACATTCATATAAGCCACTATATCCTAGTGTACAAGTATAAAAGCCACCATATACCAATTTCTCAAGATTGTCTTCTGGATTCAGTCTAGCCATTCCGCCATAAACCCAAAGAAGAGGACAAGAACCAGCTTTAATTTTTGCTACATGATTAATTCTCCATAACATGTCTTGATAAGCAATATTTAGATAGTGGTCTAAGTTTTTAAATAAAATTTCTTCTGAATGTTCTTTATTATTCTCCATTGCAATATAAGGCAAATTTAAAGATTGTACTCCACAATTACCTCGGCCCCATACTTGCAATTTTCCAGTTTTTGGATTTATCCAAGGAGAGAGCAACGCGCGGCAGCCCATGCTTGGAGTACAAATACCCTTTAATTCCATATGTTTTTTTACACTCATATAATCTGGAACTAATCTCTTAGCAGAACATTCTGCACATAATTTAGTTATGTCATAGTATTTTCCGCCTTTCATAGTATCCTCATCTAAGAAATAAAGGATTTTTGGAAAATTAGGATTTACTTTGACACCACTCTTATCCTTTACTCCGTTAATTCTTTGCTTTAACATCTCTCTAAAAATTAAAATTAAGTCATCAGTATAATTAGAATCTTCGTTTAAATATACAGAAACGGTTAAAAATACTGCTTGACCGACAGAACTGCACAATGTTGAATTTTGGTAATCAAAGCATTGCATTCCTTGTTCGATTTCTTTTTGTAAACGTTTCTTTACAATCTCAGCTTTCACTCTTTCATAATTAAAATCATAAGTATCAGAAATTTCATCTAACATTAAATTAATCTCATCTTCTACTTCTTTTTCAATTTTCTTTCTACTTATATCAACAAATTTAGCTAAATGTAATAAATTAATTGTGCACCCACCATATGAATTGCCTGTTACATGACTTAAAATTTGTGTGGTGATAGTACAAGCAGTTAAAAAGCTTTTTGGTTTCTCAATCCAGCGGCCACCTAGTTCAAAGCCATTCTGTAATAATTCATCTAGATTGAGTAAACGGCAGTTTTCCATGCTTCTAAATGAATAAGCCATATCATGAAAATATACAACACCGCGATCGTGAGCCTCTAATGCTGCTTTTGGTAATGCTGCTCTCATCGCTTCTTTACTTGGAATTTCAGCTAAATAAGAATTTTTAATATGTGTTAATGTAGTATCTTTATTTGCATTTTCTTCTTTTACTCCGTCTAAAGAATAAAGAACCTTTTCAATTTCAGTTGGGTTTTTAGCCATTCTTTCTTTATCCATTTTATAACTTGAATATTCTCTGGCAATATCCGGTGCATCACTATAAAGAACGCTCATTACAGTATTTTCAATTTCTTTGACTTCAATTTGATTATCTTTACTTTTATCCATAATTAATCTACAGATTTTATTAGTTAAAGAATCAATCAAATCAAAATTTGGATAAGAAATTTGATTCGCTGCTTGAATAATAGCATTTCTAATACGATTAGAATTGAATTCTTCGCTCTTGTCGTGTTTCATAACAGTAATCATTTAATTACCTCCTTCTATTTATTCATACTTATATTATAATATAAATAGATAAAAAAGTCAAGAGAATTAATCTCTTGACCTTAATCTTATTTTATTTTCCAATTATGCATTATATCAAATAGTTCAACAATATAACTATTGCCACCAAGCTTAATATAATTTTCATATAAAGAACATAAATCCTTTTTTATATGGAGCGGTATTTCCTATTTATCTTCATAAGTTTCATATATGTCTGTAATAGAATGTCTTAAACTTGCTAAAGTTCCATCTTTATTATCCGCAATTTTTGAATCAATATTCTTTAATAAATTTTTAATTTCCTTTTGAGAATCAAGTTCTGTTTCTCTTATTAAATTCTAAATCCATTTTTTTGGTTTTTTTGCTAATAAAGTCACACAACCAATTATTGTTACTATTGCGCCGCAAACTCCACTAATAGTTAGTAATAATGAAATTATTTCTGTCATTTATTTCCACCTCCATTATTGAAGTAGGAATAATGATGTTTTGATTTTACTATAAAATCCTTATTAGTCAATATATCTCTTATCGTTAATTCTTCTAATGCCCAATAAGGTATTCTAATTAAAGGTATTTTATTTAAAAGGCAAAAAGAATTCTTTTTTTCATCCATAATAATTTCTTTTCTAAAACCTGCTTTTGTTTTATGAAAATATGGAATATATTCAAAATGCTATTGACCGTCTACCTCTAAAAGAAAAAGAAATTTATTATTTCTATAAACAGCAAAATCAAATCTTAAAGGTTGTTTAAATCCTCTTAAATTATTAAAACTAATCTCTTTTTTATAAGAGAAACCATTAATAGATAAAATTCTTTCTATTTTCTTTTCTCCTTTAGAACTCATTAACCTCATCCCTTGTTGGTGGTTTACAACATTTTTTAGGCGGTATAAATACTGGATACGGCATTGGCATAAAACCTACTTTTCCGTTATTCGGATGATAGCATGGAGTTTTTTTAGGTTCAATATGATATGTAGCTAAATAGTAATAAGTATTATCATCTAATTTAATACCGTCTGGATATTGTGCAACCATTCTTCTTAATCCGTCTTCATATGATAGGCCACGTTCCCATTCATAAAATTGACAATTTAATTCAGCGGAAAAAGCAGTGACGTTAATAACATCTTTTTCTTCTGGTTCTTTTGCTTCCAAATCTTCTTTAAGAGTTGCTAAACCCAATTGAATATCGTCATTGTGTTTACTATTTATTTTAAAGATTGCACCATAATATGGCTCTACTCCATCAGATATATTAAATAATTTTGTTTCTTCATTATATTTTGCTGAGAAAATAATATAGTAAGGATCAACAAAATAAACAAAATTAAAATTATTTGAATCTATATATTTTAGTTTAAACAGTGTTGCTTTTGTATCTTTTTCACTTGTAATTTCTGTTGGTAGATACTCTTCTGGTTTTTCGACTAGAGTACCATCAAAATGGGGAAGATATGGAGCACAACAATTTATCTCATAATCATCTTTTGGTTTCCCTACTATATTTTCAATTAATTGCGCCGTTTTAAGATAATCAGAACGTATTGAACATACAGGAAATTTGGAACAAGTAAAGCATCTAACATGAATACTTTTATCTGGCGGCAATGGCTTATCAGATTTAATAGGTGTCATAAAATTCTTACAATCATACATTAACTATTCACCTCTTTAGATAAAATAAAAGGAGATAGAATCGCTTCTATCTCCTATCAAAATAATGTATTAATTTAATAAAAATTTTATAGTTTTTTAGTCTTACTTAATTTGAGAGAAATCACAATCATCTTCTGTTTTATCGTCTCTCCATTTTACAATTACGCCATGTCGCAATGTATAATGTCCAGTATTATCAACGTCTTGAATTTCCATTGCATTTAATTCAGCAACTTTTCCGCGCCATTCTTCTGGCTTTGTGATAATTTCTTCTTTTAATTTATCTGGAATACCAGAAATATAACCAATAGAATATTCTTCTCCATTTCTCTTAACTGCGAATTCAATTGCAGAAGCCCATCCCATAGCATAAATTTTTGTGACCGGCACTACTGGTTCTCCATTGATATAAGAATTAAATTGATTAGAAGTAAATCGTTCCCCAGTTTTAGTATTAACCCAGTAATTCCATTCTTCAAGCGCTGTTTTTCCTTTGTATTCCATTGTTGGTTTACGATAATTACCAGTTACATAAGCGTCAATAGTATCTTGAAGTTCCTTTTTTAGTTTAAGAGTTTTCCATGCTGTTCTCTTTCCGGGGCAATAAGGATAGTCTTGATGTGTAATAACAATTCCTTCTCGTCCTGCGGCAATAACAGAGCCATATAAATTCCAAAGCTCTTCACCAGAGTAATAAACAGCCTCGGAACAATATTCTCCATAGTGAATAATCTTTTGATTAATTCTCTCTTTAAAGGGCTTCTTTAGCCAAGATTCCCCATTATAGGCAATAATATCAAAAACATAGTAATGTAATGGGCTTTTCTTTTGTCGTTCTAAGCACTTATCTTTTAAACAATTGAGAATTGATGTAATCTTACGACTACCTTCGTTATTCGGCAAATAGATTTCTCCTAATAGAACTGTTCCATTTGGAAGATAAGATAATTCCTTAGTAATTTGTGGAATCCATTCTGCCTTATCCATAAAGCCGCCATTAACTGATTCTGTCCGACTTCTTAAATGGAAATTGCCTTCCATATCTTTAATAAGCATATTCCATGCTCCATCAACCTTAATACTGCCATAGTATTCGCCGCAAGTACACATATATTTGGCTTTTTCTTTCTTTTCAGCTACAGAAAATTTCTTTGGAAAAGAATAGTATTTCGCGGCTTCCATATTCCAAAAATCATATTTATCAATAATAATTTCCATTTAAATACCTCTTTCTTTATTTTCTTTAATTATACTATAAACAGAAAGAAAAATCAAGCTTTTCCACTAAGCATATTAATAACGCCATAGATTTCTTCCCAATTATAGCAACGAAAATAAGTCATATCTTTTAAAGTAAAATCCCTATTATAAGGATAATCAAAAATAATTTTAAATTTTTGAGCACCGCCTAGATTGTCTAAGTGGTCATCAATCATAACATCAATATTCATTAGTTTCTTATTGGGGCAATTGAAAAAGCATTTCCGAATATCAAGATATGGAAAATTACGCTCTAACCAGCTAGCTTTTTTAAAGAAGTTTCGTGGCTCTGTCTTTGTAATAAAATAAATAGTATGTCCATCATTAAATAACTTAGAGATAAATTCTTTGCATCTAGGAATAAATTCAATCTGCCGCCATACTTCTCCCGATGAGAAATATTTATAAAAGTTATCCTTATATTGCGGCTTGACATAATTTTCAATATGATATTTTTTAATATCTTTCATTTGTAGGTTATCGCCGCTATCTCTATTATAAATTTTTAATACTGTTTCTCCAAGGTTATTAATTGTTCCATCAATATCAATTCCAATAATCATTTATCAAGTCTCCTTTACTTCCAATCAATAGAAATAATTGAACAATTAATTAACTGTCCATTTTTATCTTTTCTTTTTGTTTCAATAACAGAAAGTCCATTATTAATAATCATCTTTTTAATAGAGGGCCATTTACGCTGTCTTCCATTTGTATCTCTTAAATCAAAGAAATCTACTAATGCAGCCTTATCGCTCTTAGTCAAAGGTTTGCCGATTAGGGAGTTAATTTTATCGACAATTTGTTTTTGAGTTAAGGCTTTCTTTTTTGCATTAGTAGAATTAATTACTGCTGCTTGTACTTTATTATAGCCATCTTTGATTGAATTAAATTGGTCAATCCAATATTTTTCCTTTTCATCAAGTTCACTTTCGCCGCAAACTTCAAGTATATCAAAAGTAAAATAATCTGTATGATGAGCAAGTTCAAAGTGAAAATAATCTTCTAATTCAGTAGTTTCATATCCTTGTTCAATATGCTGTTGCCAACGTCCAAGAATATTTATTGACCTACCTATATAGCATTTTCCATTATACTTATTTTGAATTTTATAGATACCACAAATAGATTGCATTTTATTAACCTCACTTTCATTTACAATAATATTATATCATAGATTATAATAAAAGTCAATCCTTAATAAAAGTATCATAAAAGATTTTTGCTTCTTCTTCTAGTTCAGCCAAGCCGCGACTATTATTAATTATAATATCATAATTATAATTAAGAACATTTTTATCTGCGTGATTAGATAGACATTGTTCTACATTATTTCTTTCTACTAAAATAGTCGTAGCATTATAATCTTTAACGAATCTTTTAATTTCTTCCGGTTCTCTACAGTGAATAAACATTGCCACGGCGTTACCATAAGTCCAATAACTAATTTCTTGACAGCATTTAGTATATGGAATATCTCTCCATTCTGTTAGCATATCTTTTAATTGAGAAAGCATTTTTCTACTTTTATTATCTTTTTCTCCTTCCCATCCAAATAGTCCGGCAATATATTTAACATAATCAACAGTAGAATAATTTACTATTGTTTTTTGATGTTGGGCGGCAATATCACTTATCATATTAACAAAAGTATCTTTACCAACTTGATTGTGCCCATTAATTACAAATAGTTTCATCATATACACTCCTTTTAAATATATTAAAATTATTAGGTTCTTGACTTGGGTTTTCTATAGTTGTGAAAATAGGATTTTTAAATAAATCTTCTTCTTCCATATCATCATCAATAATATAAAGAATAATAATATTTTTATTTTCATTAATTTTACTAATTTTTTCTTTTAGTATATCGTCTGTATCATTTTTTGAAATATAGATAAAAAAATGAGAACATGAATCTATAATTTCTGATAAATTATTTTTATAAATATTTTCTATTTTATAATTATATTTAAATTTTTCAACATTCTTACTATTTAAGAATTTACTACAGTCATTAAGATATTTAATATTATCTTTTGGTTCATAAAAAAATAAGCAAGTTCTAATTTCTTCATAAGTCATATGCTCTAGTGGTTTAATTACTAATTTGAATTTACTGAATTTTTTCCAATAATCAGAGACTTTATAGATAGGATTAAAACTAGAGATAATAATACTATTTGATGTATATTTTTTTAAATCTCTATTTTTAATCTTTTTATATTGTTTGCTATCAAATATATATTTTTTAGTTTTTCTTATATTTCCCCATATTAATAATTTATAATTAGTATTTAAAAAATATAAACAATTATTAATAATACATAGATTAATATAGCTTAACATATCATCATTATAATCAAGAATAATATATTCAATATTTTCATTATTTTTTATTTGATTTACTATATTATTCATTATTTTTTGTATATAATAATTTGTTTGATATTCTATAGCTTCTTTATTAAGAAGAAACTTATAAAATTGTCTTGTAAAATCCAAATTTGATTGTAAATAATTGATTGAATTATTCATTCTCATCCCTCCTATATATAATATTATATATAAACCAAAAAGAAAAGTCAACAATTAAAATTTAATTCTAAAGTATTTGACATTTTTTATAAAGTGTTATATACTATATAATAAGGAGTGAAAGAAATGCAAAGTGAAATTAATGAATATTCTACTATATATCATATACAAAGAGATATAGTAGCAAGAACTGCGGCTAACTTAAATTTTGAATTAAATAAATATAAAACAACTATTTATTTAACAAAAGAGAACGAAGATTTTATTATAAATGCAAAAAGTTTAATAGGTTTATTACAAGGTCATTTTAGGGAGAATGATATTGTAAAATTAATGCTATTTGATACTAATTATAAGGAAGTTGGTGAAATAAAAGAACTATTTAATACTATAGGGAGGGAATGTAATGGCTGCTAATTATAGAGTATTTACTATTGATGCTGGGCCAGCAGATAATATTGTAGATAAAATTTATGAGCAACTACAAAAAGAAGGATATAACAATCCAGATTTCAAACTTCATTTTGTAGGTTTTGAAGCTGAGAAAGGAACACAGTTTAAATTAAATCAAAATAACATGGTAGTTCCTACTAATGGCTATTTTATTTCTCCTTATGAAGGGGAATATTATTTAAATATTAATGAATTATATATGACGAATGGCTGCTCATAGCAGAATTTTTATTGTATATATTAATAAAGAGGTGATATAAGATGAGTTTTAATCCTTTTATTGGAACATCTAATTCCTCTGGCGGAGGAACTGGACAAGATGGTAGAGGAATACAAGAAATATCTTGGATTTTAAGTTCTACAGGAACTAAGCCCGGTGAAGCCGGAGCAAAAGATACTTATCAAATTCTTTATACTGATGGCTCAACTTCTACTTTTATTGTTCAGAATGGTAAAAATGGTAAAGATGGAGCAAAAGGTGAAAATGGTACAAACGGAAAAGACGGACAAAATGGTAAAAATGGCATAACTCCTATTTTCAGAGTTTCATCTAATTATATTCAAGTATCTATTGATAATGGACTTAATTATACTAACCTAGTTTCTTTAGACTCTTTAAAGGGTGCTGATGGAGAATCTTTAGAATTTAATTGGCTCGGAACTAAGCTAGGCATTAAAAAAGCTAGTGAATCTGAATATACTTATGTAGAATTAAAAGGAGAAACTGGTAATAAAGGAGAAAGAGGCGAGAATGGAGCAGAAGGCAAGTCTGCTTATCAAAGTGCTCTTGATACAGGATTTGACGGCACTGAAACTCAATGGGTAGAATCCTTAAAAGGAGAGCGAGGTTTATAGGGTGTCTCTATTACTGCCGCATCAATTAATGATGATGGGCATCTAATTTTAACCTTATCTTCCGGCTCTACTATTGATGCCGGCAATGCAAAAGGCGCAGATGGAACTTCAATTAATATTAAGGGTTCATTAAATAATTCTTCTGAATTACCTTCAACAGGTCAGAAAATAGGAGATTGTTATTTAATTAATGGTCATTTATGGATTTATACTAATAGCTTAAAAGAAACTGCTATTAATGGCTTTGATGATGCGGGTAATATTCAAGGCCCAGCAGGCAGGGGAATTTCAACAGTTACAATTAATGATTCTGGTATTATGACTATTACATATAGCGATGGTACAAGCAATGAAATTGGTAATGTAATTGGTCCACAAGGTCCGCAAGGTAAGCAAGGTCTACAAGGTATACAAGGCGAGTCTGGTTTTAGTCCAGTAGTTTCTACTTCTAAGATAGATAAAGTTACAACTGTTACTATTACAGATTCTACCGGTGAGCATACTTTTGAAATTAATGACGGTATTGATGGTACAAATGGTGAAAAAGGTGAACAAGGTGAAATTGGAAAGTCAATTGAAATTGCTGTAAATGGAGATTATATCCAATGGAGAGTAGTTGGAGATTTAGCTTGGACAAATCTAATTGCTGTCGCGGCACTTAAAGGTGATAAGGGCGAACAAGGAGATAAAGGAGAACAAGGTCTTCAAGGCGAAAAAGGCGAATAGGGTCTTCCGGGTATTGATGGAAAGAATATTGAGTTAGGTACTTCTGAAACATATATTCAATGGAGAACAGTTGGAACAGAAGAATGGAATAATTTAATTCCAATTAGTACTTTAGTTGGCAGCGCCGGAAGAGGAATTAATTCAATTGAATTTACTTCAAGCACCGGTGGAGATATTGCTGGGCTTGCGGGAGCAATAGATACTTATACTATTACTTACTCAGATAATACTAGCTCTACTTTTACTGTTTATAATGGTAAAAATGGTGATAGTCATACTCATGAAAATAAAGAAGTTTTAGATAAGTTAAGCGATATTAATGGAAGTCTTGGCTATAACAATGAAAATGTATTCAAAGTGTGGTATGGAACTAAAGAAGAATATGAAGCAATTGCAGATAAGAAAGATGATTGGACTTATATTATTACAAATGATAATCTTGAGGATACAATCGTTCAGTTTACAAAAGCGGAAACAAGAGAACCCATTCAATCTGGTGATAGCTTAGGCGTAATATTAGGAAAAATTGCTAAATATTTAGAAGATTTAAAGGTTGTGGCTTTTACTGGGAATTATAGTGATTTAGTTGATAGACCTGCGGAAGTAACTGATGCTGAATTAAATGATATTTTAGTATGAGGTGATATGAAAAGGATAGTAAATTATTTACCTTGCACACCATAGAAACTCTTTGGAATAAAATAAAGAATAAATTTTATGTTAAGTCTGCTAATGGAATACCTAAAAGTGATTTAGATGCTACAGTTTAGTCTAGTTTAAGTAAGGCAGACACGGCACTGCAAAAGCATCAGGACATCAGCGGTAAACAAGACAAACTAACTGCTGGTACTAATATTACAATATCCGATAATACCATCAGTGCGAAAGACACTACGTACACTAGCAAATCAGCAGTCAGTGGTGGTACGGATGTATCGTTGGTTACTACAGGCGAGAAGGCTATATGGAATGCGAAAACGTCTAACGTTGGTACTATCACAGGCATCAAAATGAATGGTGCAAGCAAGGGTACTAGCGGCGTAGTTGATCTTGGTACGGTTATCACAGCACATCAAGATATTTCCGGCAAGCAAGACAAGTCAACGGCTGTAACACATAGTGCAAACACGGCGGTTGGTTCTACTACAAAACCTGTTTATGTTGATGCAAATGGTATCGCTACACCTATATCCCATTCCATCAATTCAGATGTCCCTGCGAATGCAAAATTCACTGATACTACTTATGGTGATGCCACAGAGTCTACGCATGGTCTAATGAGTGCGGCAGATAAGAAGAAATTAGACGGTATGGATTTGTCGAAGTATCTGCCACTGTCCGGCGGGGCGATGGTTGGTGGCATCGATATGCAGACCAATAAACGGGATATTTTGATTGGAACGCAGCCAGCATCTGCCATTAACACCTTTACACCGGTGTCGTCTGGGCAGATAACTACAGATAAAAAGTTTGTTGATTTGTTGCCAACTATGCGTTCATATATAGGCACATATAATTACAAAACTTCGTCCGCAGATGATTGGTATGATCTAATCTCAGTCAGACATCGAAACGGTTATGGCGATGGTAGTGGCTGGGGTATGGCGATTTTTGCACCTTTGTTTGGTGGAGATTTGCAGTGGAATTTGAACACCAACAAGGGTGAGTGGCAAGGCGGACGAGTGCTGCTGGACAATGTAAACTTTACTAGGTACGCCCTAGCCAAAGACGGTACGGCAAAAAAAGCTGATTGTTTAAGCACGGGTCAACTAAAATTTGGATATATACAATGGCACGAGCACGGCAAATGCCGGAAAGACATGGGCAAGGGTAGCTTATTGCGTAGCACCAATAGGCTATACGACAATCACAATGGTAATGCTTATAACGAGCGGAAATTCAGGCGTAGGACTATTTGAAATAGACTTCAGAAGTAATATTAACAATGACGGATTTGAATATTTTAATGTTAAACAAATTATTACTAATTTTCCGGAAAGAATATCAATAAATGACATAAAAGCTTTTGCGAAAAGAACAAGCGACGGAATGCAGTACGAAATATGGTATAACATCAAAGCCATTTACGGCACACGGCAATTCACTTGCCTAGCAGAGCAACTCTATAATGGGAAAAATTCCAACAAATGGAAATTTGAAACGCATACTGCCGATGATTTTGCATCATCTCCGCCTGCCGATGGCACGGAAGCTACGTATAAAAACTGTGGCGTTGTATCGACCGCCGAGACTCTTACAGATAGCGGCTGGATTATCCCAACATTTCCAAGTGGCATCAAAAGCAGCACTATCCGATACCGCAAGCAGGGCAAGATCGTGTCTGTAAGCGGATACGTTACTTTTTCAGAATCCGTGTCAGCAAAAGTAGTGCTTACACTCCCAGAGGGATACAGACCGCCGGCAAAAATCCAACAGTTTAATGCTATTGATGGCTCAGCACAACCATCTTTTTTGACCACGATAGACACAAACGGCAAAGTCAGCTTCGTTGGCAAAACGCAAGGATTTTTTACTACAGCAAATGAGTACTATATCCACTGTACATTTTTTGTAGATTAACATTTAATTCAGCCATTTTAGTTTTATTGACTAACTAAGAAGGAAATCACATGAAAGAAACTATTTATACTACTGTCGGTATTGTTGGCTGTTTGGTTTAAATGGTTATCAACCGGATTTATTGATTAATGGAGGTGAAATAAATGTCAGTATATCAAGGAACTAAAAAAATTTCACAAATTAGAGTTATTTCCGATTCCTTAAATACCTCCGATGCAACTGCAACTTCATCAGATATTCTTCTAAACAAAACTGCATATGCAAAAGGAGAAAAGATTACTGGTACTATAGAATCTTTAACTGAGCAAGAGTATATTCCAACAATTGAAGATATTTCAATTCCACTTGGAAAATATTTAAGCGGCAATCAAATTCTTAAAGGAAGTCCTAATCTACTTCCCGGAAATATTAAAAAAGGTGTAGAAATTTTTGGTGTTACCGGCACTTTTGAAGGTAGCGGAGGCTCTGTAAAAAAAGGAACGATTCTAGACACTACTACTTCAACTTCTCAACAAGATACTCTTAATAATTGGGGTAATAAGTGTTATATTAAAGATGGAGATTTAGATTGGATGACTCTTAATGATATAGTTGCTCATTGGGGAGGCGTTGCTTCTCAAAATAGTTTTATAGGTAGAGAAAATGAAAAATATGGTATTTATATGACCAACTGGACGGAATCAGAGAAAGAAACAAGTATTTTATTTACAGAACCTTTTGAAGTAATTGCTGGAGATTTTTTACTAACTTTTAATTGTAACATTTCTAATTGGATGAATTAGACTTTAAATATTCATTTTCTTACTGCAACAGGGAATACAAAAAGTGATATTCTTACTCAGTTAACAGAGAAGATTGCAGCAGAAGATTATGTTAAAACAATTACTTTAACGTATATTGGGGCTAATTCTCAGAAAGATGTTACTGTAATTGATACTGCATCTGTTGCTGGTAATTATTATATGTATATTGATGGTTTTAAAAAGTCAGATAATAGTAATTTTAATTTAATTAAGATAGAGTACATTAACTTTTAAGGAGGGATATAAATGATTAAGCAGTCAAATGAATTAGTTGAAAAATATTCTCTTAATAAAGTTAGTAATTATTATTATAAGGTATTATTAAGAGATAATATCGAAGAAAAGAATAGTATTTATACTTATAACGAGTATGAACTAGTTATTGCGGCGAAAGATAATGTTAATGAATACATTAATGAAAATTTTGATATTCTTCTAAATCAAGCAAAAGTAAATGAGGAAAATAAAATTCTACGAGAAAAAATTAACACTCTTAAAAAGCAATTAGATAATTCCGATTATAAAGTTCTTAAATGTACTGAAAGCTTTATGCTAGGTTCTGTTCTTCCTTATGATTTTTCAAAGCTATTATCAGATAGAATGGGCATTAGAGATAATATTAATGCTCTACAAGATGATAGCCTTGAAGTAGATGCATTAGAAAAACTAAAAGAAAGAAAAATTGCTGAAATGTCAGCGGCTAGTCAGACTACAATTACTAATGGTATTGATTACAATGAAAAGCACTATCGTTTAAATACTACAGACCAAATTAACTTAACTTCATTATATTCTCTTGCACAATCTGGAGCATCAGTTCCATATCATGCGGATGGAGAGGTTTGTAGAGTATTTACACCAGAAGAAATGTGCGGATTAGTTCAAAATGCAACTAAATGGGTTATTTATCATACAACTTATTTTAACCTATTGAAGCATCAAATTTTAGCTTTAGAAACAGAGGATGAAGTAAAAGCTGTTTATTATGGAATTGAATTAAAAGATGAATATAAATCAGTACTAAAATCAATTACTGCGGGTTGATAAAATGCTAAAAAAGTTCTTTAAGTATTTATTTCTATTTCTGTTTGGTGGTGCGGCATATATTAGTATTGAGATACTCTATCGCGGCTACAGTCATTGGCTAATGTTTATCATTGGTGGTCTTGCATTTTTAATGGTTGGTATGCTAAATGAAGTTTTCAAATGGGAAACTCCAATAGAAATTCAATCAATTATAGGCGGCGGTATAATAACTGGAATAGAATTTATTACGGGACTTATAGCAAATATTCAATTTAATATGGGTATATGGGATTACTCCAATTTACCCTTAAATGTAATGGGGTAGATTTGTCTACCCTTTACTTTTATATGGATATTATTAAGTGCCGTAATAATCGTTATAGATGATTGGCTACGATACAAATTATTTGACGAAGAAAAGCCTCATTATACTTTTCTTTGGAGGCGAAAGAAATGAAAAAGATTGAAACATCAAAATTGTTTCTTTTAATTATCACAATTCTAACAATCTTTATTGTTGGTTTTTCTACTTATTAGATGATTAACTTAGAAACAATTGAGCCTTTAATTTATTTAGTACCTGCTATTTTCACAGAACTTGGTGCGGCGACATGTAGTTACTATTTTAAAGCTAAGAGTGAAAATAAGGTTAAAATAATTTTAGGGGCAATTAAAGAAATTACAAAAGATGAGAATTTAACAGACGAATAGACAAGGATTGCAGAAGCATTGATTAATAACTTAAATTAAGGAGGTTGATAATAATGCCATTAAATCCAGATAAAACAACAATTATAAATGGAGTTAAAGTTAATGAGTATTTACTAACAAAACATAACCCAAATAATATTATGATGCCAACGGCTAATCTACCAGCAAAACCAATTGCTATAACTATTCATAACACTGATTGGATTAATGTAGCATCCAATACTACACCTGCTGAACAGTACACCAGAGCTACCCGAAATGGTAACATGAAGACTGTTCGTGTTCACTATTATGTAGATGATAAGTGCGCATGGCAAAATCTTCCGCTAACCCTTAGTGGATTCCATGCTGCTGACGGAAATGGCCCCGGCAACAGAAAAACTATTGCTATTGAGTGTATTATGAGAAACTCTACAGATTCAGTTAGTAAGAAGTCAGAAGATAATTGCGCAAAGTTAGCAGCATGGCTTCTTCATAAATATGGGCTTAGTGTTGAGGAAGGATTAACAACACACACTCACTGGCTTAATGTTAGAGATGGAAAAAAGGGAACAAATGATTACTTAAATACAGCACATAATAGCTGGAAGATGTGTCCTTATTACATTCTTCCTCATTGGGCACAATTCAAATCAAAAGTAGCAACTTATCTTGCTCAATTAAACGGTTCTAAGGCTCCATCTGTTCCAACCTCTACTCAAATGTATCGAGTAAGAAAGACGTGGGCAGATTCAAAATCTCAAATTGGAGCATATTCCAACCTAGAAAATGCAAAGAAGGCTTGTAAGTCTGGTTATACTGTTTTTGATAATAATGGTAATGCAGTCTATACCAATGGCGGCGCTTCAAAACCAACCACAGCACCTAATATTACTTATTGCGTATATGCTAATAAATGGTATCCTGCGGTAGTTAATGATTCTGATTATGCTGGCGTAGAAAATAGAAGTATTTCTGGTCTTGCCGCAAAAGCTAGTAAAGGAACACTAAAATATCGTGTTCATACTCATAGTGGAAAATGGCTAGGCTGGGTTTCTGGTTACAATATAAAAGACTGGAATTCTGGTTGTGCCGGAATTAAAAACAGAGCTATTGATGCTATTCAACTAAAGCTTGAGGGAGTAAGTGGCTATGAAGTTCAGTATAGAGTTTCTTATCTAGGTAATTCAGCTTATCTACCTTGGGTTACTGGAACATCAGATTATGCAGGAATATTTAACAAAACAATTGATAAAATTCAAATTAGAGTTGTTAAAGTTTAATAGAAGAGTGCTACGATGAGTAGCACTTTTTATATAGGAGTGATTTTATAATGATAGAATCTATTTTAGGTATTTCAATTGGAACACTATTAGGAACTGTTGGCGGCCTAGCCTTTATTGTTTCATTAATTACAGAAGTTTTAAAAAATTTACTACCTAAAAAATTTCCAACTAAGCTTTTAGTTATGATTATTTCTTTAATTTTAACTATTGGTTTTGTTTTACTTTTTGGCGGCGTAAGTGTAATTAATGGAATTTATGGAGCAGTAGGTAGCTTTATCGTTTCTTTTGTTTCTATGTATGGTTGGGATTCGTTTAAAGAATTATATGATAGATTTAAATATGAAAAGGAGAATAGTGGCGGAGGTGAATAATAATGGCAGATAGTACTACATGGAATGTTGAAGATTTTCTTAGAAAACTAGAAAAAAGTTTAAAAGAGTCTGAATTAAATAGTACGATAGGATTAGATCCAGACATCGATTCTCCTTCCTCTTTTTCGTTTGATGCTTGGTTTAATGACACAGAACAACACCATTATTGGAATAAAAGTGTAAGAAATTTATGGAATAGTTGGATAGAACGTATCCCTAGTGATCCAGATGACAGACAAAGAGATATTGGGGATACTATAAATTCTGATGCAGGTTTTGATTTTTCTAAAGAGCCTTATGTAAAACCAGATTTAAATATTGATAGTCAAACATATGAAAGTGTTCGTGGTGATGATAAAATTGAATCTGTTTTGAAGAATAAAAAATAGATGCAATATACTCATACTTAGAATAAAGCTGATGGGGTAAATACAGAAAAGTATATAAGGCTGTTAATGCCTAAGTATTTAAGAAGAGTTGAAATTGAGGATTTAAATAGAAATTTCTGGGTTATTGCTCAAACTATTGGGTTAATCAGTGAATATTTATTAAGTCCAGATAGTCCCCTAAACGAACTAATTAAAGGAATATTAAAAGAAATCGCATAGTTATGGGATAATATATATAGAATTTGGGAAGCTTTACATGGTTTAGGAGAAAAAGTATCTGAAACTAATGATAGAATAAATAAAATAGTAGAGGCAACTCAAAAGACAAAAGTAAGAATTAATTTAAATATATATCCAAATTATACAGACAAAGGCAAGGAATTTAGACGTATGTTAGGTGAAGATGAAAATTCTAACGAACTTATTACTATTAATTCCATATCTTTTTACCCTATAAGAGCAAAAAAGAATATTGATAATTCATATGAGTGGGAAGTAGGAGAGTTGACATAGAATTTAAAGAGAAAAAAGGATTAGATATATGAATGCTGTGTTTGGATGAATAATAAGAATGGCCCTTATAAAAAACTTGCAGAAGAATGTTATGGAAAAGACGTTGGTTATAAGATAGGGTGTGTTATTATTTATCATAAGGAAACTGAAGATAAAGATACAGACCATGCAATTGCATATGATTTGGCTAGTCCATATGTTTTTTCTAAAAAAGAATTTTATGGTCCTTATTGGTATGCCAAAAAGATAGTATCTAATCAAGCTTATATTCATATTAATAGAACAATAATGGATACAATGACTGAAGAAAACGGAATATACAGCAATCCTGTTTTTAATGAACCAATTGATACTTCTGATCAAAAAATTGGTTTAATTGAAATTGAAAGAGATGGTAATAATAAGAAGCCCGTAACAGAAATTCTTTCTAATATTATGGGATTTAATTTTGTACTTAGAGATTTAGCTATTAATGAACTAGGTACGTCTAAAATTTGTACTTGGGATTTAATACCAGATGATGATACCAGTATAACGGCTTCTAGGGTTTCTAAAAAAGATATGACTAGAAACTTCTTAAAAACTTTAGTTAATTTTTCAACTAGCGCAGATAATAGCTATAAAACAAAAGACCCGAATGTTGGCGAAAATGTTTCTGTAATTTGGACGATACCAGCAGTTATTTATGAATTCTTAAATAAAATGTCAACTACAACTGACGATGTATATGATAATTTAGTAACTAATCTTGCCTCGGCAAAGTTTTTTTTAGAAAGAATAAAAGAAGAGCATATTGGATAGGCCGACAACGAAGATTATGATAATTTAATTAATTTGTATACAAAATTTTTAAAAAATGAGAATAATGAAAGCTTCAATAATTTTGTACTAGCTTTATTAAGAATACTAAAATTACTGCCAAGCGATTTAGGGCTAGGTGACACTTTAGAAGCTAGTATTGATACACCTTGGCTAAAGAATTATGAAAATGCTGTTTAGGCACAACTATCTAGATCGGATAGTTTGGCATATAAAGCTTTTGTTAGTAATAATTTTATAAAATCAGCTATGGGAACTTCTATTCCGTGGGCATATCTAGAAGCTGACCATTATAAAAAGGAAATGAGAATACAATTTGATGATTCTCATTATACCGCTATTATAAACAATGTAATGGATGGCTATGATGGGCATCTTAAAGGAGGAAATATTCACTGGGCACTTACCTCATCAATTGTCCCTAAAAAAGGTTTTATCATTGGTGGTGGAGATATCTTACTTGCAAGTGAAGATGATAATAATCAAAAATGCTTAAAAAGATGTTCTTTGGAAGAAGAAGATGAATATATAGGAGATAAAAAAATATAGGATTTATTAAAAGAAGATCCTTCTCTCGAAAATTATTTTAACAGCGCAAAAACCGAAGAGGAGAAAAAGCAACTATATGTTTAGGCAATAGCTGCAATAGGCAATTTAAAAGGTATGCAAGAACAAGGTGGCGTAAGAATCGAGTATATATAGCCTTATATTCCTAAAAGTTTAAATAATTATTGGATTACTGTTTCTTCTGGGGATAGAACTGGAGGAAGAATTCAAATTAGAATCAACTACTCAAACATGAGATCTTTTTCGTGTGCAGAAGGAATATTAGGTGCATTAAATGGCTCACAAGGACAAACAGATTGCTTCCCTCATAATACCTCTCTTAGCTTAACATTCTTTAATCCTTTTTCAAATTTATCAGATTTTGAATCTACATTAATAAATTAGATTATTAGATTTAATGCCCCAGAAAATGGTGTAATGGGAGAAGAAGAACCTAGTAATAAAGATTGGTATGATAAATTTGGCTATAAAAATAAAGCTAGTTGTATAACAAGACATACTGATAGAGAAGACTTTTTAGTAGATGGATTTTTGGGTACGTTGACTAGTGTAAATTGGAATGCATCAATTAAAGTAGGGGAGGACAATAGAAGAGGTTATACAATACCAACTTTAGGATATGATGATGAAGAAAATATTAATTTTGCAGAATTGACTCCCAGAAATTATTATAAGAAAGTAACAAATGAAAAATATGGCCCATATTGGCGCTGTCAAGGGCCTCCTTTATGGAGATATGGTTCAGGAACTTATGGAAAAGTAAGACCTATAGAAATTTTTTCTTCATATGGTCTTATAAATTCAACAGGAGATTATATTCCTTTTGATAAAGCCACTATTCAAACATTAATAGGAAAAATGGATACAGAAGATATAAACATATATAAATGGAATGCTCAAAAGGATAGCTTCTCTGTTTAGTTAGATTTTTTAGCATATGCTACAACTGGTATAACAAATCATAATTATTGTATTATTTCAACTTCTAAAAGACAAAAAGAAATTTAGGATTAGAAGAAAATTAAAACTAATACTGGATTAGGCATTAACTGGTAGTATACAGGCGGTTGATGATAATGAGTTACAAACATACTTTTACAGAATCAGAATCGGGCAAATCTTTTATCTTAAAAGTAACCACCTTAGATTCCTTAACAGATTCAATTTTAATAAATGTTCGTGAAAAAATTCCAGTTAAACCTTCTGGTAATGCCGGTTCATTTCCACAAGGAACCGCATCCGATTCTTTTGTTTTAATCTGTAATTTAAATCAGTCTTATCGGGAATCTTTAAACGTAGATTCCTTAAACGACTATGCTTATAATTATCTCGAAGCATTGGGTGAAACAGTAGATAGAAGTACAAAATACTATTCAAAAGATTCGAACGGTATTTATGTATATATTGAAAAACAAGATGGAATGTAGTATAATAATGATACAATCGAAATAAATGGAAAAACTTGTTATAAAGTTTACCTAGGTGGTACAGCGGATATAATTGGATTCCAGCGTCATGGCGGCGACACAGGTAAATATCAATTACAATTATCTAATGGTTTTTATAAAGCAATAGCAAATAAACTTTATTTATTTGTAAGTGATAGCGCAAGACTTGCTTATGTTATTACTTCTGGTTCAAAGGCAGTATCATTTCACTATAACGGAGAAACTACAGCAAATCAAAAGATATTTACAGATGATTCAATTTATAAAGAAGGTGGCTATTATATTTCAATTGGTAATGATTGCTCTATTGAAACAATTAAATCTCCCGATACTTCAAGCGGCGTTAGTTATGTATTTAGAGATGGTGATATTGATGCTATCATTACTTCAAATACAATGACGAAACTTGAACATTTTGCAGATATTATAAACGCAAATAAAATTGTTTTGTCTACAAATATTAAAGAAATTGGAGATTATTGCTTCTATGGCTCTTTGATTTCTGGAACAGTAGAATTAGAAACTTCTGTACTTGAAAAAATTGGAGATTATGCTTTTGCAAATATGAGTAACTTGAATTTGCTTAATATTAATGCTACTTCTGATGGATTTTCTCATATGCCGGCAAGTTTAAAGAAAATTGGCAACTATGCTTTTCAAAATTCTGCTGGCCTAAAGAAAATTAGTTTTCTAAACTGTAGCTAGCTATAGTCTGTTGGAAACGAAGCTTTTGGTAATTGCAGTAATTTAAGAAATGTTAAATATTTATAGAAGCAAGTTGAGCCAGATGAAATTAGTTCTACTCAATTACTTTACTTACCGCCAGAACAAGGTTCAGACGGAAACTACGCGCCAAGAATTAAGACAAGTAGTCCTAAACTAGTAACTGCTTCTTATAGATATAACTATGAAGCCGCAACTGCTTATCCAGATACCACAGAAGAAGAAAAAGAAAAAACAACAAGAACATTTATTAATTGTTCAAATATTAGTTGGGACTGCCAATAATTAAAGTTAAGTCAAGGTATTTTTCCTTGACTTTTCTTTTTGGCTATGATATAATTAAATTAATAAAAAGATTGGAGGTAGAGTTGATGAGTGAATGTAGTGTTGAAAATGCTATCAGTAGTATTTGCTGGTATAATGGATATGGAACAGAAATACTAAATTTAGCGGAAGAAATAAAGAAAAGCGCAAAGACAGATGAAAGTTTTCGTTGGAAACATGAGATAAATTCAGAAGAACATGTTATATGGATGTTGATTGTCGGAAGATTTGGTGAGTGGGGATCATCAATTAATGGTGGTTGGATTTATGGAAAAGAAAATAAGATGAAAGCATATGAATGGATTATGTCTATTTTTAAGGAAGCTATTGAGAGAGATGAAGTATATATTAAGAATGACAAAGGCATTTGGGAGGTTAATTACTTATGATAACAGTAATAGAACAAAATATTAGAATTAATTTCTATGAGATGCAAGATATCCATTTGCAACAGGCTAGAGTTGCAAAGTTTGATTGTAGTTGGGAAGAATATATAAATTCTTATATAACTGAGAGCGCGCTTGTTGGAATTGGACTTGGAAAAGAAGAAAAATATTCTGGCTATTCTTTTCCCAGATACCAAAAGGTTATAGATTTAAAATATGATGAGAAGACATTATTTTGTATTCTCAAAGGATATGTATCATTATATCGTTTTGCAACTTTAGTAGAAGAATCATAATCAAAGGAGGATTAAGAAATGCTAAAATTTTATACAGATGGCGCAAGTACAATGAAAAAAATTAATAATGAATGGATTCGTTGTAATGGCGGCGCGGCAATGGTATGTATTAATGATGAAAACAAAATTATTGCAGAATATAAACGGGGTTTTAAGAATACAACAAACAATTATTGCGAACTCCATGCAATTTATTTAGCATTATCTTATTGGAATAATAATTACCCAAATGAAGAAATCGAAATTTATAGTGATTCAGCTTATTGTGTTAATATGCTAAAAGAAAATGGTTGGATTTATAGCTGGGAAAAGAATGGATGGACAAGAGGAAAGAAACATGAGCCAATTGAAAATCTACCAATTATTAAGAAAATTTGGGAACTACTTAATGATAATGTAACTTTTATTAAAGTTAAAGGTCATTCTGGAAATTCATATAACGAATTGGTAGATAAGATGGCTGTAGAAGCAAAAGAAAAAGGAGAATGGTTTGATGAAATTCACTAAGCAACAGGAAAGAGTTATTTATGCTGACGATCCATACATTATTTGCGTGTCCGGCGCTGGCATGGGTAAAACAAGAGTTTTAACAGAAAGAATTCGACGTATTATTTTAGAAAAGAAAGCAAAGCCAGAAGAAATTGTAGCATTAACTTTTACTAATAACGCCGCAGAAGAAATGAAAAAGAGATTAGGAGATATTTGTTATGGAATGTTCATTGGAACTATTCACTCCTATACTAACCAAATTTGTATTGGTTGCGGTATTGATACTAGTAACTATCTTGCAAATATGCAATTTGATGAAATTCTTTCTCGCGCGGCAGCAATTCCAGAACGAATGTATCCTCATGTCAAATATTTACTAATGGACGAATGTCAAGATACTTGTGACTTAGACCTCCAAGTTTTGGAAAAAATTCATTATGATAATTTCTTTTTAGTAGGAGATTTTAGACAACTTATCTATTCATTTAGAGGCTCTAATCCAGAAATCTTTTATCGTTTCTATAATGATCCTTCCTTTAAGAAGTACTATTTAACAAAGAATTTTCGTTGTCCGCCCAATATCATTGATTATGCTGAAAGATTTGTTCAAAGATTTAAGAATGTTGGGCCAAAGGCTGTTGCAGCGAAAACAGTAGCTGGCTACATTGATGATGATATTAGTTTTAATGAAGTTGTAGATGAAATTCTTTGGACGGATAATTATGGAAAATGGGCAATTTTATGTAGAACGAATGCAGAATTAGAAGAAGCACAGCGGCGACTTGATAAACAGGGAATTCCAAATTTAACTTTTAAAAGAGGAGATTTGGACTTAGTTGAAATGGAAGGCTTACTTAGTGAAAATAAAGTAAAGGTTTTAACTATCCATGCCGCCAAAGGTCTTGAGTTTCCTAATGTTGTTGTTGTTGGTATGAGAACATATAATGACGAAGAGAATAGAATTAGTTATGTTGCTGTAACAAGAGCAGAAAATAATCTTTATATCTGTCCATCTATAGCTAAACGCAGACGCGGTGCTGGCACTGCTCAAACCGTAAAAACGACTCAAAATATGATAGCCGATCAAGTTAAAAAACAACTTATAAAATTCTAAGGTGATACTATGGAAGATTTAACTATTTATGAAGATGATGAACAAACTGTAGTCATTTCAAGTGTTTTGAGAGATTTTCTTGAATATTACTATGTTAGAAAATTTAGACTAGAAAAGCCGCAGTTTAATGCTTTGCTAGCTTTAGTATTAAAAGATGCTGAAACAAATGGCGTGAATTTAAAAGACGTTAAAATATTAGCTAATGGAACTGTTCCTATTGTTAAATATGGGCAAGGACTTGTATTAATTGATAAATTTCAGTGTTTTGATTTAGCTTTTGATATATTGACTTCTATCGAAGATTATGATAAAATAGATAAAGATGAGATTAAGGATTTAATTGAAGAAAACGGTGATATTCATTTTCTATTCTTTCCAAAAGAAGTATTTAAAGTTCGCGGGTATATGTATACTTTAAATGATGACAATGAATTAATTGTAAGTTTCTTTTCTTATAGTTAAATACTAGTTTCATTACATAATATTTATGGAGGGATTTATCTATGAGTATTTATATAATCTCAGATATTTCCTTTAATAATATTAATAATGCTGGAAACGAAGCTTCATTAGAAAGATATAATACTGCTTTAATTAATAAATGGAATTCTATAGTTTCTGATGATGATAAGGTTCTTGTTTTTGGAAATTTTGCTCGCGGCACAGGAAGCACTATTCGCGGCATTATTAATCAATTAAAAGGAAAAATCTATATTGTCCAGCATTCTTATAACAATTTTTTTGAAAAAAGTCGATGGCATAAATATGGTATTGACAAAGTGTGGAATTGCTCGTGTACTTATACCTTTAAAGATGATGAGGGGCATAATCATAGAGTATATTTTCCACTTGAAGAAAAGATCAAAAATCCAAAATCTCATGAATATATTTGTGTAAGAGAAAACTATATGGATACTGTTATTCAAGATAATATTCTTAATATAGGAGCAAAGTTTTGGGATTATGGCCCCATTAAACTTGAAGAATTACCAAAAATTTTTGAGAGATTAAAGGATTTTAAATAACAATAGTTCCGCTTTAACAGGCGCAAGCTGAATTAAGGAGGAATTTTAAATGAAGAAATTAATTATTGGAGCAGCAATGTTCCTAGGACTTATTTGTCTAACGTGTGGATGTAGTAAAGTAGATAACGTATCTACTTTTTCGGTGGCAACTTCTACAACTATGGTAGCAACACCAGTGACCGTAGCAACTGGGAGTACCCAAGTAGCTACAACAACTACTTCTATTACAACGACAAATACAACGACAACAGAGAAAGCGACAGAAACAACTACTACTCTTGAATACTTAGTATTCAATCCAGATTCTAAAAGAATCCACAGAAGCAACTGTACTTATGTAGATGAATCAATGGAAAGAGTAGATGGAAATTATGTAAAGGAAGGAAGAACATGTCAGGTATGTAATCCAGATGTTATTATTGATACTGTTTATACTGAACCAGTTGAAGTTGAACAAGTAGAATCTTATTCTAATGAATATAGTATTGATGAATCAAGTCAATATGTTCCAGAAGTTCAGAATGCTTCTCCCAAGACATCATCTAATGGTTGTCTTACTGCGGCGAAAGGTGTTCATTATGGACCAAGTGGAAAAGAAACTTATTATAATTTAAATATGGGTGGATGCGTTTCTGTTATGAGAGGATTGGGATATTCTGAAAGTGAGTATCCAGTTTGGACAGATAGTAGAAATGTTAAATATTTTGGAGATTATATTATGGTTGCTGCGGATTTAGATACTCGCCCTAAAGGAACTTTAGTAGAAACTTCACTGGGAACAGGGATAGTAGTAGATACAGGTGGTTTTGCAGCGAGCAATCCAACTCAAATTGATATTGCATGTAATTGGTAACACTCAAATTTCAAATGTATAAGTTAAAAAACTTATGCCATAAAGATAGATAATTGAATTGGCAACTCGATTATTGAGGAAACAAAGAGAGAATCGAAAAATAAAGCATAAGGAACTATTGTTAAAGATAAGGACAGGAGTAAAAATCCTGTCTTTTTTATTGACTTTTTTTATTGGTTATGATATAATATAATATATTAAAATAAAAAGGAAAGGAGGCAATAAAATGCAACAAAGAGTTTATATTCAATCTGAAACTACTACAAATCCACTTTATTTAATGGGATATGAAGCTGGCACGTGTTGGAATGCTGACACAACTTCTCCAGAGAAAAATATCAAAAGAGCAATTGAATGTATTAATAGTGGGCATGGCCGCGTAATGGAATATCCGCAAGTATTTTTAACAATTGAAGGTTTTAGTGTTAAGTTTGCAAGAGAATTCATGAGACATTTAGGTGGCGCGCCAACCGTTCTTCAAGATTCTACTAGATATGTAGATAAAGAAGGATTTGATTTTATTATGCCGAAGTCTATTGAAAATAATACTAGTGCAAAAACAAATTACTTAGAAGCTATGAATTATATTAATGTCATTTACCAAACTATGATAGGTAATTTTGGAATCCCAAAAGAAGATGCTTCAATGATATTGCCGCTCGGAATGGAAACTAAACTTGTATATAGAACAAATTTAAGAGCGTTAGTAGATATGGCAGAAGTCCGAGAGTGTAGTAGAGCATTTTGGGAATATAGACAATTTATGAAAAAGCTTAAAGAGGGATTATCTATCTATTCAGACGAATGGAAACAAATTGTTGATATGGGAATTTTTGCCCCTAGATGTGAGCGGCTAGGTTATTGTCCAGAAAAATTTAGCTGTGGTAGAAAAGAGAAAAAGAAATGAAGTTAATTATAATTTTTATTATAATAGCATTCTTATGGTTATATATTGAGATAATAAATGGAGGAGATTAAATGTTTAACAAAGTTGTACTTATGGGTAAACAAGGAATTGATGCTTTTCTTGAAATTTCAAAAACTATTCCAGAAGATGTTTACATTACTACAAGAGATAGAAGTTATAGAGTGAATGGAAAATCTTATTTAGGTTTGTTACTTGCGGTTTCAGAGTGGAATGATGATACTTGGATTGAAACAAATGCTGATGCTTATTTTAAATTTCAAGATTTTATTGATGTAGCGGAAGATGATAATGTTTCTATTCATGAATAAGATTGAATTTATTTAAGAGATATTAACTAAATATTTACTTTATAGGTAGAGGATTTTTGTTCTCTACCTTTCTTTATAGGAGGTGATTATATTGCCCTATGGCGATGTGATTGGTAATAAAGAGCTTTACAAAAAACCAGAGGGAGGTGCTAATATGGCAGATTCCAAAAATTGCAACTGTGGTTGTCAAGATACAACTACGACTAATCCAGATGGTGGCTATGCTTGTCCACCTTATTGGCCTTGGCCTCCGAGACCAGATTGTCCTCCGCCACCTCCACCTTATCCGGGTGAATGGCCGGGTCCAGTCTGTCCTCCAAAATCTTCTGTGGAAGCACAGATTGCTAAGTTAGCGAAGAAGAGCGCAACTATTCGTGCAATGCTTGATGCGTTAAAGAATAAAAATAAGCCAATTCTTATTTCAATTGGTTGCAAGCAATATAATTTCGGTTGCTATTTAGATGCGGAAAAGTCTACTACCGAGTATGGAACAACTATTGAAACTATGCTTGAAAAAGAACTCGATGCTATAAAGACAAAGCTTACTGAGCTAACTGAAGACCTAACTGTTGCAGATGTTAATGATATGACTGAAACAACTGTTACTGTTTAATAATTGTTAAGAGGGGCAATAGCTCCTCTTTTCTTTTTGTTTGACTTTTCTTTTGGATTATTATATACTAATTATAGTAAAATGATTCTATAGATTAAAAGTTTCGCGGCGATAGATGAATCTAAAAAATTGACTTTATTGCTAGCCTATGATATAATATTTATAGAATCAAAGAAAAGGAGTGAATAAAAATGAACGATGAAAGACCAGTTAAGAGTAAGTTTCTAATGAAAATTACATATTTTAAAAAGGAAGGAGAGGAATTAAAGCAAAGTAATAGTCATCACGTATGGCTTCGCGGCAAGGAATTTATGGAAGATATGCAAGCTGATAGAGAGAATGGTATTGAACATAAGATTGAAATTGTTAATAAAGAGCCAGAAAAATTTCAGCTTGGTGTGATTTATATTCTAAGAACAAAGGATAAAGCGTGGGCTTACCAGCTTGAAGATTAATTTAAAAGTTGACTTTATTTAAAATCTATGGTATAATATTTATAGAATCAAAAGAGAAAGGACGATTTAAATGATTATTTCAATTAGATTCAAAGATAAGAATAAAGTATTTCGTGGTAAGACTTATGATTTTAATTTGGTAAAAGGAGCGAGAGTTCCTAAGCAAAATGATATTGTAAGAATGATCGATGAAAATGGTGATTATCGGTTCTATGGAACTAGAGTTCGTGTAGAGAATATTCGGAATGGTTATGATAATCAGCTTGACTATGTAGATACAATTGAATCTGATTTGAACGATTAAAAAGGAGTGATTATAATGGAACAAGAAGTAGAGAGAGTTTGTAGTGAATGCTCTAAGGTTTTTAAGACAACCGAAGAAGAAGCAACGCTTTGTTCGGAATGTTGGGAAAGACTTATTGGGGAAAATGAAGGAGAATAATTGACTTTATTCTTAAAATATGATATAATTAAAAAGGAATCTATCTCCTATTTGGATTCCTCGTAAATATTGTTTAAGAAAGACGATTGCGGCAAATGTTTTTATAAGAATGGAATGAAATCGTCTTGAATTTATTTACTTGAAAAGAGTAAACATAAAGATTGGGTGGTGAACGAGTCGGTAGAGTTACAAGTCCCTAAAACTTGGTGAGAAGGAGAGGTCCTTCGTGGGGGTTCAAATCCTCCCCACCCAAGAAGCAATATTATCTAAACCTCCTCGTGGTTTGCTTCGGAAACAGATAATGCTGGCTAATATAGATAGAATATAAAAAGAGATTAATTCTCTTTATAGCGTAGTAGCACAACGGTTAGTGCACTCTCCTTATTTGTCGAATTTTAGTCAAGCTTAAAATGGATAGAAAACATTTAGGCACATAGACCGAACTTCAATGTATAACCTACCTGCATGGATTGGGATATGATATAAGTATTCCAATTGGAGATAATGCGAGATATGATTTCATATTAGACATTAATCATAGACTATATAAAATTCAATGTAAAACTTCTAATCTTGTAGAAGACGGAGTTTATAAATTTAAAACTTGTAGCACACAAATTAACACAAAAGGAAATTATACAAGATTTTATACGGAAGAAGAAATTGATTTTTTTGCTACTTATATAAATAATCAATGCTTTCTAATTCCATTAGGTCATACATCACGAGGTGGTTATAAAATAATGAGATTTTCTAAACCTAAAAATGGTTAGGTAAAAGGAATCACATTCGCAAAAGAATATATCGCAGAAAAAGTTATTCAAGAGGTATTAAATAAAGACTAAAACATCAACGAATAAAGAGAGAGACACGAGGTCAGCACTCGACTACGCTACCATAAATTTGCTTAAAACTTATTCACAAAGAAGTTTAAAAGTTTTTAATTGTGAACTCTTTCTGTCTCACTAGTTCAATAGTAGAACAACTGCCTTTTAAGCAGTAGACCTCGGAGCATAACCGTGGTGGGGCACCAATAAGTAGTTTTATCTACTTAAATGCAGGTATAGTTTAATGGCAGAATATTTGGCCTCCAACCAAAAGATGAGGTTTCGATTACCTTTACCTGCCCCAAAAGCGCCTTTAACTCAGTTGGATAGAGTAATTGCCTTCTAAGCAATAAGCCGTTGGTTCAAATCCAACAAGGCGCGCCAATATTTAGAAAAAAGGAGAAAGTAAAAAATGTTTAAGTGCTGTATTTGTCATCGAGAATATTCAACTAAAGAAGCTGCTGTGAAATGTGTTAATGAATGCGGCAGAAAGATGACTGCCGATGGAGTATTTAAACCAAAATCAGCTCCACAGGGAGAAACGGTCAATAAGTATGAATATAGTGATTTTATTAATGAAGTCCAAGCAACCAAGGAAGAAATTATTACTCTATGTTCTAAACTTATTAATGCCGGCGCAAATAAACAGCAGATTGATTCAATGCAAGACAAGGCATTAACGAATTGGAATTTAAAAACCCTGCCCGAAAAAGAAATTGAATTTAAAAGATTCAAAGTTCTTGCTTCTTTGTATAATCTATGATATAATATTTATAGTAAATCGAAAGGAGATAAGAAAATGCTAGTTAAAACTCATTTAATTGTAACTTCTCAGCACGAAGAATATATTGTTAAATGGCATGGTTCATTAGCTAATTCTAATCCATTATTTAAAAATAATATGCCAGTATTTATTTTAATTAGTGGAAAAGGACGAATGGAATTAAACACTCTTGATATTCCTTATCTTGAAAAAATTGCAAAGAATTTTACTTCTCCCAAGGGTAGAGGTGCTATTACTACAGATAAAACTTATATTTATCTAAAAGAAGTAGATGGCAATGAAAAACAAATTGGTACTGTTATTCATAATCATGTTAGACAGTATGCCCCTATGTATGATGATCTTTAAAGAGATAGAAATATCTCTTATATAGCAGATTGGAGTAATGCTAACTCACTAGGCTCATTACCTAAAGCTTCACGTTGGACTCGTGAATCTGCCTCCAATAAGTTTAAAAACTTTTCCAATTTTTTTAATAAATTGGAATATAAGCAAGCGTGGTGGAATCAGTATACACGATGAACTTGATATAATATAATATAATAAAATATTTTATTAATAGAATTGTATTATAATGCTATCTTATTGATAGAGAGTGTTCTAGAAAGATCTTTAAGAATAAAAGTTGGTCAAAATGATAAAGGCAAATGAAGAATATTGTGCAAAGTTTAAGTAAAATATTAAAAATATTATATTTGAGTGAGGTGAGTGAATATGTAGAAATATACAAAAGAACAATTAGAAGAATTATGCAAAGATAGTTATTCTTATGCAGAAGTTACACGCAAAGCTGGGCGAAAAGGTGGCGGTCCACAGTAGACAATAAAGAAAAAGATTGAGGAATTTGGAATTGATACTTCTCATTTTAAGGGATAGGGATGGAGCAAAGGTCTTACAAAAGAAGATACTCCTTCAATTCATTCTAAGGAAAAATATACCATAGAAGAGGTGTTTATTAAGAACAGTCCAGTAACCCAAAGAGTTATGAGAGGTTATGTTGAAAGGCATCATCTTTTAAAATACGAATGCGTGAATTGTGGCTGTGATGGACATTGGCAGAATGGAAAAATAGCTTTGGAAATTGATCATATTGATGGAGATAATAAAAATAACGAATTGTCTAATCTTCGTTACTTATGTCCAAATTGTCATGCTCTTACAGAAACTTATAGAGGAAGAAACAAAGCTTTAAAATCTATGTGCAAAGACTTTGCATCAACTGTCTAAGTCAAGACTATAATAAGATGAATATAGTATAGTAATAAAAATTCATTGCTCTAAGAGCATGAGAGTGCAAATCTCTTAGCTTGTACCACTTAAAATTTTTAATTAAAAAGGAGTAATTTGAATGAAGAATGTTTTTATTTCACAACCAATGCGCGGCCTTACATCAGATGAAATCAAAGCTAATCGTTTTGCAGCGATTAAGGATATTAAAAAGTTCGTACTAAATAAGTATGATGAAGAAGTTAATATCATTGATTCCTACTTTGAAGATGCACCGCAAACGAAGTTGCCTGCTCTTTGGTGGCTTGGACAATCAATTTGTAAGCTATCTGAAGCAGACATTATCTATTGTCTAAAGGGATATGAAAATGCACGAGGTTGCCGCATTGAGGTTCTTTGTGCTAAGGAATACGGAATTGAGGTTGTTGAGGAATCTTAATTATTGATTTTAATTATAATCTATGATATAATATTTATAGTAAATGAAAAGGAGATTTAAAAATTATGGAAAAGCGTTACACACTTGAAGAAATCAATCTACGGATTAAGAAGCTAATGGTAAAGGAAATGCAGAACATTAAGCTAATTAATAAGTGGCGGCGGATTAAGAAGAATCTTTATCCAGATGTAGAATAATTCTTTTAAAGACGAGTTCAGCGATTATTTTTTCTATTGCTTACCGATTTATGAGATTTATAAATGAAATCGTCTTGTTTAGAAAGACAACTACAGCGATTATTTTGGTATCTTTATTGTTGTATAAACGGTTATTTACCCTATCACCTCCCGTTGTCTTGGATATTAAAAAGAATAGAGCCTATCATCATAATTTAATAGGTATTATAAATGAAGACAGTTTCAGCTAATTTTTTTGAATAATGATTATTATTTTTTTAAGCTGTCTTGTTATTTGGTCGGTACTCCGCTTCAACCTTACCCATAAAAGTTAAAAAGAAGATTTTCAGCCTTTGTTGCTGACCTGCGGTGTTCTCTTTCGCCTAGCAGTGCAAAACAATAAAAGAAAAGAAATTTAAAATCCATTTTAGCTGACGAGCAAAATGGTGTAGGTTGCGCAATCTATTTAGATTTTATGGGTGATATTAAAGCGTCTATAATATCACAGCCGCCCGTGCAAAGACGCGATTAAATTTAAATGAACGGCTATAGGTTGAAATTCCTTTTAGGAGAGAGAAATGCTCCTAATAAAATGGAGAATTTAAAATCGCAAACCTTCACGAGGTATTCTCTGTTTTAACTAATTGCGATTAAGACAGTTACAGCTAAATTTTTTCATGATAAATTTATGGGATATTTAGACTGTCTTGTTTATTGACATTTTCAGCAACATACATACTATTAGGCAATGTCAAGGAGGATTTTATTATGAATTTTTCAGAAGCTTTTAAGGTAGCAGCAAGTCAGACCGTTACAGAAAATGGTGGAAAGTGTTTTTCATCTACTGGTTCTGATTTGCTGAATTTATTTGCAACAATTGGCGGCTTACGTTCTGTTCCAGAAGATAAAATTATTGAAATGTATAAGGCGGCAAGAGATGAGGATAAGGAATTAGCAGATAATCTTGTTCTTTATTCTCGTAATATTCGTGAAGATGGTTGCGGCGAAAGACGTGTTGGTAAGATTTTACTAAAGACTCTTGCCAAGCTTGATCCACAGAAAGTTAATCGAAATTTTACTACTATTGTTAATAATGGTAGATGGGACGATCTATTCTGTCTTTTCGATACTCCTTGCGAAGACAAGATGATGATTTATTGTTTAAAGCAGATAACAGAAGATATTAATTCTTTTGTTGAAAAGAAGCCAGTATCTCTTATTGCAAAGTGGATGCCGTCGGTTAATACCTCTTCAAAAGAAACCGTTAAAATGGCTAAGAAATTTTGTCGTTTTGCAGGTATTTCTGAAAAGGATTATCGTAAAACTCTATCTGGACTTCGCAGTTATTTAAATGTTACTGAAAAGCTAATGTCTGCTAAGAAATGGGATTTAATTGATTTTGAAACCGTTCCTTCTGTAGCAATGAATCGGTATATGAACGCCTTTTCAAAGAATTGCGGAGAAAAGTGGTTTAAATATCGAGAATCTGTTATTAGTGGAGAAAAGAAAATTAATGCCGCGACACTATTTCCATATGATATTATTCGACCTATTTTTAACAATTTATATGATTGGACTGGTACAGGATATGACGATGAACTTCTCAACGAACAATGGAAAGCTCTTCCAAATTATTTAAAAAATAATGAAGAAGTAGTATGCATGTGTGATGTTAGCGGCTCTATGCTCTGTGATAATTATCGTCCCATTTCTACTTCTATTGGACTTGGTATTTATTTTGCTCAGCATAATCAAGGTACATATCATAATATGTATATGTCTTTTTCTTCTCGTCCTAGCTTTATTACCATTGAAGATAGTCAGAATATTAGTGATATTGTAAATAAAATGACAAAGACAGAAATGGGTTATTCTACTAATCTTGATGCTGGTTTTGAAGCAATTTATAAGGTTGCAGTAAAGACTAATGATGTTCCTAAGGCACTTATTGTTATCAGTGATATGGAAATTGATTCTTATAAAGATGATAGTTTTTCTATTGCTGATAAGTGGGAACAAAAGTTTAAAGAAGCTGGTTTAATTATGCCAAAGTTGATTCTCTGGAATGTTGAGAGTAGAAAAGGAGATACTTTTCTATCTACTAAATATAATCCCAATGTAGCTTTTATTAGTGGTCAGTCTGCGGCGACATTTAGCCATCTACAAACTTTAATCGAAAAGGATGCTTATTCAGCTATGGTTGAGATTCTTTCTCTACCACAGTTCCAATGGGCATAATAAATAGATAAAAGAAAGCGATAGTATTAGTTAGTACTATCGCTTTTGTTGATTTTAGATATAAATTATACTATAATTATTATAGTAAATAAAAAAGGAGATTTAAGATATGATTGATTTTAATACTCTTGGCGAAAGAACAGAAATTACTATTGATGATGTAAATTGGCTTCTCGATAAATTTTATCCAAAAAATAATCTTGATTATGAGTATACTACAGATGGATATATTCGCGTATCAATGATGCTTTTTAATTTAGCTTCCAGTGCTTTAAGACTAGATTTTTCAATGCCGGACGACCTCGATCCTGATATTGATTATGATCCTTGGGATGAGAATGGTAGACCGGTTGTTACGGCGGCAATGATTCCAACACTTACAAGAGTTTATCCTTACTCAGTTGTTAAAACTTACTATTTAAGTAAAGAAGCTGCAAATAGTGGCAATTATAATATTTTAAAGGAGAAAAAGATTGAGAATGTTTGATTATAAGGAACTTAAAAATAAGATTGTAAATGGGGAAGAATTAAGTGCTGATGAAGTCCAGTGTATTTATTATGGAGAGGTATTCCCACAAGTAGATCATATTGGCGGCGATGAAGGAAGATGGTATAGATATATTACTGTAGTCTATGAGATTAATGACTCTTATTATAGTATTTATTATTATAAAGGTTTAACAGAGTATCAAGAAGATAAGTTTGAAAGTCAAGTTGCAGATGAAGTTGAGAAAAGACCAGTTACAACTTATGAATGGGTAGAGGTGAATTAATGGGAAGATTATTTTGTTGTGGTGATACTCACCAAGATATAGATATTCATAAACTAAACAGTACTAATTTTAAAATTGGAAATGAATTAACAAAAGAAGATATTCTTATTATTTTGGGAGATTGGGGAGCGATTTGGAGTGGAGATTGTCGTGATGATAAAATGTTAAATTGGTGGAAAAATAGAAATTGGACAACATTCGTGGTCTTAGGAAATCATTGTAACTACAATGCAATTAAAAAATTACCTACTGTAGAAAAGTTCTTCGGCCCAGTATGGAATCCTTGTGAATCTGTATTTATTGCTCAAACAGGAAATATTTATAATCTAAATGGAAAAACTTGCTTAGTAATCAATGGAGCAGATTCACAAGATAAAAATCTAAGAAAAGAAAGTATTTCATGGTGGCCAGAGGAACAAATTACAGAAGAAGATATTCAAAAAGCAAAATTTAATTTAAAAAGATATAGTAATAAAGTTGACTATCTTTTAACTCATACTGGTGGCGTGAATGTTTGTGCTTCATTGGGATTTAAACCTACTATTTCAGACGTAAGATTAAGTCAAATTCTAAATACTTTTCAGTATGATTACCATTATTTAGGGCACTATCATATTGATAAAATTATTGATAATAAAACCAGAATTTTTTATAATGATATAAAGGAGATTTATTAATGATTAGAGTCGATCAAGCTATTGAAAATATAAGATATACTGAAAATGAATTGAAAAAAAGAGGATATAAGCCGCTTTATATTGGACTATATGGTAGTGATAATTATCATTTAAATACTGCTGAATCTGATTATGATTTTAAAGCTATTGTGGCGCCAACAATTAAAGATTTTATTAAGGGTAAACAAGTTTCTACTACAATTGAATTACCCTTTGGACTTTGTGATGTTAAAAATCCGCAGAATATGTTTAATTGTTGGAAGAAACAAAACATTAATTTTCTTGAAATCTTATTTACAAATTATTATTTGTTTAATGATAATCTTTTTTATGATTTAAGAGAAATGAGAGAAGAAATTGCAAGATGGAGTCCGCTAAACAATGTAATGTGTATTTATGGAATGGCTTGTCAAAAATATCATGCTTTATTCCATGAATATCCATCTAATAAAGAAAAAATTGAAAAATATGGTTATGATAGTAAACAACTTCATCACTTACTTCGGCTACAATATTTTATTTGTGACTATTTTGAATTTCTAATGGGCAGAAGAACATATAAGGAGATTCTTATTCCTTCTTATGAAGACAGAGAATATTTAATTTCTATTAAGACTTATGAAAGAACTTATAGTATTGATGAAGTAAAATTGTTAGCAGATGAAGCAATGAAACGTATTAAGAATATGAAAGATATTATTATTAATAAAAGTGACTTAGATTTAAGTGAAAATAAACAAACTACAGAAAAGATGGATTCCATTCTTGAAGAGTTAGTTACAAATTCACTAAAAGAAGAATTAAAAAATGCTTGATTTTTATTATAAACTATAGTATAATTATTATAGTAAATGAAAGGAGAGAATATCTAAATGGCAAAGAGAATTACTGAAGAAATGAAAGTTCAGATAAATGAACTATATATTGAGTATGGTGTTAAGAAGAGAGTTGCTGAAATTTTAGGTATCTCTCCTTCAACTGTATCTAAATATATCATTCCGAATTATAAAAGTCAAAAAGAAACTAAAATTGAATTTTCTACGCCGCCACGAGGTTGTCGCGCCTTTATAAAAGGCATCATGGACGACTTTTGCGATGCTTGTAGATTAACAGAAGAAGAATGGGACGAGCTAAAGAAATTTCAAAAGGAGTATTTCTAATGTATAGATTCTATGTTGAAGAAACTTGTGAGCCAAACATTTATTCTATTTATTTTGATACTAGCTTAGTTGAAAAGTTACCAAATTTTTGTTATCATGGTTCTCTTCATGTTGTGGCGGCGAGAACATTAGGATATAGTTATGTTGAATATTTAAAGTTTTGTAGTGTTAATGGAGCAACTTTAAGAGGTAGAGAAGGGTATACTTATCCAGTTTACAAGAATAAAGAAGATGCTACAAAGGTTTGTCAGATTTTGAATGAAAATTGGGTTGAAGTTGAGAAATATTTAAAAGAGGTGATTAAGAAAAATGATATGTAAGATTAAAGCATTGTGCTGGAGTGATATAAAATGGGAAACACCTTCAGTAACGTATTTTTATACAGATGTTAAAAATTCTGATAAAGAAATTTTAAAAATTGGAAATTTTGTAATAAGAAAAGTATATTATCCTGACAACATTCTATATACCTATTTAATTCTTAATAGAGAATTTCTTCCGTCACAAGAAGGTATGGACATGAAAATTGATTATGTCTTTTATGATGAGTTGTCTGTATTATTAGAGCATGACAAATTTATTTCATACAGCAATAATCATTATTTAATAGAACAGGAAATTGGAGGATTTAAAAGATATAATAATATTGACGAAGTTCTTGATGCTATTAAGTTTTTTAAAGATACAGAAGGAAATCAATTTTCATATATAGCAGGAGACTATAAAATAGAAGCATGTAACTGGAGATATATAGAAGCGAATTATTTTAAGGAAGAAAAACAGAATAGTTCTCTTGAACAAACGCCAGAAAAAGAAAAACCAGTAAAAATAGTATTACCAGATGAAGAAAATATAGAAACTCCAATAAATTCTATGCCGCCATATCTAACTATTCATAATTGTTGTGCTACATCATATACTGACCTTGTAAAAGCTATGGAAAAAATTAATTATGAAGAAAATGATAATAAAAAGAAAAATGGAGGAAAAAGTATGTTTAATAATCTAATGAAGAATTTTAAGTTTGGTAAAATGGATACAAATGCTATTAAGTATTCTTTTAATGGTATCGCATTCCAAACAGAAGATAATGATTATGTAGTCTATAATCTAGATATGACATTTACAAATGTTAGTGAAATGGTTATTGATATTCCAATTTATGTAATGCCTGTACCAAAGTCAGATGTCAAGATTGGAGATATTATTATTCATAATAGTGAATTTGTAATTGTCCAATCTATTGAATCTAAGGAAATTCGAGTAGCACGGCCGAGAACAAAGGAAATTGTTGGTATTATTCCGGAGAAGTCTGTCTTTGGATTTGACTTCTATACAAAGGTTATTGATTTTACTAAGAATTTTAGCAATAGCGCAACTTCATCTAATCCCTTTGGTAATCTTCCAATGCTTATGATGATGGATAATAAGGATAATAATAATGATATGTTAATGCTTATGATGATGATGAATGGTGGTAAAATGGATTTTAATAATCCAATGTTTATGTATATGATGATGTCTAAGTCCGAGGATAAGTCTAATCTATTGCCGCTAATAATGTTAATGAATCAAAATAAAAGTGAGGAGTCAATGACCGAATATAAAATTAATAACTCTGAGTCAAATATCACTTTTAATACAGAAGGTCTAAATTGGTATCTAGTTAATTAAGGAGGGTAAAATGAACGAAAAAGGTTTACTTCTCTATGAAATTGAAGAATGCCAAAAGAAATTGGACAATATTATTCTAAAAGAAAATAAAAATAAAGTAGATTGCTTATATGAACAAGCAAATGATTATATCGGAAAATATTATTTAGATAAAGAAAAAGAGTATCTTTATTTTGTTTATGATATTAATATAAATGATACTATTAACAATGAAATATATAATGAAAATATCCATTCTTTTAATGATATTTTTCTAAAAGCTTATAAGTTTAATAAAAATGGTAAAATTACAGAAAAATCATCTGTATTATTGCACCCTAATTATACTTTTCAGCCAGATGTGCTATTAGCAGAATACTGTCGCTTAAATATTTCAACAATTAAGTTATATTTAAATGAAATAAATGAAGATTTAGCGAAAAAATTTTTTTCTAATTGGGTAGTAAATCTATTTCGTATTCCAGATTGTTTAAAACAAAAATATTATGAAGTTTTTGCAGATTTAGAGGAATAAAGGTATTTACAATTATAATAAAATATAGTATAATTATTATAGAAATTAAGAAAGGGTGTAAATAAGAATGAATTTAGATAACTTTAACTCTGCTGATTATTTTCATAGTGTTAGTATGCACGCCGAATTAGATAAAGAAATTGGTAAAATGCTGCATTGGATTATAGATAAGATTGATGATGTTTCAAAAGAAGCAGAATTTAGTATCATTTATAGTCTATCGGAGCGATGTACAGAAGAGCAGTATGTTCGTTTAAAAACTTATTTGGAAAAGCTTAAATTTGGCGTAGAATTCCTATATAAACGTGGGGATATAAAGGAAATTTCTGGAATGAAAATTAGTTGGTAAAGGAGTGATAGTATGATTTTAGATATTCAAAAGTTTATCTATAATAATCCTACTGACTGGAAAGAAAAGCTCTCAAATGCACCATACTATTTACAAATTTATAAATGGGAAAACCTACCATTATATGGATTTAAATATCAGACTACCAAGTCTGACTTATCTTTGTCTATTGTTCAAGAATCAAGAGGGTTAATTTTAAATGAGAATGGATACGTAGTAGCATATCCTTTCTATAAGTTTTTTAATTATCAAGAACCAAATGCCGCAGCAATTGATTGGCGTTCAGCTTTTGCCACTCTTAAAATTGATGGTTCTTTGATTACAGTATTCTATTATAATAACGAATGGCAAGTAGCTACTTCTTCCGGTCGTCCTGCTGATAAAGCCGATTTGAATGATATTCTTTATCCAAATTTTAGAGTATTATTTGATGCCGCGGCGAAAAACTCTGGATTGGATTTTAATAATCTAAAGATTTATAATACTTACTGCTTTGAACTAGTTTCTAAGGCAAATAAAGTAGTTATTGATTATGAAAAACCAAAACTTTATCATATTTTTACTCGTAGTAACACAACTTTTGAAGAAGATATTTATGAAAATATTGGAATCGAAAAGCCTAAACGGTTTGATTTTAATTCAAAAGAGGATTATCAAGAACTTGTTAAGAAAATGGAAACTGAAAATGTTGAAGGAATTGTTGTTCAAGATCGCTATGGTAATCGAGTAAAAATGAAAACCGAATCCTATCTGAGAAAGCACTATTTAAGAAACAATAATGTTTGGTCTGAAAAAAGAATTATTAATACTATTTTAGCCGGCGAAGTAGATGAAGTTATTGGATACTTTCCAGAATATAAAGAAAAATTTGCTCTATTAGAAGACAAAATGAGATTTGTTTATGTTCATCTAAGAATGCTTGAATCTTTTACTAACCAAGAATGGATGAAACAAACATTCTATCCAGATAAGAAGCAATTTTCTTTACTTCATAAAGATAAGTCGCCTTTTGTTCGTTCAATTTTATTTAAATTTTATGATGGATATAAGTTAGATGATATAATTTCAAAGTGGACTTCAAAAGAATGGAAACAAGCATTAGAAGAGGAGAATTACTATGGTATACGTGATTCGTCGTCGGCAAGACGACTATTATCTACAAAATTGCGAGGGATTAAATCTATGGAGTTCTGAACTTTCAGAATCTTGTTATTTAACAAGAGAACAAGTTCAAAAATTCCAAGCTTTTATTCCGCATCTTAACGAATATTTAGTTTATACAATTCTAAATCCCAAGCGCGGTGAAAACATTGACTTTTCTGATTAAATATAGTATAATATTTATAGAAATTGAGAGAAAGGAGTTCATTAAATGAACATTAGTAGCTTTGATTTATTTACACAAATTGAGGATGTAATGGAAATGCCTATTGAACTAATTCTCGAAGAAATTTATAAAGATGAGGAAAAGGAGGAATTAAATTGAGTCGCAAGAATCATCGCCGAGAAACTGATTTTGTTCCCTATGATAAGATGTCTAAAAGGGATAAAAGACAGATTGATAAAGAAAAAAGAGGTGATTGGGGAGGTATCGATCCAAGAACTCGGCGAGAGGATAAGGATAAATATAAGCGTAGGAAGCAAAAGCAAAAAGAAAAAGACGATTATTATTACGATGAAGATTATGATTATTAATAGGAGGAATCTATTTATGGAACCAAGTTATGAATGCCCAATTTGTCACAAGAAGTATGCAGTGATTACTGATATGGCTAATTGTATTATTGCTGATGAAAAGAAGCGAAAGGAAGATAATAAAATTAAGGAGCTTATTGAAGCGGAAAACTCCATTAAGATGACTTATGAAAAGCTAAAGAGTGCAGTCAATAAGTATAATCGATTAAGTGATTCTAAGACTTATGTTTGTACGCTGACAAGTTCTGGACAATCATCGAAGAATTATTCCAACTCTACACAGACTGCTGGCAAATGTAGTTGCGGCGAAAAGTGTGAGAATAAGAATAAGAATGATACAGCTAATTTTACTTTTGATATTGGTGAAGATGTAATTAAGGAACTGTCTGAAAGAATTGCAAGTGGCGATATTTTTAAGCTATTTAGTGGAATTTAACTTTTGAAAACGAGAGGGTTAAATCCCTCTTTTTATGTCTAAAAAATGTCGAATTTTGTCGAAAGGAGGAAATTATAATGAGAATTAGTTATGTAAGATGGTACACTCCACAAGAGAAAATGCCAGAAGCTAATGAAATCGTTATTATTAAATGCAATTTTTTAAATGAACCAACTTTTGGGTATTACTCAGAAGGATTTTGGATATTATCTGAAGAACAGTTATCCGATGAGTTTAAAAAATTTCCTCTGGAAATACAAGTAGAAGAGTGGGCGGCAATGCCTTGGTAATATTTAGTAGAAGTCAAGAAGTTAATTTTTCTTGACTTTTTTTATTATCTATGATATAATATAAATATAGAAAAGGAAAGGAGAAAAGAAAAAAAATGAGAGCAGATATTGAAGAAATCATTAATTTAAATGATACTTTGGGTAAAATCTTTTACAATGATTGTGACTATGAGTTTCCTTGCAATGGTTATGGTATGCCAATTGATGAAATTTATGATTATGACTACAACTACGGAGCTTCTAAGCTTGTGTTCTTTCTTGATAATTGTGTTTTGAAAGTACCTTTTGTTGGTTGTTTTTATGGAAGTGACTATGAGTATTATGAAGTAGAAAACTATTGCGTAAAAGAGGTTAGTCTTTATAAAAGAGCAAAACAGGAAGGTGTTGATAAGTTCTTCCTTAAAAGTAGAATGATTACTCCAGAAATAGAGTTACAAGAAAAGGCAGACGAAACTTATCTTAAAGAGCCGGATATCGAAGGTAAAGAGGAATCGATTAAAAGTAGTTTTTCTACATATGCTAATTCTCAATTACCCATATCTGCAAGAGCAATTCTTCAAATGAATTATAGTCAATCAGACCTTGATAAGTTCTGTGCTTTTATTGAAAAGTACAATGTTAATGATTTATCTATGCACAATATGTGTGTAAAAAATAATAGAGTTATGTTTATGGACTATAGTGGTTTTTATGATTGTTGAGAGGAGAAAAAAATATGAAATTTCCTAAATGCTATATTATGATAGGCTTGCCGGGTTCTGGGAAGGATTATTTTATTAATTCTAATAAAAAGGAAAATGATATAGTTGTATCTTCCGATAAGTTAAGAGAAGAACTTTTTGGAGATATTAATGACCAAAAGCATAATAATGAAATTTTTAATGAAATGTTTAAAAGAACTGTTGCGGCATTAAAAAATGGACAAAATGTTTATTATAATGCTACGAATATTAACAGAAAAAGAAGAATTAATCTAATTAAAGAAATTAAAAATGCAGTAAAGAGAATAGTAGCTTTTTATGCTGTTGTTATTGCTACGCCATATGAAAAGTGCTTAGAAAATAATAACAAAAGAGATAGAAAAGTACCAGAAGAAGTAATCAAGAAAATGTTGTTCAATTATCAGCCGCCGGCATATCAAGAGGGCTTTAATTATATTAAGTTTATTAGAAATTATCCCTTTGATATTGAACTTCTTTGGAAGAAATCTCAAAATATTAGTCATTGTAATCCTCATCATAAATTAACAATCGGCGATCATATGTTAAAATCCGCAGAATATATTAGAAATTATTGTAATGAATATAATCTACCTTTTGATTACTACATGTTTTATATTTATATTGCTACGAAATTTCATGATATTGGAAAGCCAATGACGCAAATTCAGAAGAATGGAATCTGTCATTATTATAATCATCATAATGTTGGAGCATATATTATATCCTGTAGTGAATTTAGCAATGACGATAATACGATGGTTCTTATTAGTAATTTAATTTATCACCACATGGATTATTTTGATGAAAATAAAATTAAAAAAACAAAACAATTTTTTCATAATGATTCTATTGATTATTATGATTTAAACAAACCATCTTTTGAATGGTGTCTTGATTTACTTCATCGTGCGGATATTTATGCCCATTAAGGAGGAACTTACATGCTTAGTATTATTATTTTAATTATCAGCTTTTTTATGCTAATCGTAACTATAGGAATTTTAGCCGCAAGATCACATATGGGAGAATTTGATATTTCAGAAGATTTCCCGATGATTCTTTGTTGCCTTTTAACAATTGGAAATATTCTACTCGTTATTTTTAGTTAAGCTTGATTTTTGCTACAAACTATGATATAATATTTATAGAAACTTAAAGGAGGAAATTATAAATGACTACAGCTATCTTGATTTCTATTATTTGTGTTGCGGTGGCAACAGGACTTGGAATGGGTGCAATGATTTATTCACTAATGAAGATTGGTTCAATGGCATCGCGGCGAGAGGAAGAAATGTTAAGAAAAATGAGTGAGATTAAAAATGACATTTCTGAAAAGGAGGATAAGTAATGACTCTAATTGATTATTTTGTGGATTGGTTCGATGTTTGTCCAGAAATTTTTAATCCGGATGAATGGTATGAAACTGAACTGGATTGCTTTGTGGAGGATTAAGTATGTATAAATTTGTTTCTTATTATAAAAATGGGTTGCAGAGTACAAAGCTTTATGAAGATTTGAGAGAAGGTCTTGATGACTACTGTTTCAATGATATGATTGCTGATATGATTGATGACTGTAATGAAAAAGTTCATATTATTGGCGTTGGAGAGGTTAATCAAAGCTATATTCTTCGCGAATGTTATCCAGATATTTTTGAACAAATTTATGAGGAAGAACTTGATTACTATGCTGATGAGTATATTCCCGAAGAGATTGACAATGATGAATCTGCTCATTTTGATATGTGGGAAGATAATGGAACTAGAGTAACAATTAGTTGGATTCCAGATGGAGAGGAGGATTAATAATGGCAAGTGGATATATTAATGTAAAAATTTGGAATGCTGATGAAGGAACAATGATTACAGAGGAAAGACTATATAATCGAAAAGATTTTACCATGATGCTAATTGATTATTTCGCAGAAGATATGTTCTTTTTGCATAAGCTAAGAAATTCGATTGGCCATTGTCCAGTCACTCTTTCAGATTTTCTATCTGATGTTTATGAGGATATGCTATTTGAAGCTAGTGAAGATGGTTATGAAAAGGCGCTAATTATGGACGATATGCCTGTTTCACCGCTAAAGCTTGAAGTACGTTTTTGTAGAGAGGAAAAAACTAGTGAATAAAGAAACAATTAGAATTAAAGTAGGAAATAAAGACCTATGTGAAGAGATTATTCAATATGGTATTTTAACTTATTCTGAAAATTCTCAAAAATTTGAAGGCGGGAAGTGGAATAATAATTATTATCACATTTACCGACATAATCAGAGATTTTATAAAATTGAGATAGAGCATGATTTAAATGAAAATCAAATTGTTTTAACTAGTTGTTATGAGGTTCAACCAATTATTGAATCTCATGTAGTTTATAAGAGAATTTAATTTTAAGGGGTAGTGAATAACTACCCCTTTACTTTTACTATAAAATATAGTATAATAATTATAGAAAAAGAAAAGGAGTGATTCTATGGGAATTTTGGCATTCGTTTTATTTATTTTAATGATGTTAGGAACATTTATTGTTGATATTTTTACAGATGTATCTATTCGCCGCAATAGCTATAAGCCATTATTTATTGGCTATGCTATCTTATTGGTTGCTTTGCTTGTGTTGATTGGTTTTATTGCGTAAAGGAGATATAAATGAATAAAAAGATTTTGAAAAAGTTGTCGTCGTTGTATGACGATATTTACTCGCCTATTCCGTATCATCAGAATAAAACAAAAATGGTTTCGTTTGTTATTTATAAAAACAAGATTCTTTGTTTTGGAGTCAATAGCGAAAGAACTTCACCTATTCAACATTACTATAGAATTAGGACAAAAGATGCTAATAAAGATTATGTTTATGATAAGCTCCATGCTGAAATTGATTGTATTGGTAAACTACCACGCGGTTTCAATGATTTCAAAAAAGCAGAATTGGTTATTGTGTCCAAAATGAAGAATGGAAACTTTAGACTAGCTAAACCGTGTCCTATTTGTAGAACAATGATTGAACAATATGGGTTTAAAAATATTTATTATACCACTTATGAAAATAAGTTTGTAAAGGAGATTGATATTTAATGTTAAGACCTGCAGCAGCGTATGAAACAGTATTAATGGAAAAATTTAAGCAACATTGTTATGATGAAGATATGATGTATTATACAGGAACTTTAGGCTTTTGTGAGCCAACTATTTGGAAGAATGATGAATATGGTAATTGCAGGCAATATGCTATTGTTAATAATGAAAATGAAGTGATTGGCTATTTTTCTTATAATTACGATCATGTTGCTAAATGTGCTAGTCATTTTGGATTATTCTCTTTTGATAGAGGAAATCCAACTATTGGGATTGATGTTCTAAGAGAATTGAATTATTTAATTAAGAAGTGTCACGTTCATAGAATTGAGTATAATATGATTAGCGGCAATCCAGTCGAAAATCATTATGATAAATTTTGTTATCATTATGGCGGCAAAAAGATTTTTCTTACAGATGTTTTGAAAGATAGAGAAGGTAACTATCATAATTGCGTAATATATGAAATTATTTTTAACAATAATTGATTCTATAAATTAACAGTAAAATTTTCCTTGATTTTCTCTATAAACTATGATATAATTATTATAGTAAATGAGAGAAATGAAAGGAATTTTTTTTATGACTAGTTTTGAAGAAAAGATTTATAATGCATTTCCGACTTGTACTGTTAATAAGACATCTACAGCAGCAACTTTAATGAGTTTTTTAGACTTGGACTCAGATTTGAAAAGCTGGCTTCTTCAAAAATTTACTGATAAGGACGGTAAACTTAATGCTTATATGTTAAGTGAATATGTAAAAGAATATAGACTTCCAGCTAATGAATGGAATATCAGATTGCTTGAAGCGCGGCATTCTAAAAAAGGTTATATTAAGCTTCTAACGAAAGTAGTTGTAGAATTTGATTATGCAAATGATATGATTTGTTATTCTTTGCCGGAATATTCTTTTCCTAAAAAGAAAAAGGAAGCACAAGTAGACTGGTCTACTGTTTCTAAGCATAAGAAATATTTACTTACGCCAGATGGTTGTTGGGGTCTTGTTACTCTTATTTATGATTGCGGCATTGTTGTTCTTGATGATTTTGAACCAATCTGTCCTTATACTTATGATTTGAATGAATATCGTGAAGCGGCAAGACAATTTACAACAGAAGAATGGATTGATGTTATTCTTAGTGGCTTGAATTTTAATCCGGAAGGATTTACAGAAGAAGAAAAACTTACTATTATTCAGAGATTTTTGCCTTTTGTTGAAAAGCGTTTGAATACAATTGAATTAGCTATTAAAGGTTCTGCAAAATCTTATTGCTATTCTCAGCTATCGCCGCATAATTGGCTTGTTAGTGGCAATATTTCTCGTGCAAGTGCATTCTATAATCTAACCACTAAGAAAGGCGGGTATTTTACAAAGTATTCTCAGATTGCTTTTGATGAAGTTCAGTCTATTAAAACAAATAATGCAGAAGAAATGTCTAATGCTCTTAAAACTTATCTTGAAAGTGGCGAAATTCGTGTTGGTGACTTTTGTACAACAGCAGATGCCGGACTAAGTTTGATTGGTAACATTGACATCAATAGAATGGATTCAACAAAGTACAATATGTTTAAGTCTTTGCCAAAGTGGATGGGTGAATCTGCTTTTATTGATAGATTTGCAATGATTATTGATGGTAAAAAGATTGGCAGATTTAATGAAAGTCGCAAGATGAATGGTTGGGGTATTTCTACTAATTATTTAGTTGAACTTCTTCATTCTTTGAGAGATGAATTTTATTATCGTTGTATTATTGATGAATTGCTTATTCCAGAGAAAGGGGCAGATACTCGTAATGTTGAGGCAGTAAAAAGAATTGCAACTGCATATTTAAAACTACTTTTTCCTTATGTAACTTCTGTCGAAGATATTGATGTAGAAAAGTTTAAAAAGTATTGCCTAGAGCCGGCGATTGCTGGACGTAGTGCGGTTCTTTCTCAGCTTCAAATTATTGATGAAGAATATGAAGATAAGAAAATGCCGGAATTTACAATTAGTATTGATTAAAAAGGAGAGATATTATAATGGGATTTAATTATAAATTTAAATTTAATGAGCCAGAGTTTGTTGTTACCGATAAAGAGATAACTTGTAAACTTACTTTAGTTGATGGGCCAATAGATATTCTTTATATCAACCACATTTCTTGGTTTCAAGAGGGCATTGCTAATAGATGGGATCCACTAAATAAGAAATATATTGAACTTCTTAAAAAGACTTATATTGGAGTAGCCAGAAAGTATTCTGGAGATACTGATAATGTAGAAATGGCAAAAGAAATTGCCTACAAGAAGGCGCGGCGGCAATTTTTAAAGGAAATAAATAACTTTTATACTGAACTGCTAGGTCAAATGTACTATGTCTTTAATGGTATTGATGCTTCTCGTGAAAAGAACCTAAAAGAACTCGATGAAATTAAGAATAGAATTTTATATTTAACTGATCGTTATTATGATGACGAATGGGATTTTCCAACTCTTAGTCGAGATGGTAATAGTATTGGCTTAACCAAAAATGGAAGATGGTTTATTATTATTCCTACTCAAAATAAAAACGATTTTAATGTTGTTTTTAATGACGGAGATTATATGCGAGCAATGAGCAATGGAAGAGGACTTGATTGCAATTGGATTAATTTAAGAACTGGAGAAATAATTAATCAAATGACTAATAAAGTAATGGATAAAATTATTTATATTGAGAGTAATAAAAAGCAGTCTACTTATGAGCTTGCAGGACAGACTTTTCGTGGAACTTTAAAAAATAAGATTATTAAGCCAAATCAATGGTTTCGTTATAAGACTCTTGAACGTTACGATTGTTATTGCTCTTGTTTTTAATTCCTAATATTACCAATGCCGCTAATAAAAATTTGTTTGATTTTTACTATAAAGTATGATATAATTATTATAGTAAATGAAAAAGGAGATTTAAATATGTATAGGCTTAACTATAGAATGAACGGTACATTTGAATCTAAGCTTTTTGATACTATTGAAGAAGCTTATTGGTTTGCTGTTGATAATCTTGCTACAGAGGAAGACCGTGAATGGTATTATAATCTGTGCGGAAAAACTTTTGAAAGCGTTGTCGTAAATCCTACAGCTGATAGGGATACTTTGATGAGTGCAATTATAAGAAATTCAATAAGAAGAGTAATTGTCTTTTATGAGGATTAAAGGAGTGCTAATATGCTGAAAGATATTTTCATTGTTTATGTTTATACTGGAGCGTATCGAACAGGAAACAGATATATTGAAGAAGTTTTTGATACTGAAGCTGCGGCAGAAGATTATGTTTCACAACAGTCCATTCCAGAAGATTATGAAATTGAAAAATTCTACATGCATTGTGGGAGAGATAGAAATGAGTGAGAATGCAAAGAAATTTGTTCAAAACTCAAGGCTTATTTTAACTGTTTTTGTTGTTGAAAAACTACTTGGTATGGTAAATATGACATGGGCTGAAGTTTTAATTCCTTTATATATTTTACTTATATTTTACGTTGTCTATTTTATTTATAAGCATTATACATCATAAGGAGGACTTTTATGGTTTATTGTTATTGTCAGTGTAATTCTTGTTATGCAAGAACTAGAGAAATCCATTATCTCGCGGCGGAGAATATTGAACTTATAAAAACTTTCCTTACAGATTATAAAGATGATTATTTAAGTAAATGGGAATATATTGCTTTAGAAGATTATGAAACAAATGAAATGGATTACGATGATGAATTTGATTCAGATGCTGATGAAGCATGGGAAATGTTTTACGATTCTTTTACTTATCAAGACTATGCTGAAAGTTATGAGTATTCTTTGTTACCAATTGAGAAAAACGATTTTGAAAATTTACCTTGGACTGTTATTGAAAAAGGAGAAATTAGATGATTCTATTCTTTTGTATGATTCCACTTTATGCTCTTAGTTTATTCTATGTAATTAAGGAGGCGGCATAATGAAAGTTAATAAAATTAGAAAGATTGAACCTACTTATAAAGAAGCTTGTGAACTCTATGGATACAAGCTAAAAGATAAAGTAGACTTTGAAACAAGAATTTCTAATGAGTGTTTTAATTTAGATGATTATTTCGCTCATGAAATTTTAATTCATATCCTTTATTTAAAAGAAAAGACTATAGGTGCTCCCACAAAACTATGTAAATTTGATGAGGACTGTAATATCGCGGCAGATGATGATTCTCGTGAAAAATGGGAAAAAATTCTAGGCGATATTGCTCTTGGTTTTTATTTACGTTCAAAATTCGATTTTGACTTACAGGCAGATACAAGAACAAAAATTATTATGGAAAAGAAGAAAGCAAAAGCCTTTCGACTATTTGTTAAATGGTTTGATGCTTTTTGGGAATAAGGAGGATTAAATGAAAGTTTATATTGTAATTTGTGAAATGCTTGATGATGAAAAGTATAAGGTTTTTAGGAAGAGCGAAGATGCTGAAACCTATCTTAATGCTCAGATTGGTAAGTATTTTCTCCAGATGCTTGAAGATTTTAATGAAGATGGTGACAGAGATAACTTTATTTCTGAAATGAATGATGCTTACACTGCTTATTATACTTGTACAGATGATGGCTATAAGATGATTCAGCTTGATTCAGAAGTTTACTTTAAATTGGTAGAGTCGGATATTGAATAATACTTGATTTTTACTATAAACTATGTTATAATTATTATAGTAAATGAGAGATAGGAAATAATCTTCTTGGTTCTTTGAAAGGAGAAAACATCTATGGGAGTCGCTTATATTGAAAATTTAAATGGTGATGTTATTAGCTATATGGATGATCCATTGAACAAAACGAATTATCGTAATATTAATAATACTTACAGAGAAGATTTTAATTGCGGCGGATGGGCATTAAATACTTTCAATTGGCTTTGTCCCCTCGTTACTCATGCTTCAATGTCCAGTCTTACTAACTTGGAAGATGAAGCTAATGACTACGATAATGAAGAGCATGAATACGATGATGATGAAATCCTTACAATGAACGAAAATCGGTTTTTCACTGATGTAAATGACTATGAAAAGAGATTAAATAATTATCTTAATGAATGTCATGAATATGGCGGCGATGACACAACATTTTACGAGCCGCAATGGGATGATACAACAATCGGCATGTTAAGTAAAATGCATCTGCTTGCTGCTTTTCCGGATATGAGAGAAGTTAATTCTTTTGATGAACTTAATGATGACGAATATGGAATCGTTTTCGCAACAAGAGATGATGATTTCCATTTTATTCGTTATTTTGATGGTGTTATTACTGGTAAATGCGGCGGCTTAGGTGTTCATAGTTATGATAGTATTGAAGAAGGACTTGATTATCTCGGCTATACACAAAACAAAACTTATTTTGCAAGAAAAATTCAGGAGGGCATGTCTAATGAATGGTAATTTTCTAAAGATTTTTGTTAATGAGGAAGATGCAATTAAGTTCGCTAATAATGTCGGCGGCAAGATGATTATTCGCTATGATTATGATGCCTTTTACGGTCTTGTAAAAGAGTTTACTGTTGAATATTAAGGAGAAATAAAATGAGTGTAGTAATTAAGGTAACTGATATGAGTGATAATAGTGTCAAGTTTTATAATGATATGATTGAATTTATGAAGGAATTTTATTCAGAAGAAGATTATAATGATGATTGTGAAAACTATCAAGACAGAGATAGTAGAGAAAAATATTTTGATGAACTTTTTGATAAGGAAAGAATGGAAGAGTTTGATACGTTTTGGGGTTCATATAATGGTGCCATCGAAACATGGTGGAAGACTTTTCAAAAGGAAAATTTTTGTTTAAGGAAGCCTACTGATGGGAAGCTAATTTTTGAATGGTTTAATCGAACCTTTGAGCCGCTAGAGGTAAAGGAAGAAAATAGTAGTAATTGATTTTTACTATAGAATATTATATAATTATTATAGTAAATAAAAAAGGAGATATTAGATGAAAAAATATGAAATGACTTCTAATATAAAAGAATTTCTCGGACACAAACTGTTTCAAATTAGAGCGCTTAAAGACTTTGGCGATGTCAAAGCCGGAGATTTTGGAGGCTATATCGAAAAGGAAGAAAATTTGTCACAGTATGGCAATGCATGGGTTTACGACAATGTAAAAGTTTATAACAACGCAAAAGTTTTTTGTGATGCACAGGTTCTTGGCAATGCAAGGGTTTTTGGTGATGTACAGATTCTTGACAATGCACTAATCTGTGATAGTGCAGATTATATTTGCTTCAAAGGATTTGGCAGTAAGAGCAGAAATACAACCATGTTCAGAACTAGAAACGGAAATATTATAGTTAAATGTGGATGTTTTACGGGCAATCTAAAAGAATTTTCAGAGAAGATAAAAGAAACCCATAATAACACTAAATATGCAAAAGAATATCTTGTATGTATAGAAGCTGCTAAAATTCATTTTGAGATTGATGAATAGCTTTATAAATAGCTATATTATTTAGTAAAATAATTGATTTCTATTATAAAATATGATATAATTATTATAGTAAATGAGAAAAGGAGTTTTAAATATGGCAAAGGATTTTATTTTTATGAAACCCGCATATCAGATCACTAAGGACGGTAAGAATATTCAGTGTTATATTCAAGTTATGGCAAATCACATTGCGTCAATGGATTTTCTTATTAATTTCAAGTACCCCGGTGGCGGCGTTGCTCAATCTACTGAGATTAAAAAGGCTTATGACGCTGTTTGTCGCGGCGGCATTGGTAATGCTAGATATGTTACTGGCGACAATAATGACGTAGATTTTGCAAAGAAGCTTGCTTACCGAAAGGCTGTAAGAAATCTACATAAGAAGATTGCTTACTTTTATAATATTCTTCAAGCCCATATTGGTTTTATTTATAAGAAGATGAAGGATACTGCCCTTGATTATTATAATAATATTGATGAAGATAATGATATAATTGAAAGATTCATTTGTGAGAACGAAGAAAAGATTAGAAAAATGCCAGAGCCACAGAATGGTTGGATTGGTAGAACTAATCTTGGTGAATGGTTTATCGTTATTCGTCAGCCAGATAATAATGAGTATTATACAATGGTTTATGAAAAAGGTGGTTTTGATAGAGGTGCACTAAAGGAATCTAATACTAATTATGATTTTGATAGTAATGGCATTTGCAACGTTGATGATGATTCAATTGATCTTTTTGTAAAATCGAATTGTTTTCTAAATGCAAAAACATTTGCATCTCGTGATGAAAATATTATTTGGAGAAGAAGATTCGAAGAAATGAAGAATTCAAATTCTTGATTTTTACTATAAACTATAGTATAATTATTATAGTAAATGAAAGAGAGGTAATATTAAATGGGCTTGGATATGTTTTTAACAGTAAGAAAGAAGTCTAATCCAGTTTGGGACTGGGAAGATGAAGAAGATGTATACTGGAGAAAAGCAAATCAAATTAGAAAGTGGTTTGTTGAAAATCTTGAATATGAGCAAGACCCCAAATCAGATAGCCTAGAAAATGTTCGTGTTCCAAAAGAAAAGCTTGAAGAACTTCTGGATACAGTTACTACAGTTCTTAATAATCCTTATCTAGCAGATGAATTGCTCCCAACAGAAGCCGGATTCTTTTTTGGTTCTTGTAATTATGATAGCTGGTATTTTAATCAGCTAGAATCTACTAAGCGTCAGCTAGAAGAAATCCTTTCGACTACTAATTTTGAAACAGAAGACGTTTACTATGATGAATCGTGGTAATTAAAAATATTGATTTTACTTATAAAGTATGCTATAATTATTATAGTAAATAAAGAGAGGAAGGAAATAGAATGAAATGGAGAGAATTCGCAAATGCGATTATGAGTGAATACGATACAATTGCTTATATTGATAGCGATGAAGATGATAATTGTATTTACTGTCCTGAGTGCGGAGAACCAATTTACGAATGCGACTATCCAGAAATTGAAACTGATAAGGATAGGAATCTAATTTGCCCGATATGTGAATATATTTTTGATTGAAAAGGAGAAAATAATTATGATGGATTATACTGTTACTACTGAAATGACAATGACAAAGGTTAAGGCAGCAATGAAGGCTACCGTAATGGAAGATGTAATTTCCTTTCTGAAGGAAAAGTACGGCGATGATAATGTCGCAATGGTTCGTGATAAGAAGAAGAATACAATCGGTGTAAGAATTGGAAACATTAAGGATGGTACAGGAGAGCATGAAGGCTGCGTTACAATTGATGTTTCTGCTAAGGAATACACAAATCGTAAGACAGCATCTAAATCTTATGAAATGTTTGATTTTGATAAGACAAAGAAGGAATACGATGATTATCTTGTAGAAAAGAACACTAAGACTAAGAAATCTAATTAAAAGAAAGGATTGTAAGGGTTAAGTTTTTAAGAAAATTTAACCCTTTTTCTATTATTGAGAGGAGAATTAAATGAATTATAAAGAGTTTGAAAATTTTGAAAGAGTTATTAGTGCGGCGAGAGAAGCTTATAAAGGAATGGAAGAAATGTGGTATAGTTACAAGGAGATCTACAAAAATGGCAATTCTTCCGATGAATCTTTTGTCGATAGAGTAATTATTGATGCCGCTGAATTTGCTGAAATACACGGTAATAAAATTGAAGAAGCCTTTTTCGGAAAGAGGTTTGGTATTATCAAGCAAGTTATTGGAAATAAACATATTCATTTTTGGTATCATAATGAAGAATATCATTGTGATTCTACTTGGGAACTTTATAATGATATTTACAATATTATGAAGGAAAAGGAGGCAGTAGAATGAGGTTCTATGAATTCCATATGCTAGTTAATCAGTTGCGGCACGACTATTTTGAAAATGAGAATAGTAATTATAATGATTATAAGTTTACCGCCCTAGATATTGCTCGTCAAATTAGATATGAAGCTAGTGGCTGTACTCTTGCTGATGATTTTAATAATCCGCTACTCGATGTAATAACAAAGAAGGAACCATTTCCAATTATTGATATTAATGGAGTTTTTACTAACCTAGAAGATATTTGGAAATACCTAAGACAGGAGAATTATTAATGGGAGAAAATTTTTATTAATTGCGTTATGAAAATCTTAATTGAATTTGAAAAGGAAGAGGAAAAAAGAAAGGCTTGATTTTCACTATAAAGTATAGTATAATTATTATAGAAAGTGAGAAAGGGGTTCTAAAAAAATGGAGGCAATTCTTGTTAAAACAATTTTTAATCCGGTAGATAATACAGTTAATCGAACTGAGGAACGAACTTGGTATGAATTTGCCGCGGCAGAGCTATTAAAGAAATTAGGTGAACACTGGGAAGACCGAATTACTATTAGTGATAATGATATTGCAAGCGGTGTTTATCAAGAAGATGGTAAGTTAATCTCAATTGAAGTTATTCCTTATGGCCCGAAAGACGATGAGGAGGAAGAAGATAATGAGTTGGATTAATGTTAATGATTGCTGCGGCTGTGAGCACTGTATTGGTTGTAGTAGAAACAACAACAGAGAGGTTTTAGTTTGTGATGAATGTCATGAAGAAAAAGACCAGTATTATACTAATGGAGAAAAAGTAATTTGCGGCGACTGTTTAAGAGAACATTTACTTAATTTTGTTTTTGATGTTGATTCTCTTGTGGCAGGTGGTTTTCCTCGTAATGAATATTTATTTCTTATTTCAAGAGTATTTGGTTTTAATTTAATTAAATTTGCTCCAGATAGATATTCATTTGTTGCAAATGGAGAAATCTTTAATAAAGAAGATTGGTATGAGGAATACGAAGTACTTGATGTAATGAAAGAAATGGCAGAGGATTTTTCTGCTGATGAATTAATTAAGCTAGAAGTATTTAATAATTGGAACAAAATGAATTATTAAAGGAGATAATATAAATGAAATGTAATTATTGTAATGTTAAACTAATTAAAATCAATTGCGATAAGCCTACTTATAGTTTTAAGTATTATTACCAATGTCCAAAATGTAAAGTAATTGTTGCGCCGGCATGGAAAGCGAAGAAAGGGTGATTGAATGGAAGTTGACAAGATTATTTCTTGTAATTTAATTTTTAAAGATGGTTCAAAAATGGAAATTAAGCCGGCGAATAGCATGGTCTTAAAACGAGAAAGCTATTGTAGTAATTGTGGAAAGCATGTTCCATTACAATTCTGGATTTATTGTCCTTATTGCGGAAAAGAGAAAATCTGTGATACAGAATTTGCTTTTATAATTCCGGAAGAAGCCGCGAAAAATTGGAGAAAAGGAGAATAAGAATGGATAAAATTGTAAAAGGTTATAAAGTTTTTAATAGTAATTGGACTTGTAGAGATAAGCAGTATACTTGTCCGGGAACATTTGAAGAAAATGTAAGCTTAGATGTTTGTTATCAAGGAATGCACTTTTGTAGAAAAGCAATAGATTGTTTTTGTTATTATAATTTTGATCCTAGCAACCATGTAGCAGAAGTAATTGCTTATGGTAACGTTAAGGAAAGAGACAATAAATGCTGTACAGATAAGTTAAAAATCGTGAGAGAATTATCGTGGCATGAAGTCTTGGAACTTGTGAACATTGGAAGAAATTGTACGGGTAAGGGGAACACTAGTAATTGTAATAGTGGTAATTGGAATAGTGGTAGTTGGAATAGCGGTAGCTGTAATAGTGGTACTTGTAATATCGGTAGTGGGAACAGCGGCAATTGTAACACTGGTGATTGGAATACTGGCACCTTTAATGCTGGCGATTGTAATAGTGGTTATGGAAACACTGGCGATTATAATAGTGGTAACTACAATTCTTGTAATCGGAATACTGGTAACTGGAACAATGGTTATGGAAACAGTGGTAATTGGAATAATGGTAGTTGGAATAGTGGTGATTGGAATAAGACAAATTATTCTAGCGGCTGTTTTAATACAATTGAGCAAAAGGTTACATTCTTTAATAAGAAATCTAATTGGACTTATGAGGATTGGTTAGAAAGTGATGCAAAGCGCTTGCTTGATAGAATCCCAACAGAAACTCTACAATGGATAGCTTTTAAAGATATGACTGAAGAAGAAAAAGAAGCAAATCCAAAAGCAAAAAGTACTAACGGATATTTAAAGGTAATCAAACCAAAGATGAGTATCCAAGAATGGTGGGAGAGCCTACGCCCTACAGATAAGGATGCTATTTTAGGTATTCCAAATTTCAACAGAAAAATTTTTAAAGAAATCACTGGAATTGATGTTGGAGAAATTGAAAACTACAACGCTAAAGAGGAGTGATTGAATGGTTATTGATGTTTTAATGTTTTTGGTTTTCGTTGGATTTTGTGTTCTTGTTTATAGGAATATTTAAGGAGGTTCAAGACGTTTGGAACTTAATTTAATGCCTTGTCCTATTTGTTGCCGCACTCCAAAATTATATTATTGGCGCGATGCAAGCGGCTCATGGGTTCGTTTGAAGTGCCGGCATTATAATTTGTTAGAAGGAAAGGCAGAATTATCATGGTGTTTTAAGCAGGCGGCACTTCACTGGAATGAATGGATAAATGAGGTTTGGCTCTCTTAATAAAAAATTTACAAAATATCTATAGTATTTTTTCTTGGAATATGGTATAATTATTATAGTAAATGAGAGAGGAGAAAATAAATGAAAAAATATGAGTTGACTACAAATACGAAAACGTGCTTTGGACGGAAATTATATCAAATTAAGGCACTTAAAGACTTTGGCTATGTCAAAGCTGGAGATTTAGGAGGCTATATCGAAAAAGAAGAAAACTTATCACAAGATGGTATCGCGTGGGTTTTCGATAACGCATGTGTTTATGATAATGCACGGGTTTCTTGTAACGCATATGTTTGTGGTAACGCATGTGTTTATGATAATGCACAAATTTATGATAGTGCACGGATTTGTGATGATGTATGTGTTTATGGCAACGCATATGTTTATGGCGATGCAAGAGTTTTTGGTAATGCGTGTGTTTGTGATAATGCGGAAGTTTCCGATAACGCACGTGTTTTAGGTAATGCACAAGTCTATGGTACAATATGGATTCATTGCGACGCACAAATTTCCAGTAATGCAGATTACATTTGCTTTAAAGGATTCGGCAGCGAGAATAGAAATACAATCATGTTTAAAACCAAAAATGGAGATGTCTATGTGTGTTGCGGCTGCTTCGAAGGTAGTCTGAAAGAATTTATGGATAAGGTAAAAGAAACACACGGCAATACTAAATATGCAAAAGAGTATCTGGCATGCATAGAAGTTGCAAAAATTCATTTTGAGATTGATGAATAGCTTTATAAATAACTAATATTCTTTTAATAAAATGGATAATGGAAAAGAAGTTAATTCAGTTGAAGAAATGTTTTTTTGCTCTTTGTAAAGGAGAATAATAATGTGGTTTAAAATTCAAAATGATTTAATCAATTTAAATGGTGTTAGTAGTTTTACTTATGATGTAACAACCCTTCAAATTAAAATTACTTTTATTAGTGGTGAAAAGAGAACTTATAACTATAATACTTGGCCAGAGTTTAATTCTATAAAGAATAGTATTGATGAAATGATTGATAAGCATATGTTTGAAGCAGAGGAAAATAGAAAAGCTTTAGAGGAAGAACAAAAAATTCAAGAGATGCTTGAAACATTACAAAAAATTTATAGAGTTGGAGAAGATAGTGTGGCAAATGATATATTTAATGGTCGCGGCTTAAAGCCATTAGGTAAAGATGGTAAGTTAGTTCTAGAAGATTGGCTATGATTAACTGCCGCGGCTTAAAATATTTGAAAAAATGGTTGCACAACATACTTTATATTTGATTTAAGAGTAGTTGAAATTCAATTACTCTTTTTTTTAATACGTAGTTACGAACGCAGTGAGTAATGGAGTAGCTTTTTACGAGCAGCGCGAGTAAAAAGGAGAGTGTAGACAAATGAAAAACTATGTAACAGTCTAGGAGATGCGGCAAAAGAAAAAGCAACAATAGATTGATATTAAAAACAAAATAGATATGGAAGTAGGTAAGGCGGCAAGAGGAATACTTAAAATTGTTTTTTCTAATGGAGAAGAACGTATTGTATTCTCAAATGATTGCCGGCAAACAGCATAGTTAATTATTAAAAAAGCATTAGCAATTGAAACAAGTAAACCATCATATAGATGGTTGTTGCCGCTAAGAGAGAGATATAATAGACCATTTAAGATAGATGATTTTAAATTTAGTGTTCTCTTTGTAGAAAGTGAGTATGAAAAAATTTGAAAAAATGGTTGCACAACATACTTTATATTTGATTTAAGAGTAGCTTGAATAGTTGCTCTTATTTTTTTTCTTAAAAGGTGGCGACTCCATGAGCGCAGCGAATGGACAAGCCGCGACAGGGGAGCAACGCAGTTGCGGGGAGCTGAGCTACGCTCCCAAAACGTAGTTACGAGCGATAGCGAGTAATGGAGTAACCTTTTATGAGCGGAGCGAATAAAAGGGAGAGAAAAGAGGAGAGAAAATTGAAAAAAGAAATTAAAAAAAGAATTGATTAGAAGTGCCGCGGCAATAATCAAGGCAGATATTAGTTATTACTTTTTGGAGTAAGTAAATTTTTTAGTACTCATAATTTAAAAGGTTATATTAATTGTTTAGTTAAAGAATTAAGTGGAGAATAGCATTTAACATTAGGATGGTTGAAGCCGCTAATTAGAAATAGAGGATTTATTTAGCAGGAAGAGATTTTAGATAATTTAGAGATTATTCCTATATATGTAGTTACGAGCGATAGCGAGTAACGAAATACCTTTTTACGAACGTAGTGAGTAAAAAGGAAGGAGAAGAAAAGAGAAAAGAAAAAAAGAAAAGGCTTGAAAATAATAATAGATTGTAGTATAATAATAATAGAAAAAGAAAAGGAGGAAAAGAAATTGATTGGAATCTATAAAATCGAAAATAAACTAAATAAAAAATCCTATATTGGTCAATCAATCCATTGCGGTAAGCGCCTAGATGAGCATTCAAAAGGATCATAGCTAATTGATGAGGTAATTCAACTAGAAGGAATTGAAAATTTTAATTTTGAAATTTTAAAAGAAGTAGAAAAAGAAGAATTAAGTTATTGGGAAGACTACTATATAATTAAATTTGGAACAATGTTCCCGAATGGATATAATAAGAAATGGAATTGTAATAAAGAAATAAGAAAAGAAATTTCTGAAAAAATTGAAATGGAAGAAAAGATTGGTATGGGGGATTTGATTATTGAAGATAAGGATTTTTCCCTATAGAAGGAGAGAAATATTTTCAAAGACTTAAAATATGGAGTAAAATTTTACGCTTATTTAGTCTGTTTAAGTGGCTTAGCTACTTATCCTAAAAATACCAGAATGTTTAGATAGAAAAATCTAAGTCTAACAGAAATTAAAAAAGCTACTGGTATTACTGATGCTGCGGCAAAGCAGTATTTATACCAATTAGAGCAAACAGGAATGGTAGAATATACTGGAGAAATTAAGCAACTTTCTGAGGAAGAGAATATTGTAGCTTGGAATAAAATTCAAGAAAAGATTAAGTCAAGAGCCGCAAAAAGTGAGCAGGCAAAAGCAAGAATTGAAGCACAAATATATGGTGCGGCAATATGGAAGAAAAGAAACAAAGAAGAAAAGAATGGTGTATATTATATCAGACGGCCTTCTCCTTGGACACCTATTCCAGAGGAAACCTTATAGTTCTTAAATGAGTATATGCAGTGTTCAGAAGTTGAATTAAAAATTTATTTATGGTGTGTTTCTTATAATGATATCTGTAATGCTAATGCGCAGGCTGTTAAGGCAGTAACTTTTGATGATATTAGAACAGAATTGGGATTTAAAAATAGCAGTAGCGCAATGAATGCAGAAATACGTAGAACTTTAATTTTATTATAGGGGCTTGGACTTTTAGATTTTCAAGAATACTACACTTATAATCGAAAAGGAATTAAGATTCCCAGCTTTTTAATTAAAGCAATAGGTTATTATGTTGACTATGATATAATTGAGAATAAGCCGGATGACCTAGCTGATATAGACAACACTGAAATTAGGAAACATATTGAGGAAATTTATCGCGGCATTAAAGAAAATAACTATCAAGAAAACTAATGCCGCCCTTCCAAATTTTACCATTAAAAATAACCAAAAGAGCAGGTCACTAG